AATGCGCGCGCGGATCTCCTCGCGCGTCATCAGTCGATCACCTTCTCCCACTCCACCGGCAACATCCCGGGCTTGAGGGCCTTGGCGATGGCGTCGATCATCGCGCCCTTGTCGGCCTCCTCGGGCAGCTCGATCTTGAAGGACTTGGCCAGGGCCGTCAGCTCGGGCTTCTGGTAGGGGTGCAGGTCGTCCGACGAGAGCCGGTACTGCTTCATGGCGTCGACGCCGACCACCGCGCCGACCGCACGGAGGATGGCGCTGTCGCGGCTCGGCATCAGGGCCGGCAGGACCACGGCGAGCCCGGCCACGAGCTTGGCCGGCGACATCGAGTCCAGGCGCTCCCACAGCTCGCCCGGCAGCGACGCGCCCCAGCCGTGCTTGGGGGCCCACCCGAGCGCGGCCTTGAGGTCGTCCGCCGTGATGGTGGCGGCAGCGCCCGCGTGCCAGTTCTCCAGGGAGATCAGTAGGGCCAGCTTCAAGATGGCGAGCATCGGCTTGTCGGTCGGCACCTTGGCCTTCGAGCGCAGCGCAGCACCCACCGTCGGGACGAGCCACTTGTCGAGCGCTCCCGCGGCGTAGCCCTGGAGCGTTTCCTTGCGCTGGTCACGGCGCGCCTTGGCCTGCTTGCGGCGCTCCTCCTCGGAGACGTCATCATGGGCCGCGGCGGACGCGGGGGCGGCCGCGCGCTTGGCGGACAGGCGCAGCAGGGTCGCGAGGCACTTCTGGTTCAGGCAGATCTCCTGGACCTTGTCGCCCTGGTTGACGAAGCGATGGTCCGGGCACGCCGCCAGGCACTTGGTGGTGTGGAACTCGCCCAGGTCCTCGATGTAGGTGTTGCCGCCCGACCCGCCGCGGTGCGCGTCGAGGGGCGTCCCCGTGTACCCGATCTTCTTCTCGTCGACCGCCTGGCGCTCGGCCTTCTTCAGCTGGGCCGGCGTGATGACCTTGGTGCCCTCGGCCTTGAGCGCTTCGGCCCGCGCCTCGGCGGCCGCGGCGGCCTTCCGGGCATAGCACGGCGCGTCCAGGCACAGGTTCTCCGTCAGCTCCTCCTGCTTGAAATCGAAGAGCGCCGCCTGGTTCCCGGAGCGCTTCGGGCAGACCGTGCACGGACCGACGCCGGCGATCTCGATGCCGGTGTCGAAGGGGGCGACGCCCAGCGAGAGCAGGACACGCTCCCGGATGTGGCGCGCCACGTCCCACGGCGTCGGGATCTGGTGGGCGATGAAGTCGCGCCGCTCCTGCCCGGCGAAGAGATAGGTGCCGGTCAGGGCGTACTTGAGGGTCGCCGCCTGGCCGACCGGATCGACGATCCGGGCCAGCTGGGAGGCCACCTCGGGCACGATGCGGCGCTCGATGAAGGCCTGGCGCGACGTCGGGGTCAGGGTGGCCAGTCGCAGGGTGCGCTCGATGGTGCGGACCGGCTGGCCTGTCCGCTGCGACACGTCGGCGATCGTCATGCCGCTCTCGATCAGCGCCTCGTAGTCCCGCAGCGCCTCGATGGGGTGCAGCGCCATCCGGTTGAGGTTCTCCAGATGGCGGATCATCAGCGTGTCCTGATCGGTCAGGGCGCGGATGACCGACCAGTGCGCCGGGATCTCCTCGAGGCCGAGCAGCGTCATGGCCCGGAAGCGCCGGGCGCCCGCCACCACCTCGTACTCGTTGTCGCCGCGGAGCCGGAGCGTGATGGGGTGAAACAGGCCATGGTCGCGGATGCTGGCCGCCAGCTGGGCGTCGGCGTCCGCGTCGATCACCGCCCGCGGGATCGCATGGACCTGAGAGATCGGGACAACCGCCGGGGGCATGGGCTCGCCCAGGCCGTCAAAACACACGGGGCCACGGGTCACTTCGGGTTCGAGGTCCGCCTTCTTCTTGGCCATGTCGGTTCCTTTCGCTGGAAATTGAGCCGGCGCCCGCTTGGGGGCGCCGGTGGGTGGACAGATGGATGGACACGGATTAGCGCACGATCATGGGCATCACCTCCGTCGCCGTGGATCGCTCGGGTCGAATAGCTCGTCGACGGCCCAGCCCGTCTCTTCGATCAGCCAGCCGGCGAAGAGCTGGCGATGGCACCACTCGCCGGGCATCCGGATGTCCTCGAAGCAGAGCACGACGACGTTCTCGGTATGTGACAGCCCCTCCAGCATCCGCAGCGCGCGGGGCAGGCCGAGCGCCCGCAGCGAGGCCAGATAGGCGTCCGTGAAGGCCTCGCGCGCTGCCTGACTCGGATCATTTCGGGTGATGGACAGCATCGCCGGCGTCGGCGAGAGCAGGCTGATGTTGCCCGCCAGCTCGTAGCGGAGCGGGAACCGGGGCGGGTAGCGCGTGATACCGATCGGTGTGATGTCCTTGTCGACCGCGAGCTGAGGGTTGGAGTATCGGCTGGTCCAGACGCGCATCGTCGGCGCCTCCACGGGACAGACGTTGGTGCATGATTTATTATCAGTCGGGCACCACCAGGACGCAAGGGGAATCGCTGAGGATATATCAGTATTGACGGCCAGCACGGCGGGAACCGTGCTGGCCTCTCGCCTACGCCAGTTACTGGATGATGGCCGGCGGGAGCGGCGCGCACGCGAGCGCGCTCAGGATCACCGTGAGCGGATACGGGAAGCTGGCCACCCCGTTGAACCGCGGCAGGCCTGGGACCCCGCGATCGAAGATCCCGCCGCACAGATCGACGTCGCCGTTGTTCCCCGCGGTCGACCCGATCACGTCCTTGAACCCCGCGAAGTCCGCCAGCTTGGCATTGATACAGAGCGTCCCCGCCAGACACCCCACCTTGGTCTGTGCCCGGAGGGTCTGCCCGCTCACCCACCGCGCACTCTCCGCGTTGATGTGGATGAACGCGATCACCTGCAAGTCCGTGGCCGCCGTCAACTGCGTGTTCGCGGCCAGCACGCGGCCCTGCTTGCTCTCGAACGTCATGTGGCTCAGGGACGAGATGATACTGCCCGTGATATCGATGTCCAGCAGCGCCGTCACCCGGATCTCGTTCGATCCGCCCCCGCACTTCGGCCCGCTCGACGGGGTGCAGAACGTCTGGAGCACCTGGGCCGCGCTCGTGAAGTTGAGCGTGCACGGGAACCCACCCGGGCAGGCAATGGTCGGGTCGGCGCACACGTCGCCCCCGGCCCGCGGGCAGGCCCACGTCACCGCGCCCTGGGTCGCGATGATATGCACGCGCGAGCCCCCGTAGACCAGCGTGTTGTTGAGGATCGTGTCCCCCACGCTCACGATCGTCAGGTTCCCCTTGGTCGCGGGCCCGCTCAGCGGGTCGCCCGGGATCGCGAACACGTCCAGGCTCTCCGAGGCCAGCAGCACCCCGCTCGTGCCGAGCACGTTGCACCCGAGCGCCGTGCAGCGCAGATGCACCTCCGAGCGCGCCCGGAGCTCACCGGTCGCCGCAATCACGATGTTCCCGCTCGTGGTGATATGGATCCCCGACTGGCCCGCGGTGTTGATGACCGCAGCCGAGGTCCGAAACGACTTGGCAAAGACATCCCAGTCCTGGAGCGTCGGCGTGACCGGCACGCTGATGACCAGCTCGCAGGCCGTGTTGTTGTACCCGGCGGCGACGTCGGCCGCGTCGAGCGCGGTGTCGACCAGGTACTGGGTTCCCCCGGTGTCGGGACAGAGGTTGGAGGAGGCCGCCTGCGCGGGCGCGGTCCACCCGAGCAGCGCGGCGGTCAGCAGAGCAGCAAGCACAGCGATCTTCGGCTTCATGATGAGTCTCCCCTGGTTAGAGCTGCATGAACAGCATGAACACGACCACGAGCCCCGCCGCGGACACGGTTTGCATCGCTCGCACCCAGCGGCGGTAGCGGCGCCGAGCGAGCTGGATGGCGTACCAGCGGCTCATGGCTGGCACTGGCCATCACGATAGGTCGTCTTGTGGTTCGGCACCTTGACCCCGTCAATGGTCATGTTCTGCCACTGGGTGCCTCGGCCGGGGTCCTGGGTGTAGTCCTGGGTATTCACGAACGGCGCGGTGTCCACCAAGATCGAGATCCCGTTGCCCTCGAAGATGGCGTGGTTGAACTCCATCATCGTCTGCGCCGTGCACCCGTTCCAGATGTTCGGCGTCAAGCTCAAGCCCCACACGAGGCCCACGCCGTTGTTGTAAAACTCGTTCGCATTGACGTCTTGGTGAAAGTTGCCTCTGATGATCAGGCCCACATCCTCGTTGCCGTCGAACACGTTGTAAAACAGCTGGCCCTTGTCCGAGATCGAACGCATGCCGATCCCGTTCTCGGTGAAGAGCACGCCGCCTTGGTGGCCAGCCTCGACGTTGGCCCAGCCCGTGTTCTTGCTGTCGATTCCAATGCCGAAGCCAGAGACGGTCGGGCGTGGGGTGCCCTTGGGTCCGCCGATGAAGAAGTATCGGCCGTTGTCATAGGCCCGCAACCCGTAGATCGGCTTTTGCCCACCCATGTCGGCGATCAGGCTCACGCCCTTGAATTGCGTGAAGATCTGCTGGGGCTCCAGCAGCACGGCGCCCGCCGTACTGGCGGTGACACGGATGGTGCAGGCCTCGATCCTCGTGCTGATCACCGGCCTGGGCGGGGTCCCCGTCCCCACCATGTGGACGACGTTCGCCCCGAACACCTTGGCGAGCCCCTCGTCGGTGATTTCGCCCCCGTTGATGCACCGGATCGTCAGTCGCCGGTCGATTACGATCCGCTGGCTCGGGGTGCCCGGCCCGACATAGATCACGCTGCCCGGCGTCGCCGCGTTGATGGCCTCCTGCAGCGTGGGCGCCACGGAGGGACAGGTGTCGCGAATGCTGGCATCCGGGACACAGAACGTGCCGGCCCACGCGGGCGCGGCGAGTAGCAGCACGCTAACAGCCAGGGCTAGTCTCATACGGTATCTCCTCCTGTGTGACGGGGGACCGGAGTCCAGGCACAGCGCGCGTTACAGCCTCTATGGCACCTCCTTCTCTCGGTCGATCGGCACGAAGGCTGGCCCGCGCTCTCCCGCGACGATCTGCCAGCGCTCCACCCCGGCGACACGCGCGATCTCGGTCGGGGGCGGATCGGCGGTGGTCACGATGAGCATGAGCTCCCGGCGCGCGGCCTCGGAGAGGAGGGACGGGAGCCTCGACTTGTTCTCTGGGCCTCGCAGAATGTCCGCGCCGTCGAGCACGATGGTACGCCATCCCAGCGGCACGGCGATGGCGATGGCCAGGACGGCGCTGATGAGCCACTGCTGGGACGACGACGCCCGGGTCAGCGGCAGGTTGACGTCATGGTCTCGCAGGTAGAGGCCGAACGGGTCCTCCTGCAGCCGGAGCGACATGCCCCAGCCCTGGAGCAGCTCGTTGGCGTCCGAGAGGATGCCGTCCATGGCGCGCCCCAGCGCCTGGTCCAGGGCACCCCCCTTCGGCGCGAGGAACTCGCAGGCGGCCTGGAGCGCTTCGAGGCGCCGGCTGAGCCGGTCGCGAGCCAGGATCGACTCCTGGTAGGCACTCTCCCGGCCGAGCGCATCGCGCGCCGCGGTGACCTTGGCCTCGAGCTCGGTGAGGGCCTTGGTGCGCGCCGCGGCGGCGGATGACACGGGCTGGGCCGCCGCGGACGGCTTGACCCCCTGGGCACGGAGGGTCTCGGCCTCGGACAGCAGCTTGGCTCGACGGGCCGTCTGAGCCCGTCGGGCGGTCAGCTCGGCCTCCAGCTTCGCGGTCCGGGGCTCGTAGACCGCCGGCTGCGGGGGCGCCTCCCCGGGCGCATCCTCCTCCAGCTCGGCCATCCGCTTGGAGATATTCAGGAGTACGACCGAGCGCTCCTGCGCCGAGGGGAACTTCTGCAGGCACGTCGGGCACGCCTCGGCGTTCTGGAGCATGGCGTAGCTCGCCCGCAGGCCAGCGAGCAGGCCCTCGCGCTCCCGTCGATGGCGCTCCCAGGCTCCGTACTCCTTGGCCCACGCCTCCTGCTCGGCACGGGAGGCCGCGGCGCGGCGGCCATCCGCGGCGATCTCCTCCAGGGTCGCATCGTCGGTGGGCGCCCCGTCGAGTTTCCCGTCGAGTTCCGACAGCTCCTTGGCGATCTCGCCGTACTGGCGCGCCTTCTCGACCATGGCGCCGCCCTGCTGGCCCTCTTGCAGCGTCAGCTCGGTATGGCGCGCCTTCTGCGTTTCGAGGTCCTTGCTCAGCTTGGCCAGATCGGGACGACCGCCCGGACCCCACGACACGGGCTCCACCGGGCGCACGGCGTTCAGGTCACGCCGGACGTCGCGACGGGTGTCATAGGCCCACTGGTAGATCGACTCGACCTGGGCCCGGTTCAACGCGAAGTCCGGGTCGGTCGATGGCGGGCGCTTGCTCTCCGGCAGCTCGGTGAGCGGCAGCACCTTCACGAGGTCCTCCAGGCGAATGCGGGGGTCCGCCGCCGCAAACAGGATCTCCCGCTGGATCGTGGCGTCTTTGGCCACGAGAGATTCTCCATGGCAGAGAAAGGAGACCGGGACTCGCAGATCCTCCGGCAGCGAGTGCCCCATGTACCCGTGCCCCTGGGGCCCGAGGTTCCGCCGCATCCGCACGATCTCGCCGTGTCGGTCGACCCACGAGGCCTCGACCGTCATGGTGTCTGCCGCCGGGCGGATGAGCGGGGTGTGCTGCTCGATCCGGGCCGGCAGGCCCGGGACCGTGGCCGACAGGAGCCACTGGATCGAGTCGGCCACCACGCTCTTACCGCCCCAGTTCGCGCCATAGAGCAGGACGATGGGCTCGCCGGCCAGACGCCAGATCACGTCGTCGTAGTGGGCGACATTGGTGATACGGAGCGCCTGCAGTCTCATTGAGCATCCTCTTTCTGGAAGCCGAAGCGCGTCGCTCCGACGTCGGTGGTGGCCTGTCGGATCTCGTCGCCCCAGGCCGGATACGCCCGGCTCAGCTGCTCGATCAGGCGCCGGTCGGGGCGGACCAATTCACGAAGAGGTATCCCATGGCGGCGGCACGCTGCCTCGATGGCCGCCATGTCGTAGCTCGGCTGCGTCACGCGGTGGAAGTCCAGGACCTGGTCGTCCACATGGATCGGCCCGGCCGCGGCAACCCACTCCTTGAGCCTGGCGCGCTCGCCGGCCTGGGCGATCCGACGATAGATCAGACGGCGGGCCCCCGCCTCGGCCTCATCGAGCGTGGAGAGCGAGACCGCGGACAGTTGATCTTTAGCCGGGCACACGGTTTGATAAGAACAATGTACGCACGCCGTCGAGGGCGTGGCCGGGAAGGCCGAGGCGTCCTGGCTGTTGGCGATCAGCTGGTCGGCGCGCTGGGCCTGACGCTCCACGAATCGCTTGGCCTCGTCCAGCTCGGGGAGCGAGAAGCTGACCCGGCGCGCGACACCGTGTCGCCAGAACCAGAACTCGACGGTGATCTGCGTGATGCCCGGATTGTGCGCGGAGACCAGGGCGGCGTACATCCGGGGCGAGATCATCCGCTCCACCGCCGCCTGCGAGGGGATCTGGCGCTGGGTTTTCCAATCTGAAACTATCGCGGACCTACCACTCACCTCCAGCAGGTCAACCCTACCCCTGACTCGGACGGTGGGCGCGTCCCAGGCCACGGGCTTCCAGCTCGCGTCCATGGACAGCGACATCTCGCTGTCGAGCACGTTGTTGTAGCGGAGCCGGTAGCGCTCGGCGAAGCGCTGCATGCCCGCGAGCGCCTCGTCGTACAGCTCCGGGTCCACAACGGGCTCGCCCGTCCGCGGCAGCGCCCACTCCGTTTCGAGAGCCTGCACAGCCAGGTGAGGATCCGCGTCGACGCCGGCGCGACAGCACAGCCTCACATAGCGATCCGTCACGCGGTGAATGAAGCTGCCGAACCGGGCTTCCGGCGTCTGCACCTCCGGCAGATGGAGCAGGTATCGCGCGCGGAAGCGGAAGAGGCACCGGAGCGTCTCCAGGCGTGACGCCGAGTAGGCCATGGCCGGCCCCGTAACGTCATCGTCGATCGCGTCGACCTCGGGCTCCTCCTCGTCCAGCTCCTCATCGTCATCGTCGAAGTCGGGTCTCATCGAGAGCCTCCAGGATCTCCTCGGGCGTGATCGGCTTTTCGAGCGCCTTTCTGGCAGCGGTGAGAGCGACGTCCAGCCAGTGCAGCGCGCCGTCCAGATCGTGCTCGGTGGTCCCGTTGCGGTCGGCGAGCATGTCGCTCACGTCCTGGGCCCGCTGCACCAGCTCACGCAGCGCGATTCTCACAGCGTGAACAAGGTCGCCGGCGGATCGCCCTTCGGTTCGGGCTTGGACTCGGCCTTCGGCTCGACCTTCGCCTCCGTCTTGGACTCGGGCTCGGCCTGACGACGCCGCCCCTTCTCGGCCTTGTCCGGCTTGTCGCCCTTCTCCAGTGAGGCGCGCAGCTCGCGGACACGATCGTCCAGCTCCTCCGCCGCGCCATCGTAGCCCAGGCGCCCCAGGAGATCATCAAGCTGGCCGCGGTTCAGACCCTTTCCGGCCTGAGCGAGCATGGAGTTGAGGCTGTCAAGCTTGCCCTTCTGCTCGTCCGTCAATGGCGGCAGCTCGCTGTCAGCGTCGAAGGGCTCCTCGGCGCCCGGGATGTTCGCCTCCAGGTTCTGCGAGAGACCCAGCTCGTCCCGCTCGTCGAGCGCGATGGCCGTCGCCAATTCCACGCTTTGCGGGAGGAACTTGCACAGGCGTATGGCCGCCGTCTTGAGACCCATCCCGCGCCAGCTGACCTTCCATGCCTTCTCGTTGGTGGAGTACTTGAGGCGATGGGCCTCGACCTGGTCGTAGGTCATGACCTCGAATTGCGTGACGCCGCCCACAAGAGTGGCCAGGGCGTAGACCGCCACGATCTTGGTGCTGGTGCCCATCGGGCGATGCGAGAGGAAGCGCTTCGACCCGTAGCGGAAGTCGAACACGTCGCCGTCGTACACCTCCCGCGCCTCGATCGTGAGGACCTGGCGCGAGCGGCGCACCAGGTCGATCAGACCCTGATAGCCGATCTGGAAGTTGACCTCTTTGGGCTCGCCCTTCTTCTGCCGGTTCACGCGCGGGATCAGGTAGGCGCGCGCCGTGAGCCCATCGGGCTCCAGGGATAGCTGGGCACACTGGAGTACGGCGCCGTAAAACGAGCGGGCCGTGCACCCCAGGAGCTCCGGATTCCGCATCACCGCGTTCGTCACCACCCGAATGAAGCGATCGGGCCGCATCGCTTTCGAGAGGCTCGACGCGATGGACTGCTGGTTGCGGGTCAACAGGGCCCGGACATCCGGGATGCCGGTCAGCACCGGGATCGTGGCCAGCGCTTGCGTCATGGCTTCACCTCCTCCGCCCAGAGGGCTTGCCCCTGGTAGTATCTGAGCGCCGCCTCGACGAACTCCGGATCGGTCGACTGCGCGGAACCGATCGGCCTGGTCGACACCCGCTCCAGGAGACTCTTCCACTTCTCCGATGACGGGACAGTGACGAGTTTCCCGCCGTCGTCGCTCATGGTGCCGGCGTTCACATAGCCGTCGCCGTCCTGAACCATGATCCTGATGGTCATGGCTCCTGCTCCGCGAAGAAGTCGCCGGGCTTGATGTCCAGGAAGGACGCCATCCGCAGGAGTGTGCCGACCATGAGATCGCGCTTGCCTTCCTCCAGGTCGCGGATCTGGGCCCCGCCCATGGGCGGGGTAAAGAGCCGGCCGAATGCCGTCACGGTGAGCCCCAGCTCCTCGCGGCGGGTCTTGATCAGATCGTGGTTGAAGCGCCAGCTGGTCTTGGAGCCGCCAGCACGCTTCCTTCGTCGGGTCGCGGTCATGGTATATCCTCCTCATTGATAGTGTATCATCGCCTGCTCGTCAGGATCACCGGCGACGCGACGGATGACCGAGAGATTCACCACGATGAGGCACTCCCGGGACCAGTGGAGGACCTGGGTTTTGGTCAGGCCGAGCCTCTTCTGGACCTCGCGGGACTTCATGGCTCACGCCGGGCGCGGGCCTTGAGGGCGCGGCGGGCCGGTGGCTTGCGACGAGGGCGCGGCGGCGGCAGGGAGATCAGGACCCGACCGCGCTCCACCGTGACCGTCATGGAGAGGCGGGACCACAGATCGCGGATCCAGTCCTTCATCGAGTGGCCTCCTCCGCTCTCTTCACGCGCTCCGCGCGAGCCATCTCTCCGCCGCTCAGGCGCTCCCAGCGACGCTTGGCCTCCTTCTCCGCGAGGATGACCTTCCGGCGGAGCGGCTCCAGCTTCTCCATCGCGGTGTCGTACCTGAGCTTCAACCGCTGCAGCTGGCGGTTAGCCTTCAGGTAGGAGGCGATCCGCCGGTCACCTTTGGGCATGGGCGGCCTCCTCGGCGATCTGGCCGATGGTCGGGCGGAGACGTCGGACCTCTTCCAGGGCCGCAGCGGCTCGGCGGCGCAGCGGCTCCAGCTTCTCGATGGCGTCGTCGTACTGGGTCTCCAGCAGCTTCCATCGGTGGAGGGCTTTTCGGTATGCCTCGTGGTTCTGCGCCATTCACATCCTCCAGTCTTGAATGGACGTTGCGCGGACACCGCGGGCGAGGGCCGCCTGGATGTCCGCGAGCCTGAGATCGGCGCGGAACGAATGGCCGGTCTCGCGTTCGACCGTCACGTACTCCTCGAGCAGCTCCGGGTTCATCGCGCCGGCCCGGAGCAGCGCCTCGCGCGGCGAGAAGATGCAGAAGCGGCAGCTCAGTCTGGGCATGCCTGCCGTGTACGCCGGGTGCATTTCGAGACCGTGCTGCCTGATCAGCGCCCACACCTGGCTGGTCGACAGCCGGAAGATCGGGAGCCACGTCTCGACGCGGCGGCGGCTGTTCGAGCGCCGGCGGTCGATCTCGAACGGCTGGCGCTTGGCCCGGGCCGGCGACTCGGACGCCCGCAGACCCATAACGTTGAGGACGCGGGTGTACCGCCACAGGCCAGCTCGGCGCCCGACGCGGGTAATGACCTTGTCGATGGGCGCCCGCTTGAAGTCCGACGTGCAGTAGCGCTGCTGGCTCGATGGCCAGCGGCCGCGGCGGCGCACGTAGTCGAGCAGGCCCTCCCCGCGGGAGACGATCTCCACGGGGATCTCGAGGGCCGCGCACTGGCGGCGCACCAGCTCGACCGTCCCAGGCCACTCCTCCCGGAACGTCGCGTGGACGGCCAGCACGCGATGCTTGACCCCGAAGGCCTCGGCCAGCTGGGTGACGTACCAGGCGGTCAGCGCCGAGTCCTTCCCGCCCGAGGTGTTGACCAGGATGAGCGCGTAGCGGTCCAGGTCGACCGGGTCACGTGCGACCATTGGCCCTGCTCCGCTTGAGCGCCCCCTTCGACGAGAGGCGCGAGCCGTCCGAGAGCGTCGCCGGGCACGCCTGGGGGATCACGGGGTCATCCCGGTCGTCCCGGTCCCTGATGCGGTAGCCGGCCTGGACCATGATCGCGGCAATCTCTGGCCCGAGATCGGCCGTCCACGCAACACCATCGAGTAGCTCCTGGATGGCGAGCATCGCTTCACTGTCTGTCATTGGCTCCTCCTCCCCGTCCCGGGAAACTCCGTCCAGCTACGGCCGTCGAGCGTCGGGGTGATGACGAGACGGCCATCGACGGCGAGCTGCTTCAGGTAGAACGCCAGGCCGGCCGATCGGCACTGGTCGCGCAGGCCACGGACCCAGCAGAGATCGAGGGGCCGGCCCGGGCGGCCGCCGGGAGAGCTTTCGCAGCCGACCACCACCCACTTGATGTTGTCGATGTGCCCCCAGAGGGCGTCCACGTACTCGGCGGCATGGCCGGCACCGGGCTCGCGGCGGCCCCAGGGGACCCGCCGAAGGTCCAGGTGCGAGAGCAGGGGCTCCGCCGAGATCCACTTGGGGCCGGTCGCGGTGACGCGCAGCAGCTCGGCCACGCGCCAGAGGGACGACTCGACGCCGCACGTGACCCCGGGCCATACGTTCGGGAGATTCAGGATGTCCATCGGCATCCGCTGGTACAGGTCCGGTCGCTTGGTCAGCAGGAGCCAGTCGAGCGCCGGCGTGGCGTCGATCAGATCCCACAACCGGGCGCGCGCATCGTCGAGGGCGCGCCCCACGGACCCCGTGCGGCGCTCGCCGATGTCGGCCATCGAGGCGCAGAACACGCGCCGGCGCTGGCCCTCCGACCGCGCCTTGGCGTTCCACCGCACCGGTTCGCGCCAATGGTTGTCGCTGAACATCCGCCGCGGCGACTTGGCCCCCCACACGTCGTGCCCGGTGCGGCGCGCCCAGGAGCGGGCATAGCAGGCATCGCACTCCGGGGAGACCTCGACGCAGCCCCACCAGGGGTTGAACGTCGCGTGCGCCCAGGAGATGGCTGTCTCAGCTCCCATGGTTATCCTCCAGCGCCGGTGGGAGGAACAGTCGAACATCAGTCTCCTCCTTGGTCCAGCGCGTCACGAATGTCGTCGTCGAGCGCCAGCTGCCGTGGCGTCGGTTCCAGAACGAGCGGCGGCCCCGGGCGGCATCGGGAGACGTGGTGCCGACAGGCCTGGCAGCGCTGCACCCCCTTGCGCTCCCAGATCTGAGCCGTCACCGACGTGACGTTGCAGCACTCGCAGACCCCCTTTCGCAGAAGCTCGTAGGGCGTGCCTGGCACCCGCCTGCGACGGCTCATTGAGCCCCTGTCGAGCGGGGACGACGTGGCTGTCCACTCGTGATCGAGAACGAGTCCAGCCTGAGAACGCCGGACGCGCCCGCATTCGCCGCCCGGTTGTATTCCTGCGCGCACCGCAGCGCCTCGCGGAGCATGGCTTCGTCCGGCACCTGTGGCCATGGGGGGCGGGGCTTGTTCCCCACCGTCGTCGGTCCGAACCGCGTGAAGGTCGGATCGACGAACAGCACCCATTGCCAGATGGTGCTCGGCGTCGGTCGACAGCCTTCGACGCGGAGGGCTGACTGGCGGGAGACGATGATGCCGTGGCAGGCGTCCCAGGTCTCGTCCGATGGCCGCTCCAGGAGCCGCGCAAGGCGCGCCGCGTACTGCGGCTTGATCGGGCCATACATGGAATAGAGGCCCACCGTGTAGAGGCGCGTCCACGCGGCGACGCTGCTCATTGGCCACCCGCGGTCCGGTAGCGCTTGCCGATCACGATCTGGTCGCGCGTGCACTGTTCGGGCGCCTTGTCGGTGCGCAGCCGCAGGATCACGACCTGGGCCAAGGCGTAGCTATCGCTGGCGCTCAGGTACTCCACCTCGGCCACGTGGACCGATCCGACCTGCAAGCGCCGGAAGAACGTGCGGGCCGCGACCGTCCCGACGTGGAACGGCTTGCCCTCGTGCATGACGAACATCTCGGCGCTCGCCTTGGTGTCGCCCGTCCGCAGCTGGAGGATGACGTCGGCTCGCTTCCGGAACTTGAGACGGAGCATGTCGCCCGCGGCGCCAGGACGGTAGGGCGCCAGCGCGCGCTTGAAGATGGCGCCCTCCGCGGCCTGGCGGTGCAGCTCGGCCAGGAAGCCGCGCTTGTGTTTCTCCAGGCGCCCGGGGCTGGACACGATGGAGACGCGCGGACCCAGGCACGCCGGCGCCTTGATGAGCAGGTTGGTCAGGGAGCGCCAGCGCTCCTCGCAGGGTTCACCCCGCAGATCACCGGCGGGCCCGCGCAGTAGGTCGAACACGACGAACTGCTGGGGCCTGGCGAGCCACTCGCCGTCCCACAGCCCGTCCGGCATGGTGGTGATGACGTGGCGGCCGAGGACCTCCGGGATGGCGTAGGGCATCCCCTTCTTGTTGGTGGCCGTCACCACGTGGTTGCGGACGTCCAGGATCAGGTGAATCCCATCGACCTTCTCCTGGAGCATCCAGGCCGGATCGACGATCAGCTGCTCCAGCTGGGACGGCTCGACGTCCGACGGGAGCCAGGGGAGAACACGTCCCTCGATCAGCATCCGCGTGTCGTTCTCCTCGAGCTCGGCCTTGGCGTGGGCGGCAGGCATGGCCCGGGCTGCCACCCGATGGTGGCCTTCTACGGCCACCGCTGCGGACGGGCCCGGCGCGGCGTCATCACGCTCGACGACATAGCCTTCGGACAGCTTCTCGTTGCGGACCCGGTCCCACATGGCCCGGGCGACGTCGCCGTCCCGACCCGAGTACTTGGGCGTGACGCGCAGCAGCGATCCGCGGCGGCCCCACAGCGCGTTGACGGCGTACTCGACGCCCTCCTGTTCGAGGCGCAGGTGGTAGACCTTGTCCGAGGTCCCGGCCGTGTAGCCCAGCTCAATGCTCTTGAGGATCATTGGCCTCTTCCTTTCTCGGAGCGAACGGCTCCAGGTAAATCACTGGCTGTTCCATCGGGTTGTCGCCGCTGCCTTCGTAGAGAAAGACGTTCGGGGTCTCCGGGTGCGACGAGGGATTCAGGACCACGTAGCGCACCTCGCCCCGGTAGGTGGCCTTGAACCCCACCGCCCACCCATCGGACCAGGGCTCCCAGGTGCAGCCAGCGCTATCGTCGACTCGACGCCACGCGCGCGGCGCCCATGGGTCGGGACCGAGAAGGCGGGCCCGAAGGTGCGCGTAGATCTCGGCCAGCCACCGCATGGTCAGGTCCCTCGGTGGATCGGGACGACAGCTCCACACTGGCAGTACGCCATGAGGCGTCGCTTGTTGCCGGTCCGCGTGTGCCGCTTGCGCTTCATCGGCTCCTTGCCGACGGCGGCGAATCGAAGTCTCCGGTGGCAGCGGCCGCATCGAAGGAGGCCGTTGTCCCATTCCGCGCGGATCTCCTCCGTCTTGGCCAGCTCATGAGCGTGCCGGATCGCCTCGTCGATCGGCACGGCGGGATGACGCCGCGTGCAGCGCCAACACCGGAAATGCCGATGGTCGGCACGGTGGCGGCGCGTGTGCCCGCACTCGAGCACCAGGACCGGCCCGCCTTTGCGGGCCGGGACCACGTGGATAACCTTCCGCTTGACCCACTCCGTCATGGGCGGGACTGCCATCTCAACCTCCAGCGGCCTGCGAAGCGGCCCGCACGTCGTCCAGCTGCTGCAGGCGGTCGACCCACTCCCGTTCCAGCGCGCGCAGATGGTGCACGCCGCCACTGGCCGACATGAGCAGGTACTCGTTCTCGTCGAAGGACGAGGAGTTGCCGCCAATCTTCCGCACGATGGTCTCGATCCCCAGGACCTCGCAGATGCGGCCGACGTACTCGGGGAAGGTGGCCACCTCGCCGCGGCGTTCGCTCATGCGCGCCAGTCCGCGCTCGATCCGCTTGAACGTCTGGTGCATCCGCTCGGCGCGGCGGGCGCCGACGAACGAGACGTCGCGGTACTCGACGCACCAGCTGTAGATGCGGCGCTGGTGCTCGTCGCCCTGGCCGACGATGACGAGATCGTCAATCCAGGTGTCGATCCCGTTGCGGATCCGGCGGCCGGCCTCCAGCTTCTGGACGCGGAGGGTGATCCGGTAGTACTGCCCGTCCAGCTCCGTGAAGAGCAGCAGACAGACGGGGAACTCGGGTGACGTGGTTCGTGGCATCGGCGCCTCCATGGTGTGAGTGATAACGTATCATCGCATTCGGACCACCGCGTTTCAACGGTGGCCGGCTACTTCAGGCTGGCGGCAGGAGCTCGAGCACGCAGGCCGGGATCTTGGCGCGCTGGCCGATCCATGACCCTCCCGACCAGCGGAAGTCCTGTCTCAGCTCCGCCAGCACAGACCGGGACGGCTTCTCCGCGAAGGTGATGCGCACCCACTCCTCGCCTTCGATCGTGATGCCCCCCGAGGCCTCCGCGCGCGCCGTCCGTTGCTGGCGCGCCGTGATGACGGTCACCCGATCCCGGAGCCGCTTGATGTTGTTCCCCAGATTGGACAGCTGATAGGCCGGGTAGGGCTGGCGGCACCACGAGTACCCCTCCATGACCGTCGCCCGCCTGGCCGCAGCCTGCTCCACGGTGATCCCGAGGTGCGCCGCCCAGACCGCATCGCCCTTGCGGAACGCCGCGTTGGACGCCTTCATCTCCTCGCGCTTGGCCTCCAGCTCCGCGATGCGCGCGGCCAGGGCCTCGAGCGCGTCCGGGTCGTCCGAGAAGACCGAGCGCTCAAGCTGGTGCTCCAGCCCGGCCGCTTTGGCCTCGTGGTGGTTCGCCATGTTCTGGTGCTCGAACGACTTGTCCAGGGCCCGGATGACCCGCGCCCGCTCCGGGATGTGTCCGGGCTGGGTGTTGAAGGCCACGTCCCCGCGGTACGGCTCCGCCCGCTTGGCGAGCGTTTCCGCCTTGGCGCGGCGGGTGCCCGCCCAGCCGCGCCGCTTCTCGACCTTCGCTTCGAGCCGCTCGCGGCGCGTCACTTGCTCTCCTCCTGGTCCTCCTCGTGCAGGATCACGAAGCGATAGGCGTCCTCCAGCCAGTCCGCTCGGCGGTAGTCGCCGGAGTTGGCCATGGAGCCAGCCAGCATGTCGACGTGGTACTCGCCGAAGCGCCCGTGCTCGTCCAGGTGGAGCCGCTCCTTGAGCATGGCCAAGGACGCGGCCTCGCGTGCCTTCCAGTCCGTGATGTGGCGCTGGCAGCTCGGGCTGCTGCCGGCGAAGTGGACGGGCTCGCCGTTCAGCACGCGATCATGGTGCGTGGTGCTGTCCGTCATGCCGTCGAACCCGGTCCCGCTGAAGTAGTCGGTGACCTTGTGGACGCGGCGCGGCGGCGGACCGTCGTCCCAGCGGACGTCGATGTGGCAGCCGCCGGAATAGGACTTGGAGCGCACGCTGAACTTGGTGGTCGGGAAGGCCTTCTTCAACGCGGTGCGGACCATCACCGCAACCTCGGTGATCGGGATGTAGCGTGCTGTCGCCATTGGTTGGTCTCCTCTCTTTGGTTAGAACTCGCAGCGGTGGCCGAGCCGCAGCTCACCGCAGGACGAGCAGGTGTTGTCGGCGCCGCACATCAGGCAGATGCCGCCCAGCTCCTCCCCGGGGGGCACCACGGCCCGCTCCCCGCAGTCGGCGCAGGTGCGCGCGCGGGGAGTCTCTCGAGCGGGAGCCTCGTCGATCATCGGACCGGCTTCAGCTCATCAGGCCACGCATGGCCGATCCATCCGTCTGTTGCGCGAACCTCGTACATCAGCGTCTGGGCCTCGTCTTTGCGGAGCCGGCGCGTCACGGTCACGACCGCCACCGGCTCGTCGGACGCCGTGAGCGGTGCCTGGCGGCCGGCCCAGCCAGACGTGTCTACCATCGGGGACGTTGCGAGCAGGCCCAGGAAGCCGGCGCCCGACGCGGCGACATGGTGCTCGCGCAGCGTCGCGGTCTTGCACGGACCGCAGAGCTTCCAGCCGGCGAGCGTCCAGGTATGCGGGCGCTTCCCGCACCGGACGCAGTCCTTGGGGCGCGCCGCGAGCTGGGCCTTGCGGGCGGCGCGGCGCTCGTAGTAGCGGCGATTGTGACAGTCCGTGCAGTAGGCCATCCCCTCCTTCCCGCCGGTCCACGACGGATGCTGCGGAGAAATGTGCATCTTGTGCCCGACCATCCCGCAGTCGGAGCACGTCTGGGTGTCCGGCTGCGCGTCGTACCACTTGTTGAGGGCTCTCGGCGAGATGGCCATATCAGTCCTCCGCCGGATGCAGGTAGACCACGTACTCGCCCTCACGCCCGGGCACTTCGACGGTTGTATAGGCCGAGACCTCATAGAGCGCCTGGAGCGCGTCCAGGTCGGAGTCCGCGTATGTCGTCCGGCCACGCTGGACACCCTCCGCGTCCGTCGTCACCGGGACCAGGCACAGGTGGTGAGCGACGCCGAAGATCTCGACGCGCACGAGCCCACGGCCATCGTCGGGGTCGGAGTCTTCCCAGGTGATGTCATCCGGGCACAGGAAGAACTCCACCTTGGTCCCGCGGGCCTCGCCCAGCGCCAGCCTGGCGGCATCGGCATGGGCATACAGGTTGTCGAGCGCACCACGTCGGAGATTGGGGTTCTTGCTGCGCGCGTGGCTGCGCAGGACGTCCACCGCCGAGAGGAGATTGCTGAAGGCCTCGCCAGGTGTCATCGGGCTGCCCGGATCGCGGCCGCGATGGTCTTCGCGGTGTCCCGCTGCAGCTGGGTGTGGCCCTCGTCGCACCAGGTCTCGGCGATGCGCGCAGCCACCTCGAGGCCATCCAGGGATGCCGGTTTCTTACGGCTGATTACGGCCATCAGCTCGTCCATGGTGGCGTCCGGGACGCTGTCCAGGGTGACGTGCCAGGTCTCGCCGCGGTAAGTCTCAGCCCGTCCGGCTGAGAAGTACCCGGTGAGCTTCGACCCGTTCTCATGCTTGGCGCGCCTCATCCCCAGCTCCTCGATGCGCTTCACGGCCCGGTCGTGGTCAGCCTGGTCTCGCTGGGCGGAGTCCAGCGCGTCGAGGTACAACCGGATGTACTCCGGCAGAAACCGGCGCTTGATGTCGGCCGCCATCGAGTGGGTGGAGCGGGTGATCGAGAACGAGATCTTCGGAGTGCCGCGCGGGGCGTAGGATCCGGCGGGGCCGCGGGGCCAGCGGCCCGTCACCTCCACCCGCTCCCCGTTCCACTGGAAGTGCAGGTAGATCCCGGCGCCGTCCTCCCGGGTGATGGTCCGACACCACTTCGCTGGTTCCTCGATGGCAGTCCACCCCAGCTCGTCACGGATTGCCTCGGCGATACGGCTGGCGTCCGACTCGTCTATCGTCATCGTTTCTCCCCAGCTGCGAGTCCATCGAGTGCGGACAGCAGCTCGGCGAGGTCAGCTTGCAGCTCGGTCCACTCATCGGCCACCGGCACGTCCCCTTCCAGGGCGTGCAGCGTCATGGCGTGGACCCTGTCGAGCATGGCCCGCATCGCGGGCGCTTTCTCGAAGAGGAGGCGATTGGCCTCGCCCTCCGTCTCGGTCGGCCTGGCGTCTACGGCCGCCAGCCGTTCGCCATCCTTCCAGATCGTCCAGCCGGTGTCGGTCGCGGTCGCGGTCGACCAGTACGGCCCCGGGGTGTGTCTCATGGGGGAGGGTCTCCTTGGGGTTCCTCCTGCGGATCAAAGAACGGGTCACCTTCGAGCGGACTGCGGGGCTGTTCCCAGGCGAGCACGACGCGATCGTAGAGCACGTCCCGCAGCTCGACGCTGCGCCAGTTGCGCTTTTCGCGCTCGAAGAGCGTCTCGGCCCACATCCTGGCGTCGGTGCGGGCAACGGTGTCGCCGTGCTGGTTCACGATGGCATAGCGGTATCGTCGCATGGTGATAACGTATCATTACGGCCGCCACGGTTCAAGCGCAGCGGCCGCGGGCCGGTCGGTTAGCGAAGGACGGCTGTCGGGAGGGGACGGCTCACGACCAGTGTCCGAGCAGGCCCAGGATGCCGACCGCCCCCCACGCCACCGCGAGGAGGGCCAGGACAGGTCACGGGACCGGGCCGATGAGCGATGCGAGGACACCGATCGTGAACCCGGCCAGGAGAGCGATGGGCCACGCCCGCCGCGGGCTCACGCTGAGGGCACTTCACTGGATTCGATCTCGACCGCGGCGAGGACCTGGCACAGCTCCGCGCGCTCATGGTCGATCTTCTGGAGGCGATCCAGCACATCGCAGAGATTCCAGGGCTCCACGAGACTGGGGCGGTCGGGCCGGGGACGCATGACCGTTCCGAAGTCGCGGACCGCTTCGAGGAAGTACACGGCGTCGGAGGTCGCACACTCTTCGCCCGTGTCGTGCCGCGTGATCGTAAAGACGAGGACGCCGTGTGCCGGACCATACCCATACCGATGGTCGGAGCGCTGGTCGCCGAAGTGAGCGTAGTTCTTGACGCCGATGAACCCCTCGCGAAGCGCCTGCGCGCCCTCCAGCTGGAACGCGGTGATCGCGTCCTCGATGGCCTTGGCGCGGACCTCACCGTGCGGGGATCCCTTCACCACGAGGATTGTCCTGGCCCGGGCGCAGCGCGCCAGGTCGATGATGGCACTCATTGGCTCCTCCTCTTCAGGGCGAGCAGCTCGACCGCGGCCTGGGCCTCCTTGAGCCTGCGGAAGCCACGGCCATTCGGTGCGACGAGCATCTCGCCCTCCGGTGTCTCGATGTAGTACGGGTAGTTCGCTGTCGGGTGTCCACAGTGCCGGACCACGAATCCGGATCGGTGGGTCCAGGCGACGCCGCGCGTCTTGCCACCGATGAAGGCGTCGGTGCGCGTCCAGCCCGGCGCCCCCTCATGACTTGGCGGCCCAGGCTCGCGCCACGGCCTCCAGGCCCTCGATGGTGAGCCGCTCCAGATTGGGGATACCGGCCGCGATGTTCTCGCTCAGCATGGCGCGAGCCTTCTCGATCTCGCCTTCGTCGAGCAGCGCGATGGCCGCCCGGACGTAGCTCTCTGCGAGCACGATGTCCCCGTCGTTGTCAGCCTGGAACTCCAGGGGGTGCTCCATGCCAGGGCGGTACAGGCGGAGCGATGCGCCCTCCGCATCGGAGATCAGCCGGTCATGGGCCACCTGGTGGTCGACGAGCCACTTGTCGAGGCTCCCCTCCTCGGTCCAGTTCGTCCACGAGGCGCTGTCGTCTCGGAACGTGAGGATCCCCTCGTCGAACGCCGCCACTCGAAGCAGGTCGGACGGCTCCGAGGGCGTCCACGGGGCGTCGCCCCAGTCCGTGGGCAGCGGGGTCAAGGCGAGTCGCGCGACCAGCTCGCCGGCGATCGCGGCGGTCAGGTTCCCGCCGATCATCAGGCGCATCGAGGCGTAGGACGACATGGCTGCCTTTCAGCGCCCGAGCGGCGCGATCGGGTACTTCTGCCCGGAGCAGGCGGGCTCGCAGCCCTCGAGCACGTCGCTGGCGCCGCAGTCCGGGCAGGCGTCCCACTGGTTCATGGTGAAGGCGTCGCCGCAAGTCCCGACCAACCGGCCGTCCTTGGTGTGGTCCTGCAGCTTGACGAGCACGCCGCAGACCGGACAGAGCTTCTCGGTGAGATCGGTGAAGAACCGGAGGCGCGCGAAGTCCAGGGGCGAGAAGGCCGGGCGCAGCCCGGAGGAGTAGCGGCAGTGCTGCCAGGTGACCGCGTCGTTGGGCGTGGCGACGAGGCGCCAGGTCTCGGTGCCGCGCCGGACCGGGATGGTGATCTCGCGCAGCGTCCGGGTGCCCCAGCCGTCATACACGATGTCAGCCTGGGTCCACGCCTTGGTGTAGCGCTCGGGATCGTCTACGCTCTCCACCAGCCACGCGCGGAAGATCCTGGCGATCCGGGCCCGCATCTCGCTGATGGCCGCGTCGTAGTCCTCGACGCTGCCCCCGAAGTCCCACTCGAAGGAGATCTCGCGCTCGGTGCCCTCGATGGAACGCTCGCGCTGGACCAGCTCCAGGATGCGCTCGTCCGTGATCGGCCTGCTCTCGGTGTCGCTCATCGTCCCCTCCTCAGTTTCTTGAGTGTGGTGGCGTCGAATGGCTGCGTGGCCATCGACACCTTGTCGGCCCAGGCGGTCAGGGCTGGCGACGACCGGCCAAGGGCGTATACCAGCTGCATCCCTTCCGCCAGCAGCGCGACCAGGTCGATCGGTCCCGGCAGCCGCCCCAGGTCGTGGGGCGTGTCTGGATGGCGGCCCGCGGTCGGCCGCGACGAGTCGTTCAGGCCCAGCTCTTTCGCCAGCCTGCAGAGGTAGGCTCGCTGCATCCCGAGAGCCCGCGCGGCCGCGCTCCGGTTGCCGTGGTGGCGGGCCAGGTAGTCCGCGAGATAGAGGCGCCTGGCCTCGATCCCGAGATCGTAGAGACGGCCGGCGTCACTGTCCCGCAGGCGGAGCGGCTCGACCGCTTTCATGGCCCGCCCTGTGCTCGGCGGACCCTGTCGTAACAACGGCGACACAAACCTTTGCGCATTGGGTTGACCTCCTGTCCGCACCTCGCGCATGGACGCGGTGCGATCCTCATACCGGGCTTCCACGGACGATTCGCCACAAGAGCCGCCAGCCGACCGTCGGCGAGCATGTGGCAGCGACGACAGAGCGGCTCGCATTTATCCACCTCCTCCTGCAGAACACGAGGGGAGTTGCCGCGTGCCGCCCTACCAGAGACACGCCAGTTATGGTTCAGTGCATGCTCCTCGCGGTGCCAGTCGATAGGCTGGCGACCGCAGCGTTTACAGACCGTCCGGCTCCTCAGCTCAGATATGAAGGCCCGTGCCCTGGCCTTGCGCTCTGCAAGCGTCACGGATCGAGCCCCATCTCCGTTCGGTCCGAGCAGCGATCACACTGGTAGCCCCGCGCGACGTCCGCCGGGGTCAGCATGTTTCTTCTGCCGCAGGACGGGCATGGCCTGTTGCGCGGGTTGCCCCTGCCAGCAGCCCGCAGCGCCGAGCGGCCGCCCGGGTCGGCGAAGCGGGTGCCGTCGCCGGCATCGCCGGGGTCGAAGTCGGGGTCGTACTCGTGCCTTCCAGCCCTTCGGGTTCGCGGGCGGGTCATAGGGCCTCCTTTCAGGACCATTCGGGTGGGACAACCAAGCGCATCGGCTGGTTGGCCTCCGCCACCACGAGGCCGGCGCGCACCAGGTCCGCGAGCACATGGACCGCGACCACGGTGCCCTCACCGACGCCGGCGACCGCGAAGCCGATCCCGACGGGGGCGGCCATGCAGAGCGGGTCGATGCCGAGACAGAGCACCTTCCCGTCCGCGATCGCGGTGAGCATCAGGCGCTCCGTCGGGTTCAACGCGCCCGACCGGATCCGGAGCGCCCGCTGCAGTCCTCGGATCTTCGAGAGCGAGATGCTGCCCTGGGTCTTCACTGGACGATCTGCTTGCTGTAGCCCTTCGACAGCAGGCATCGCTCCATGAAGCGCTCCATCTCGATCTGAGCCACCCAGCCCGTGCCGAAATACCCGCTCTGCCGGGCATCCTTCTCGCACTGGTAGCTGTCCTGGTTCCACTCGGCCGCGGTCAGGCCCGAGCGAACCCAGACGACGCGGGCGCAGCCGGTGAGCACCACGGCTGCGAGGATGACGAGCGCGATGATTGGTCTACGCGGCACGGCCTTTCTTCGTCTTTCCCGCCTTGACCGGCACCGCCGGCTTCGGCGCGTCTACGTCCGCCGCCTTCGCGGACCGAAGCGCGAGGGACTGGGTGAGGGCATCCGCCAGATCGACCACCTTGGCGGTCGGTCGGGTCGGCGCCTGGACCTCGATGACCTGGCCGTCTTGCTTCGACTGGATGAGAGCCGCGGCCCGGGCGTTGTACTTGTTCACATAGGCCTCGGGGGTCCACTCCGTCCTGAACTGCTGCAGGAGCGCCGCGGCGGCACGGTGCTCGGCCTCGGACAGCTGGATGTCCGGCTTCCAGGTCTTCGACGAGAAGGCGCGGACCTCGGCCGCGTAGTACAGCTCGTGGAGCATCAGGCCCGCCGGGGTGACGCGGATGGCCCCCAGCTTGTCGCGGCCCGAGCCCTTGTACTCGATGATCGCCACCATCGACTCGCGCTCCATGGTGGCCCGCAGCAGCGAGAACGGCTTCGACGTCGGGGCGTCCGCCGGCTCCAGGTTGTACGACTTCGCGAAGTACACCGGGTCGATGGACGCCGCCGGGATGAAGGCCACGACCTCGGCCGTCTTGTCCTTCTCATCGGCCAGCGCCGCGATCTCCTCCGTGGTGAGGATCACCCACGAGCCCTTGCCCTGCTCGTACCCCTTCACGAGATCAGGGTTCGGCTTCTCGTCGATGGTGGGAGGGACCGGCTTGGCGCACGCCGCGCACACGTTCGGCGTCTGCTTGAGCAGGGACCGGCAGGGCCGGTGCAGGTTGCGGAGCTCCAGGCGCTCGTCGGCCGCGGCGAGGTTCGCCTTGACCGGCAGGGACAGGAGTCCCCACACGATGTAGTGACTCGGGGTCATTGGCTCCTCCTTGGTCTCAGGTCTTGGCCGGGGATAGCAGGCTCGGGGGCACGCGCCAGACCTCATTCGGTCCGGGCTTCCCGAAGAAGCTGTACGAGTCGGCGCGCACCTTGATCCGGGCGCCCAAGCCGACGACGGTGCCCGTCACCATGCCCTGGCTCCGGCGGCCACGGAACGCGACGACGTCTCCGATGTTGAACGACGCCCCGAGCTGGGCCTCCAGGGCTCGCGATCTGAGCTTGAGCATGTCGTAGGTGAAGCTGAGCTCTTCCTTGGTGGCGATGGTCTGGCAGAAGGCCACGATCTCGCGCGAGCGAGGGCCCCCTGTTCCGTCGACGGGCCGGATTCCCCTTCGCATCTACGCCTCCTCGTCGATGGTCTCGCCCATCTCTTCCAGCTCGCGTCGCCCATCGCCGCCCGACTCGGCCCAGCCGCAGAAGCAGCGCGCGAGACCCTTGTGGTCCTCGCAGACCGAGCAGACCCGGGCGCCGCAGTAGCGCTGGAACTCGTACTGGTGGACGTGCTCGGCGATGGTCGCCTGGTCGACGTCGAGGGCGATGGCCGACACCTCGGGTCCGCGGTCACCCAGGGTGCTCGCAAGGGCGTATCGGTGGTCACGCAGCTTGCGCCGCGCGTCCTCCTCGTCCGTGGCGGCGAGGGTGAGACTGGCCGGGATCTTCACGTCGAAGTGCAGCATTGGCGCCTCCTATGGTTGGGTTGGTGACACGGATATATCATCACGGAGACAGTGTGCGGGCGGCGCCACCGGATTGCAAGGCGCGCCGCCTACGCCGCTCACTGACGGCGCAGGTACTCGATGATGCCGGGACTGAGCGTGCATCCTCGGAGCGTGTGCTCGCGGTACATGGCCTTCTGAACCGTCCAGGTGGGTTCGGCCAACACCATGAGGTAGTACGCGAGCTCGGCGACCGTGCCAGGGTTCGAGCAGGTGAAGAATCCGCTCGCGTAGATCATCGCGCCCCTGGCGACGCCCACCAGATAGGCATCCCCAGCCTCGGGGATCGCGCCGTTCATCTGGCGGACCTCGCGCCGCAAGTCCGCCACCGTGGAGTCGGCGACATACGACTTCTGGGCGGCAACCACCGACGGGTGGCACACGAGCAGCGCCACGATCAGGATGCTTCGCATCGTCCGTCCTGTTCCCATCACGCCCCGCCTTTCATGCCTCCGATGGCCTTGATCAGCTCTTCCCGCCAGCGGCAGCCGCGCCGACGGAAGTCGTCCAGGATGAACCGCTGCAGCGTCCAGTGAGCCGGGATGTCGTCGCTGTAGCGCAAGCGCGCCAGCATCTCGCCCGCGGTCAAGGACTGCTGGCAGACGGCGACCATGTCGTTCCAGACCAGAAAGCCCACCATCACGCCGATCGCGTAGTCGTGGGTGATCCGGCTGCCGTACATCTGCAGGCCGCGCCGAATCTCGCCCACCATCATGTCCGCCACGTCGTTCGAGGGATTCTGGGCGGCCGCCACGCCCGGCCAGAGCACCAGCCCCACGACCAGGCACATCAGGAGCCTCCTCATTGGGTCCTCCTACCAGCTGAAGCGAATGCCGAGACCCTGCTCGGCGCACACGCGAAGGAACTCCTTCGCCGACTCGATATGAAGGCACGTCTCGGTGCCCACGATCTCCATGGGGCCCATGGCTGTCGGCAGGCGTGCCGAGACGGCGTACTGGCAGGCTCGCCCGCCATGACCGACGCTCGCCTTCGACCAGTCCGCCGAGGCGTGAAGCTCGCGCACCTGCTTGGGCGACCAGGGGTCTCCATAGACGCTCTCCCCGGTCGCAGCGGCCATCGCCTCACCACTCCAGCTGACGTCGAGACCGCCGTACTGGAGCAGCGCGTCCACGTACATGGCGCGCCTCTTGACCGTCTCGCTGGCGACCGCAAACGCTGCCCGAAGCCCGGGATGGACGATCTGCATCTCCTCTTTCTCTCGGTTCCAGCTGAAGACGGTCGACCCGTCGTCCCCGTCGAAGGCATAGGCATCCCAGCCCATCAGTCCTCCCCCCATTTCTCGGCCAGGTAGTGCCGCTGGCCGCGCCCGTCAAGCAGGTGATACTCCCAGCCCTTCACGTCGCACAGGTGTCGCAGGTCGGCGAGCACGTCCACGATGTCGGTCTGAAGGTCAGCCTTTTCTCCCGAGTACTCCTCCACCAGGCGCCGTACCCTGACGGCGCGCCGTCTATGCCGATACCCTGCGAGCTTGCTACCGCGGGACGCGAATCCTTGCCGCGCGGGGCGCTCGATCTGCACTCCGCTCTTCTTCATCGCTGTACTCCTGTCTCTCGATGGTCGGCCGCACATCGTCCGGCCTGCACTCGATCGCGCAGGCCTCGCACGGCTGTGGGCACGGGATCCCGTGGCGCGGGTTGTGGCAGTAGCCGGTGAGGGGCTTTCCGTCGCCCCAGATCTCGGTGGCCATGGCTACCCGGCCGCGACGAACGCCGCGATCACCGCCACGGCCGCCAGCGCGGCGAGCATGGCCAGGAGCCGGCCGACCTCCCGGAGCCACAGCCGGACTGGCTTTGTCGGGCGCACGGGCTGAATCACGAGACGGCCTTGCTCGTCCTTCGACACGTGAAGTTTCATGGCGTCCTCCTCCTCCTCGAGGATCATTGGCGCGCACTCCCAGCACATCGCTCAGTCCTACCCTTCGCCGGTGGGCCGCGCGTCGCCCGTGTGCCACTTGGGAGCGACCACCGCGTTGTAGCCGTAGCTCGTCATCCGCTCCGCGTTCTGCTTGGCCCACACGCGCGAGTCGCCGGTTCCGGCCGGCGGGAGCAGGTCGAAGATCGTCTTGGTGCAGACCTCTCCCAGCGGTCCGGTCCTGACCTCGCCAAGCGTGTGGACCCAGGAGAGGCCGGCATAGCGCAGCTGCTCGACGAGCTGGTTCACGGCGAACATCGCCGTGCCGGTCGGATCCTTGGTGGGCTCCATCATGACCACCCTGACCACCCACGTCTGATGTGGCATTACAGCCCTCCCCTCAAGTCCTCGTAGTCGGTGTGTGCGGAGTCCATGTCGCCCAGCTCCGCCAGGGTGTCCGCCATGAGGGCCTGGCGCTCCTGCTGGTGCGTCGCGTAGTCATCCGGGCGGGGCCCGCGGGCCGAGGCGTCTCTGCCGCAGCTGACGCAGAGCACGCCGGTCCGCCAGCCGTCGTCCGGGTCCCACCAGCGGACTGCGCGGGGAACCAGGGACTCGGAGCGGTCGCCGCAGATGCCGCAGTAGCCGCCGCCATACCAGGTGGTGGGCTCGCCCAGGAACCTGAGGCCGGGGCCCTGGCGGTGAACCTCGTCCTTCGATCTCGGCTTAGGCATGACGGTTCCCGTTCCGGCCGAAGAAGGCTCGGCCGTCCTGCAGCAGGGACGTGTAGCGATCCGGGAACCCGATGATGACGTGGTCCAGGACCTTGATGTCGACCAGGTCGCCGACCTTGATGAGCCGTTGGGTCAGCTCGATGTCTTCACGGCTCGGGTCCGTGTCGCCGCTCGGGTGGGAATGCACCATGATGAGGGAGCGCACGCCCAGCAGTCGAAGCGCCGGCCCGAACACGCACGACGGCTCGACGAGCGAGGCCCCCGTCGTGCCGATCGCCACCTCGTGCCAGCGGATCAGGCTGTTGGTGGCGCCGAGCAGGAACACGCCGAAGTGCTCCCGCCCGTCGTCCGGGATCAGCTGGCGCGACAGGTTCGACGCCAGGGACGCATCTGACAGGAGGTGGCCGACGTGCGGGCCGCCTACGCCGCGATCCACGGTGAACCTGACCCGGACCACGGACGCATGGACCCGAGCGTTGTTCGGGCCGGCCGACAACAAGACCTGTTCCCGGCGGGCCATCAGCTGGCCACCCGCACCACGCGCGTCCCGAGGGAGCGGTGGGGCAGATCGTACTTCTGGGCGCACACCGGACCGTACCCGACCTCGATGCTGCCCTGGTCCGTCAGGGCGAGGCCGCAGAACGAGCACCGGGACATCAGGGCGCCGTACTCCGCGGCCTTGGCGGCAGGATCCGCGGCTATGGCCTCCAGCTCGTCGAGCACCGCCTTCTCGTTGGCGAGGCGGCCGCGGATCGCGCCGGTGGGCTCGATCCGACCGATCCACTCCCGACCGAGGGTGACCTGCACCGAGCCCGGGACGCGGCTCTGGGCGCCGGAGACCGAGAGACGCAGCTCGCGGCGGCGGTCAGGCGCCAGGAACCGGACCTTGGGGAACTTCAGGCCGCGGGACTGGGCCGCGGTCAGGAACGCGACGATCCCGCTGGCGTCCTGGGTGCGCTCCGGCGCAGGCTCGGCGGGCGGCGGGCAGCTACCGGCCGGATGGTGGGTGACGCCGACGCCATTGGTCCAGTCGACCTGGGCACCGACAACCACGGGGTTATGGCAAAGGGTGCACTGGCTGGGGAACTGGGATCGGATGACCATTGGCGGTTCCTCCTCTGCCGGGGGCGCTGGGGCCCCCGGCGCTGTTGGGCTGTGGCTGACAAGAACCGGCCGCGCCGGGGGTGCTAGGCGGCCACCTCCTCGGCGGGCTGGGTCGGCTCGACCGGCGGGACCTCGAGCGTCTCCACCGGCCCGGCCGGCGGCTCCACGACCGGCGCCTTCGCCTTGGGCTTGCGCGGCTTCTTCTTCTCGATCGGCGCCGGCGGCGCAGCCACCGCCACCGCCTTGCCCGGCGCCTTGGGCGTCGCGCCCTTGGCGATGGCGCCGGCCAGGGACGTGTCGGCGCGCTTCAGCCAGTCCTCGCGGCGGGCGAGGTGCTCCCGCTGCTTCTTGAGGCGCAGCTCGGCGGTGGCCACCCGGACGCCCTGCTCGGGCGTCTTGGGCTCCTGCCGCATCGCCACCAGGGCCGCCTCGATCTCCGCGATCTTGTTCTTCGAGGCGTCGCGGTACAGAACCATCCGGGTCCTCCAGGACCGCGCCTTGAGCACCGCCTCGGGCTCGGGTGCCTGCGTCTTGGTCGCCTTCGTCTTCGTGGCCATGAAGCTGTCTCCTTCTGGTGTGGGGTGCGCTGCACAGGGCGCCGCGGCGATCGCGGCGCGGTATGGATATATCGTCATGGTGACAGTGTGCGCGGGGCGCCACCATGTTGCAAGGCGCGCCGGGCGTCGGCGCCGCCGCGCATTGGCGTGCCGCCTACGCCGAATCGAAGCCGATCGCGTCGGCGATGCCCGAGTCGATGAAGCGCGCCATCGCGCGGTACGCCTCGGTGGGATCGTCCCCCCAGGACATGCCGCCGACGATGTAGATGTGGCGATCCGGGTATTGCAGACAGACCAGCTCACGGTCGAACTCGAAGTCACCGGCCACGGTCTCGTGGATGCTGCGGATGGTGGCCATCATGGCCTCGACCGACCCGAAGATCTGCTTGCGGTCGACGTCGTCTTCCTGGCCGTCGGCCGGCGACGTGCCGGCCTCGCAGTCCGTGAGGGATTCCGGCCACTGAGAGATCGGGAGGTTGCGCAGCGTCTGCAGTAGTGCCGTCCCGGCCTCCCAGTCCAGCGGCCGACCTGGCGGGGCGACGCTGACCGCTCGGATGATGAAGTCCGCTCCCATGTGCTCCTCCTATGCCTCGGTGCTGCGGACGTCGATCCCGGGCCTGGTCACCTGCTTCTGGGCCTCGACCGCCACGTCGAGCGCCGCCAGCACCTTCTCGCGTTTGGTTCCTTTCGGCAGGCCGAGTTCCCGCTTGGCCTGCGCCGTCATGCTGCGCTTGAACCGGATGCCCTTGGCCTCCAGCTGGACGGCGCCGCGCAGCGCGAGGATCCGGAACAGGTAGATGCCTTCTCCGGTCAGGATCGTGCCCATGGCTCTACGCCAACGGCTGGACGTGACGGCCCGCCAGGAGATCGAGCCGCTGAAGCGCCGCACCCGGACGTCCGGCGCTGATCGCGTCTTCCACGAATTTCAGGTCCGCCCACGACAGGAACACGCCGCTGATCTCCGGGACGTCGCGCACCGGCAGCTCGCCGACCGCGGTGCAGGGGATTCCGCCGGAGACGAAGTAGGAGGACTGACCGCCGCGCGAGCACCGCAGACCGCCCATGCACTCGGCGATCGGCGTGGGCACGCCCTCCTGGAAGTACAGGCTCGCGCCGAAGTAGCAGTCGAACGACACCTTCTTGTCCTCGAGCTCCGCCATCAGCTCGAAGAGCGCGGCGCTGATGTCGTCGTCGACGCCGCTCTCCATCGTGACTTCTCTGATCCCGTCGCGCAGCACCGGCGTGGCGGTCGGGTGGAGCCGCTCCAGACGACGAGAGAACTGTGCCGGGATCTCCCCGGCGACCCTGAGCATGGCTGCCTGGTTCATGTATCTCCTCCTATCGCTCGTTCCACAGCAGGCGCAGCCGCCAGCTGCGCTCGTCGAATGTGGCCTCCGCGATGAACAGGCCATCGCCGAAGGCGCCGCTGTCGCGATCGCCCTTGGCTTCCAGCAACGACTCCGAGACCGTCAGCAGCCCGAGGCCGTCCGGGACGTCGTAGGGGTCGATGGTCGCGCCGTCCCACCGAGGCGCTCTCCCGTCCATCAGCCAGAACTGGACCGCCATGGCTACGACCGCTCGCAGTTGTTCAGGCACTGGTCGTAGTCGCCGAGCGGGCCGCCGCAGTCCAGGCAACGGCCGGCGGACTCGCCGACGTTGACCGGGTTGCCGGCCTCGTCAAACCAGCCGCCGGCTGGTGACCCCTCGTACATGGCGAGCATGGCCAGCTCCTCGGCGCTCGGCTGGTTCTCGCGGTCCAGCTCGACGGACAGCTCCTCCCACATGGCGCGCATGACCATCCGCTCCTGGGCCTGCAGCTTCTCGGACCAGTCCGTCGCCTCCTGGGCCGCGCAGTCCTCGCTCGTGGCGATGCACATGTTGACCGCGCCCACGTGCGGGCACTCGCCGTCCACCTCCTCCAGATACGAGCCGAAGATGCCGACCGAGGGATCGCCGGTGTCGATGGCCAGGACCATGGGTTGGCCGCAGGGCATCCAGTCGAGCGGGTAGGGCATCGGCAGGGGGCACGCAATCTGTGTTTTCATCGCTATCCTTTCCGACCCAGCCTGTGGGTCCTGAGCGTGGTGCGCTTTCCGTTGTCGACGCGGCGCCAGGGACAGTGCTGTCTCACCTAAGCCTCCTGCCTCCTAGTGCGCGCACGGCATCATGAGGATCGCCAGGCGCAGGATCAGAAGACCGGCGCCACAAATCAGCGCGCCTACGACCACGCCCGCCACGAAGCGGGGGACTGGCCGATCGTTCGTCGCGCCGATCACCAAGACGAGGACTCGCGGGTCGTCCATCACCCTCCCTCCGCAGCCCGGAAGCATCGCGGGCACGCCAGGCGGCCGCGGACCATCGGGGCCGCCGGCCGCACGACGACGCCGCAGAGCGCCTGGGACGACCGCTCGACCCGCAGGTGCACCACCTTCACGGGACTGGCCGGCACCAGGGCGGTGCGGTACGGTTCCGGCGCTGCGATCGGACGGAGCCTACGAGCCATGATTCGGCGCTTCCTCGTGCTCCTCCTCACTGGCCCAGCTCTCCACATACTGGGCCGCCAACTCGCCCAGCACGCGGGCCACGATCTGGTCCCGCAGCAACGCCCCCTCCCGGCGCTGCGACATGACGGTGACCCCCTCGGGGGTCACCCGGGGCTCGAGGTCGAGGGACTCCTCGACCTCCGAGAGCGACGCCACGGATCCCTCGCTCTGGCGGTCGGGGTCCGACGACAGGACCGTCAGAGCGGACGTGGCGGGGTCGATCCGCCACTCCGCCCGGCCGCCCACCGTGCGGTGGAGGATCAGGGTCGCGGCCAGGAGCGCCCGGCGTTGCGGCCCGTCGAGGCCCCCGATGGCGACGCGGATGATCCGATCCGTGTCGCCGAACTCGGACTTCACCTCGGGGCGATGCACCCCGAGGACCTGCAGATCGAGCCTCGCCCGCTCGGCGAGGCTCTGTAGCCCAGCCAGAGCGCGGCGGCATGGCATGACAGTCACCGTGTTCATGTCCTTCCTCCTACCCGATGTTGAGCGCCGACAGGGCGCGCTTCTGCCGCTCGACCGTGCTGACCGGCAGCTCGCCCTTCCAGTCCTGCCGTCGCGTGATGAGCGCCCCGCCACGGATCGGCTTGATCACCAGCTTCCCGGCCTCCGACAGCTCGCGGGTGAACTGCACGGGGTCCACGTCCGGGAACACCTCCCGGAACGCGGCGTTGAAGCCGCTGTACACCGTGTGGATGCCGGTGTAGTTGCCGGTCCGGAGCCGGACGATGGCGTCCATGACGAACGCCTCCGGCCCCGCCTTGCGCACCTGCTCGAGGCTCCGCTTCTTCTCCGCCATTGGTGTCCTCCTATGACCTGTCGATCAGCTCGGACCAGATGGCCAGCGCCATCGCATCCAGCGCGCGCCCGAACGCCACCGCGAACGTTCCCGACTTCCGCTTCCTGAGCCCGTCTCCGTTCCTCATGTGCTCCTCCTATGGCTGTGTCTGGCACAGCGGACCATGCCGGCCCCGGACTGCAGAGGGGCCGGCCTGAAGTCTCCAATCAGCTGATGACCTTCTCGACCCGGCAGTCCTTCACCCGCACCCTGGCGTACCAGGTGTGCGGCTTCGGGTAGTGCGGCCCCTCGACGGCGTGCTCGCCGTCGCGGATTTCCCGCCCGATCCCGGGGTGAAAGACCAAGACCTCCTTGCCGGCGGCCACCGCCGTCTTCAGGGCCTTCTTGGTGGGGTAGTTCGGCTCGACGTACATCGGCACCTCCTCCTGGGAGAGTTGTCGCCATGGCCCGGGGCGGGATGGCATTGGTGCGCGCGGACAGAGCATGGCGACATGGTGATAACGTATCGGTGTCACCACCGGGTCGCAAGCGGCGCCGGCGGAGCGGGACTGCTACCACGACGCGCGGCACCGCCTACGCCGCTCGCCAGCACGAACGCCGCCGCGAACGCCGTCGTCCGCCCGCTGGACGCCTTCCTGATCTCCTGGCGCCAGGTCGGCGGCGCCGGCGGCGGGGCGGGCGCCGCCGCCTTGGGCTTCTTCTGGCGCATCGTCGGCTGCCAGGGCGCGTGGCCTTGCTCGGCCGCCAGCTCGGCGACGACCTGGGCCACCGTCTTGTGCTCGACCCACCGGCCGTCGGCCAGCTGCACCTTGCCGCCCGGGACCGTAGCGCCGTCCACCTTGACGCGCGTGATCTTGACCCGCCGGCAGCGCACCTTCTGGGAGCGGGCGCGGACCACGATCGGGTCGCTCATCGCATCGCTCCAGGACCGAACCGGTCCGGGAAGATGATGGCCGCCAGCTTCTCGTCGTCGGTCGGCTCCCGGTCGTACAGCTCGTCATAGCGGCAGGTCTCGCACTGGAGCATGGTCTTGCGGTGCCGGAGGCAGATCGTCGCCCAGTACGCCTCGACGTCCTCCGTGTCGCAGGACCTCAGGATGAACTCGTCCCACTTGGTGTCGCCGGCCAGGATCATGAGCAGGTGCCGCTCGACCTGGACCCAGTCGGGCCCGGTCTTCCAGGCCACGCACAGCTGGTCCGAGCCGTTCGCCGATCCGCGGTGCTTCACCGAGATGTAGAACCGCGTGTCGGGCCACTTGGCCTTGAGGTGATTCCGAACGTCCACGATCATCATGGCCGCACCACCTTTCGTTGCTCGCCTACGCCACTCGGCTGCGAGTCTTTGTGCTGGTGAACGAGAACCCACCGATGGTTGTATTTCCACACCGCTCCGCACGGCGACACCGCGTAGGGCACTCCGTACGCGCGACGGATCCCGCCAGGCGTGCCGCAGGATGAGCAGACCGGAGGCTTGTCGATCATTGCGCCAGCCGCTCGATCAGTTTTCGGATGCCCGCCGCCGTCAGCTCGCGTTCGGCCCCGGCGACGATGGCGTGGAACAGCGCCTGCTCGCTGGCGGCAGCTCTGGCGGCCTTGGTCGGCACCGCCCAGCGTGCGGCGTTCTGGGCCGCGCGGTCGGCGAGCGCCGCCTTCGCCTGCGCCGCGGGCGTGGGCCGCGGCGGATCGGCCACCTTCACGGCGCAGGCATCGAGCCGGGCGCCCAGGGTGTCGCGCTCGGCGATCAGCGCGTCGCGCGCCGCCCAGTACGCGCGGTCCTTGCTCTCGTCCTTGCGCTTCATGATGAGGTCGAGGTCGCGGCGGATGTCGCCGAGCCGGGCGAAGATCGCCTGGCGTTCGGCGTCGGGGAGGTTGTAGCTGATCATCGGGCACCCTCCGTCGGGAAGAGTTGGCGGCGCCGGTGCGCGATCAGCGCCTGCTCGTCGATTGCGTTGCGGGGCATCACCGTCTGCTTCGGCGCCTCCAGGTACGCGGGGGAGACGCGGCGCCGTTCGCGCGCGCCGTCCTGGTACTCGATCGTGACGGTCGCCTTGTTCCTGGCGACGACCATCGCGATCCCCGCGCGCGGCGGATAGGGGATGGTCAGGGTGGGCACCACCACGATCATCCCCACGGTGAAGATGTCGGCCTCCCGCCTGGCGGCACGCTGACGGGCCTCCTTCAATTCGGCGGCGAGCTTGCCGATCAGCGTCGGCGGCAGCGCCGCCGCCATCTCGGCGAGGCGGTCGATCACCGCCGCCTCACCTTTCGGGTCGTGGGTGACGATCGCTTTCGCCTTGGTCGCGCGCACCGTCGCGCGCACGTCGCCACCCGCCTCCAGCGCGGAGTTGATGGCGGCGTGTTCGAGGTCGAGACGCTGGACACCGGCCCGCACCTCGAGCTCCGTGAGCCCGAGTTCCGAGATCCCGGCAACCTGCTTCGTGCCCGCCCGGTAGCGGTTGCGCGCCAGGTGGCGTTGCGCCTGCAGCTGGCGCTGGGCCACCTCGCGCGCCGCGGCACGGATCGAGCGCCGCTCGGTGGGTGTGAAGTGCTGTTCGAGAAACGTGTCGGACATTGGCGCCTCCACTCGGGGATTTGTCGCCAGCTCGCGCGCGGTGGTCGCGCGTCGTGGCGTCGTGGCGAGGTAGAGACATGGCGACATGGTGACAAGGTATCGGTGTCACCACCAGGTTGCGAGCGAGGCCGGCGCCGAGCTGATTGGGTGCTGATGGCTTTGGCCGGCGCCTGGAATTTCGGCGCCGCCTACGCCGCTCGACTGGTCTCGTCCTGCCGCGACCGCGCCGTTGGCTCTGCCCGAATGGCTTGGCCGGCGCCTGGAATTTCGGCGAGCCCGGGAGAGCTGTCCGAGCTGAGATCCGACAGCCGCCCGCTGCCCGCCTGCCGCCTGCTTGGCTCGTAGGCGCCGCGGGCCGAGAGCCGGCCCGCGCGCCGCCAGCCGCCAGCCGCCTTAGGCGAACCGCTCGGCGTCGTACACCCGCTGGGGCCTGCGGAGCACCGGCTGGCCGTGGAGCCGGACGCCGGCGACCTTGCCCTGCGCCGCGTTCAGGCTGTCCTTGAGCACCTCCTGCGCGCGCGCCACCGCTTCGAGCCGGCCCGACACCAGCGCCTGGGGCGCGGTCGCTGCCTCCTCGAGCGCCTCCCACAGCCTGTTGAATTGGGACTGGGCCACCTTCCGTCGCTCCGCCACGTTGGTCTCCAGGTTTTCCAGGTCAGTCGCCGTCATCGGCATCGTCGCCTCCTCCTGTGGACTTGCGGCCTCGGCACGGTCGGCACGGTCGGCACGGTCGGCACGGTCGGCACGCGGGCGCATGGTGATAAGGTATCGGTGTCACCGCCGGGTTGCGAGCGGGGCCGGGGCCGGGCTGGGGGCGGGGCTTGGCCGCTTGGCCGATGGCCAGCCGCCAGGGGCCGAGCCGCCAGCCGCCAGCCGCCTACGAATGTCTACGAAGTACTCCTACGTGCTTCTACGGTTTCTACGCCGGCCGGAGCGCGGGAGCTGGGCGCCGAGGTCCTTGGCCTGGGCCAGGTCCTGGGCTGCCGCCAGCGCTGCCGGGCCGAGCCGCCAGCCGCCAGCCGCCTACGAATGTCTACGAAGTACTCCTACGTCTACCGGGTAGTCGTCACGCGGCGAGTAGTGGAGGGGCGCGCGCACTCCGCGCGCGCGCCCCCGGTGAGGCGGGTTAGACGGTGGCGGGTTCGGGCGCGGGCGCGGGCGCGGGCGCGGTGTCGGGCGCGGGCGCGGGCGCGGAGGTCGGGCGCGAGCGGCGGGGTTTGGCGGACGTGGGACGCGAGCGGCGCGCGGGCGGAGGCGGAGGCGCGAGGCGATTGAGCGCGTCGGTCGCGCGCTCAAGCCAGCCGACGCGGCGCGAAACGAGGTCGGTAGCGCGGGCATGGCGAACGGCGAGGCGTCGCACGCGGAGGTCAACATCGTCGCGTGCGGGCGAGGTCGCGGGCAGGGACTTGAGAATCGCGCGCTCGGCGCCGAGGCGCGCCGCGATCAGATCAGCATCGGCGCGGGCGGAGGCGAGGTACCGCTCCATCCGCTCGCGCCAGATCGTTGCGGCGGCAACGGCGGCGGCGGACGTGGGAGCGGCGGACGTGGGAGCGGCGGACGTGGGAGCGGCGGCGGTCGGGTTCAGTCGCGGCATTGTCATTTCGCAGTCGGTAGCGCGCGGAGTGCGCGCGGGGAACGGCGCGCGCGTCACATGGGCGTTAGTGGCGATTCGCGTCATGTGCGGCATGTGTTCAATGTCGCACGGGGAGATACAGGTGTCAAGGGGTGAACCGACGGCGCGACGTTTTTTCGCCGCGGTCCGGGCACCGGCGGCCGCGGGCCGCGGTCCAGGCGCCAGCCCGCCGCCCGCCCGCCGCCTACGTCTACGCCGCGCCAGCGGCCGACCGGGCTCCGCCCGCGAAGCTCCGGGCGCCTTGCGCGCGCGGAGCGGAGCGGACGCGGACGCGGCGCCACCTTCCAGTTTTCGCGCCGCCTACGTCTACGCTATGGCTTTGGCTTGGCTTGGCTTGGCTTGCCGAGACCCAGTCGGACCCGGTCCGACTGGGTACGACTGGGTCCGACTGCTATGGCTGGGCTGGGAGCTGGCCGACGGGCAGGGGCGCCGAGAACAGGGACTTGTGGTAGTTCCCCCGGAGTGCTGCGTGCCAGGCGGCCCGGATCCCGGGGCCGATCTCCGGGTCGGCCACCCAGCGCTGCAGGAGGGCGCCGTTCTCCCGGACGTGGCGCTGCTCGTCCAGGACGAGCTGGTCCAGGAGGTCGGCCGTCTCCCGGTCGCCGTGCACCCGGACGTCGCCGGCGGCCCGCTGCAGGACCCTGGTGGCGAAGCGCTCCGGGAGGTATGCGTACACCAGCATCTCCTCCGGGCTGATCGCGCCGGCGACCTGGCCGTGGTAGTCCCGCTCGCAGGTGTCCCAGACCGGGCCGCCCTGGACAGGACGCGGGCCGTAGTGCCGCGCCCGGGCCGTGAGCCAGGCCCCGTGGTTCACCTCGTCTACGAGCCGCCGCTCAAGGAGCTGCCGGTCCTCGACGCCGAGCCGGGTGCTCCGCCGCAGGTACACGAACCGCCCAAGGCCGATGGCTTCGCCGCGCGCCTGGTCCCAGAGGAAGCCGTGGAGGATCTGGTCAGTCAGCATGGGAGCCTCCGGATGGTTTCGAGGGTTTTGAGGGTTCCTCAGACAGGCACCGCCGACAGGCGGCCCCAGAGCTGGTCCTCGGTGTAGATCTCCACCTGGTCGGTCTCGTAGTCCCGCCAGAGCTCGGCCACCATCGGGCGCTGGTCCAGGTTCAGGGACACCAGCTCGCGGAAGGTGGCGTCGTCCAGGTCGATCCGGTAGGTGATCTGGCCCTCGACCGAGCGGTCCGCCGTGAACTGGGTGACCTTCATGTGGTCGGGGCGGCCGGACTCGAACCGGCGACCTCCTGGTCCCAGGCCAGGCGCGCTCCCTCTGCGCCACGCCCCGAGCTGGTTACGGGGGCGGGAGTCGAACCCGCTTCTCGATGGTTATGGGCCACCGTGGTCTCCCAGACTCCCCGCGCGAGCATTCTGCCACCGGGCCCACACCCTGTCACCCAGCTCCGTGAGCCGGCCGATTCCCAGGACCCGCGGAGCCTCCACCTCCAGGAGCGGATCCGCCGCGTACACCGACCGGATGGCCTGGTACACGCCGGCGGCCGCGGGGACCGGCCCGATTGCCAGGAGGGCGTCCCGCCCGGTCCGCACGTGCCGACGCTCGTCCCGGGCGATGTCGAGGACCGCGAGTGCCTCGTCCAGCGCCCCCAGCTGGCGCAGGCGCCGCCCCAGGACCTCGAACGAGAGCATGGCGATGCGTTCAACCAGGTGCAGCATCAGGAGCCGTCCTGGAGCCTCCCAGGCCCGCCACGAGGCGAATAGAAGCCTGGCCTGACCGTCCGGGCGGCACTCCGGGTCGAGCCTGACCGCCAGCTCGGCCTGGATGGCTGCATGGCGGCGCTCGTCCTCCTGGTTGGACCGCAGTTCCGCCTCGAAGGCCGGCAGCCGATCCGCGAGCCAGCCGCTCGCGTGGGCCGCGTAGGCGTCCAGCGCCGACCCGCGCAGCAGGAGCCGGGCCACCACCGCGGCCTCCGCCGCGGGGATCACTCGCCCCACCAGCTGGGCCGGCCGGCCGGCGGCCGCTCGGGGATCACCCACTGGACCATGTTCCGCCGGCCGTTCCAGTCCTGGATCTGGATCCCAGCCCGGATGAGCCGGCGCTTCCAGTCCCAGTTCGTCCGCATGATGTTGCCCACCGTCGCACGGATCCCGAGGTCCCAGAGGGCGCGGGTCACCGTGGTCGTCACGAAGTGCCCACCCCAGACGTCTTGGACCATGACTTGGCCAGGCGCCTCGGGCTGGTAGCACCGGATCGTGCGCAGGAGGCTCCCGCGGGCCGGCAGCTCCTCGAGGTCGCGCGGGTCCTCGGGCTCCGGGTTGGCCTCGATGACCACGATCGCGCACTGGGTCCACCGGGTCGCCAGGCGTTCCCGGACGTATCCCCGCCAGCTGTCGTTCGGGTAGTCGAACCAGCGGCGGATGATCCGGGGCGGGTTCACCGTCCAGTAGGCCACCAGGGCAGCTCCGGCCATCGCCGGCGTCACCACCGTGAGCCGATCGCCGTTCACCGGGTCGATCGTCGGGAGCACGCGTTCCAGCTCCAGGCCGAAGGCGGGCATCAGGCTCAGGTCCACGGGCGCCGGCCCCACGGGCCGCGTCTTGTCCGGTCAGCCATGCTCCCGGACCTGGGAGACGACCGTCGCGAGCGGGCCGTAGAGCTTGCGGCGCAGCGCGTTGTACTCCGCCACCACCTGGCCCCACTCGGCATGGGTTTCGGGCCCGCGGGGGCCCGCGCGCCTCCACTTCCTGATGGCCAGCTCCCAGAGCTTCCGGCCCTGGGGATCCTCGGGCTCGGCGATCAGGATCCCGGGAGCGTCCGTGGGCGCGATCACGTGAGGCCCTGCACGAACTCGAGGGTCATTTCGGCGTGATCGTCAACGAGGGTCGAACTCAGGAGCCCTCCCGGACAGCGGCTGCCGGCTGGGTCTCGACCGGAGCACATTTCGGCCGGAAGCGCGCTGCAGGGGTCCTCCCGCGTGTTCACCGTGTCGAAGTGGACGCGCATGTTGTACTTGTTCGGCGCCGCACCCAGGAGCGGGATGTACTCCACCCAGTTGTCCTCCAGGGGCGTGGAGGGATTCACAGGGTCCGGTGTGCAGCTGATCTGGTCGTAGTTCGCTCGCTGGCCACGCGTGGCCGTCTTGAGGGTGACCCAGCCCGTGGTGGGATTCAGGGACGAGCCCTCGACGTCGGGGGCCGTCTGGGTCTTGTACCGGATGCGGTAGGTGACCGAGCTGGAGTAGCTCCGGCGCGTGTAGGCCGAACCGGTGACACGGCAGCCGTACACCGGGCCCGGTGGCGGTGGAGGTGGCGGCGGAGGCGGCGGGTTCGGGTTCTCGTAGGGAGGGAACTGCTCCTCCCAGTTCTCGTCCGGTGGGTTCCAGCCCACCTACAGCTCCCCGTAGTTTTCGACTTCGAAGACGCATTGCCAGATCCGGTAGCTGCGATGCGCCAGACCGATCCGCACGCCGGCCGCGTTGGACGTCCCGGAGGCCGGCAGGTCGAACTGGACGAACGAGCCCAGTGGGACCGCCGTGTTGGGCTCCGTGTAGCTCACCTGGATTCCCGGGACCAGGGTGAACTCGCCGCCGCTGACCGGGGCGGCCGACGTCTCGATCGCCCCCACCCACAGGAGCAGCAGGTCGAGCCGGCCGGCCGTCTGGAACTGGGGCGCGATGTCGATGATCTCGAATCGCTCGCCCTTGATGCCGATGAGGCCGGTGATCGGGTTCTGGATCTTGCTGTGCGTGACCCGCACCGAGTCGAGGATCTCGAGCGGGTGCTTCTGGTAGACCACGCTCAAGCGCAGGAAGGGCGGTGGATAGGCCCAGCGCTGCAGGAAGGCCAGCGACAGGTTGTCCATGATCGTCTGGCCGCCCAGGTTCGTGTCGATCCCGCGGAACTCCATCACGATCGTCGGCTCGGGCCCGTACTTCTCCACGCTGGCCTCGGCCTGGTAGACCTGCCGGCGGCCGAAGGCGTCCCGCGCGAGGGGCGTGCCGTCGGCGTTGATCCGGTTGTAGTCGTACCGGACATCGATGGCGTTTTTGACCGTGCTCTGGATCACCCACTGGTGGAGCGGACGCCCGGTGCCCGGGTCGATGATAATCGCGTCCTCGCCGAGCTGGAAGATGTCGTCGAGCGCGACCGTCGTCAGGAACATCAGAAGACCTGCGGCTGGTAGTAAATCGAGATCGCGCCGAGCAGGATACCGCCGCTGTCCGTCGTGGCGCCACCGGAGATCGACAGTCCCAGCAGGCTGTCGGGGACATTCGTGGTGATCGCGCCCATGTAGTTGCCGTCCATCCAGGCCTTCACCTCGTTCGAGCGGGCCCGGAACATGACCTTCCGCGGCGACGCGAATCCGGAGCCGAGGTCCATGGCCGACTCGATGCCGGATTTGCGGCACACCAGGAACGCCGAGGCCGAGTCGATCTGTCGAATATACGCGCCGTTCGCCGGGTCGCCCGCGCTGAAGGACACCTCCGTCAACCCAACCCGAGCGGCTCCGGCGACGCCGAAGTTGTATCGCTGGATTTCCATGAAGAAGGTCAGGGGCTTGGAGCTGAGGCGCCACGGGACGGCCATACCGCCGCCGGGCTGGGCCAGATCGGCGCGACCGGCGACGCCCCCGGCGGCCGCCAGCACAACACAGCCTCCCAGAGCCGAGGCATCGTACCCGACGCTGCCTGCGGTGGTGAAGTAGTGGCCGTCGACAACGAAGCGATCGGCGGCGGGATACCAGCAGGAGTAGCCCTCCAGGTCAAAGCGCGTGTAGCTCGTGCGGCGGTCCGCCGGATCCTCGAAGAGGACATCGGTGCTATCGGCGGTGACGAAGGTCACGCCCGCCTTGGAGAAGGAGATGTCGTACCGGCCGCTGGTGACATAGAAATCGTAGCTCCCGTTCGGATCGTTCAGGAACGGGTTGGCCTTGGGCGTCTGGCGGTCGTCCGAGAAGATCTCGGCCATGGTGGCGGTGCCGGCCAGGCGGACCGAGACGCTGACGCTGGACATCGGGTTGCCGCCGCTATCGAACAGGACGCCGTGGATCGCCTGCATCGCTCAGTGGTCGTGCAGGAGGATGTCAGTCGTGTCTTCGTTCACGAAGGTCACTCCCACCTTGAAGAAGAAGATGTCGTACCGCCCGTTCGCTGCGTAAAACGCGTAGGCCCCGTTCGCGGCGTTGGTGAAGGGGTTGCCCATCGGGGCGCCGGTCGTGTTCGCCGAGTAGATGGCGGCGATGGTGGCGGTCCCCGCGAGGCGCACGGTGACGGTGACGCCCGAGAGCGGGTTGCCACCCGAGTCCAGGACGACGCCCGTGCACTTCTCCACCTCAGAGCACCTCCTCGACGGAGATCCGGCCCATGCCGAGGGCCGATCGGAGGAACTCGGGCGTGCGGAGAAGCTTGCAGCTGTACTGGCCGCGCTGGTTCACGAGCGGAAAGATGTTGAGCGGGCGCAGACACTGGTTCTCGACGAAGCTCTTGAGCTCGGTCGGGGCCGATTCTCGGAACCGCATCTGGGCCCACGGGAAGAAGTAGTCGCGGTAGGTCTCGAACCTCACGATGTCCACCAGGCCTTTCGGGATGGCGCCGCCGTCATCGAACGATAGATTATCGTAGGCCGTGTTCGACCCGTTCCCGGTGCTGAGCAGGACCTGGAGCGCCAGGTTGATCGGGTGGACCACGCCGGTCTCGAAGGGCGCATCCGTCGTGGCGCCGCGGAAGATCTGCCGGCGCGCGAAGCGCTGAATGTCCGTGGCCTGCAGCACCCACGCGGTGCCATTCTCCGAGGTCTGCACCGATAGGATGTCCATGTTGGCGAAGCCCGGGCCCGGCCCGTAGTCCGCCTCGTTCAGCGGCGCGTACCCCAGGTAGAGCGTCATGCGGGTGCCGCGCGACAGGCGCTCGCCGTTGTGCACCAGGGCTTGGGCCGCGTGTGCCTCGAGGGACGAGCCGCGCTGGGCCCGGACGACGCCGGTGAAGGTCTGGGACACCGTGTTGAGGCCGGTGTACTTGATGTCCTCGTTGTCGATGATGATGTGGCCGCGCGACGGGTAGCTGCTGATGTTCGCGTCCACCTGGACGGTGGTGGTGCTGGTGTCCATGGCCAGGAACAGGCGGCGCGCTGGGTCCGCCACGTAGCGCGTGATCTCGCCGCCGACGTCGACCAGCTCGACCGTCGTGGCCCCCACCGTCGACGTCCCGGAGACCGGATCGACGGACTGGCTCTGACCGCCCACGCGCCGCAGACACACGATCTTGGGGACCGTGGGGTTCTTGACCTGGAGCGTGGCGAAGTCGACCGAGAACGGGTACTCCGTGCCGCGGTTGAGCCAGTTCGGGACGTGCGACGCGCGGATGAAGAGCGCCGGCTGGGTCGACCAGCGGCGGCGCTCCACGCCATAGGCAAAGGTTTCGTCGCGCGGCATCAGCCAGCCTCCCGATACGTGCCGTAGCTGCCCGCGCGGATGTTCACCGCCTGGGCGCCCGTCTCAGCGCGCACCCGAGGAATCACCGTCCCGGCGGTGCCGCCGTTCTGGAGCACCCACTCGAGGACGGTCAACCGCTGCGCCGGGCCCGCGCTGCCCGTATCGCCTGGGTCCACGTCGTACGCGCTGAAGGCGTCCAGGGCGACGATCGTCGCCGAGGTGCTCCGCGTCAGAAGCCAGGACACACGCGTCGGCGTGGCCGGCCCGCTCAGCGTGATGCGGATGCCCTCCGACGTCGCCCCGGCGTCCACCATGAACACGAAGCGGCCGCTGTAGCGCTTGCCGGCCGCGACCGGGATCCCCATGCCCGTGATGTCCGTGAAGCTGGTCGAGACGATGCCCGCCTGGTCCGCGCTCTTCTCGACGAACCCCGTCTGGCCGAGGAGCGAGCCGATCAGGGCGGAGAGCTGGGTCCCGCTCACCGCCTTGTTGGCCGAACCCTCCTGCACCACGTAGCGGTGCGAGGTCAGCGCGGCGGCCGCCGAGGCGATCAGGCTGATCGGGGTGTCGGCCATCTCAGTGCTCCAGCTCGATGGCCCCGCTGAGGTCCTCGAGCATGATCCGGCCGCCGTCCTCCAGCAGGATGTAGAACGAGTCCTCGGGCGGCTCGGGCGGCTCGGGCGGGATGATCTCCGGGTAGGTCATCGTCGCCGAGGAGATGCCCGTCAGGAGCGGCGTGGGGCTGGTCACCCGGCGCACGCTGTATTGGCCACGCTGGTTGATGATCGGGATCAGGCCGAGCGGACGCAGCAGCTGGGTCTCGACGAAGGTCTTGGCATCGACCGGCCCGGGCTCCCGGAAGCGCATTTCCGTGAGCGGGAACTGGCGCTGGAAGTAGCGGAACATCGAGATGTCCACGAAGTCCTTCGGGACCCCCGCGCCGTTCTCGTACTCATACACGTCGTTGGCGCTGTTCGACCCGTTGCCAGTCGACAGGAGGATGCGCAGCGCCAGGCGCAGCGGGTTGCCCTTGATCGTGAACGGGTTGTTGGTCGTCGACTTGGTGAAGATCTTCTTTCGCGTGAAGACCTGGACGTCGTGCGCGGTGATGGTCCACCCGCCCGGGGTCGACTGGATCTGGGTCACGTTCATCAGGGCGTAGCCCGGTCCGGGCCCGTAGTCCGACTCGTCCAGGGCGTCGTAGCCCAGCTCCAGGCGGACGCGGGTATTGCGGCGGATCTGCTCGCCATTGTGGACGAGCGCGCCGGCATCGTGAACGTCCGGCAGCGTGCCGCGCATGCCGCGCGAGATCGACCGGAACACCCCATCCGGACCGTCCTGGTAGGTCGCGCGGTAGCCGATGTCCTCGTCGTCGATGCGGATGAAGCCGAGATCGGGGTAGGCCGAGATGTCGCCGCCGATGCGGATCTCCGCGTCGGCGTCGGACACCACGTCCACGCGGTTGTGGCGACCCAGGCCGAGGTTCGGGTCCACGGGAAGTGAGGAGCCCAGGTCGTGGATGAGCGGCCGCGCCGGGTCCGAGACATAGCGCGTGATCATCCCGCCCACGTCCACCATTTCGATGGTCAGGGCCCCGACCGAGGAGACCCCGGTAATCAGGTCAACCGACTGGGCGATGCCGCTCAGGTGGCGGATGCACACCAGCTTGTCGCGGAGCCGAGACCGGACGTCCGCCGTGGCGAAGTCCCTCGAGAAGTCCCACACGCGCGACTGGTCGAGCATGTTCGGGACCACGCTGAAGACGACGAAGGCCACCGGGCGGGTGGCCATCCGCTGGCGCTCCAGGCGGTACCGTGAGGATTCGCGCCGCATCAGGCCGCGCCGTTGCGGATGAGCGGCGACCAGGACCACAGGTGCCGCGTCTTGTACACGCGCTGCGGGTTGAACTCGTTAGTCACCAGCTCGGCATAGGGCCAGTAGTTGCGGTACGCCGGGAAGTGGTTGGCCAGGACCCGGTACGGCGCATCGTTGGGCCAGGCGAACTTGAAGATCGCCAGCGAGTCATAGAGGCCCTCGGCCGTGCCGCCGACGTCGAGGGTCGCCGGCTGCGTCGACAGGATCCCCGTGCCCGCTCCGGCCGCGCCCGTGAACTCCTGGAACGACGCCCCGTTGACCGAGAACCAGGCCGAGAGATCGCCCGTTGCGGTCCAGCGTCCGACGAGCGTCAGCCGTTCGTTGGTATTCCACACGGCCGCGGCAAAGCGGCGCTTGTCGACGCCGGCTGCGTCGAAGAAATACCAGTTCAGGAAATTGCTCGTGTCCTTGAAGAAATAGATCGCGTTCTTCCCAGTGTCCGGGCTGGTGTAGGCCTGGAAGAACGAGTGCTGGACACCGTCCCCGGACGGGAATGAGGGCTTGCAGTCGACCACGACGATGCCCTCTTCTTTGATCAGGGGATCGTCATAGCCCGTCCGGTTCGGTGTGGCGGTCGACTGGACGGAGTTCATCGTGAGGTACTGCGAGGTGGCCAGCCGAATGCCGCGGCCCCGGAACGCCCACTCGTAGGACGCCACGCTCGGCGTGAATCCGACGGGCGACCAGGTGAGGCCGTTCTGGTCCGCCAGGCTCCACTCGAAGTGCCAGACGCTGCCCTGATAGCGGTCCACCCACAGCTCGAAGGGCCGCCCCAGACCGCCATGGGTCTCGAAGAATGTGCGCAGGGCCATGTAGTCCGCATCCTCGAAGAAGAAGGCCACGCGCTGGATCTCTTCATTCCGCGCGAAGAGGTACTCCCCCTTGCCGCCCTGGACGATGTTGGTCGATCGCTGGGAGGTCGTGCTCGCCGAGTGCTCCGTGGCCTGTTCGGCGAGATCGAGCAGGATCGCCGTCGAGGTCCCCTGGGGCGTCCAGCGGATCCGCGGGTACGAGAAGGTCGGCTGGAACGGGAGAATCATACCGAGCGCAGGTTGACGGTCACGCGCCAGAGGTGGCGGCTGAGCACGGGACGGTCGGGCTCGAACTCCGCCGAGAGCAGCTCACCGCGGCCGTAGTAGTTGCGCCACACGGGGCGGCGCGCCGCGAACAGGCGCCACGGCGTGTCCCCCGACCAGGCGCGCTTCCAGAACGTGACGCTCTCGTAGGTCCCGGCCGCGCGACCGCTCTGGTCGTTGCGGGCCCCGATCAGGAGTCGTGGCGGGAGCGCCGACATCAAGCCGTTCCCCGTCACGTCCAGCTGCTCCATCTTGATGAACGTGCCGGCATCCACCGCGTACCACGCCGTCAGGGTACCGTCCGCGCCCCAGCGCGCCACCAGCTCGAGCCCCTGGCCGGCCTCCCACGTATCCACGCCGGGCGTGAGGACGTGGTACACGCGGCGGTTCAGGCCTGTGCCGTCCCAGACATCGAAGCGCACGTGGTTGTCCGCGGTCTTCCAGAGCAGGAGCCGGTTCGAACCGGGCGGCGACAGGCTCTCCTCGGTGTCCACGAAGACCCGCGTGGAGCTGTCCATTGCCGCGAAGGCCGGTCGCACGCGCACCGCCACGATGCCCTCGCGATAATCGAACGGGTCGTCGTAGTTCGTGGGCTGTGGCGCAGAGGCCTGGGCCGTGAAGACGCTCAGGTCTCGGTTGCCGCTCAGGACCACGCCTCGCCCCTCGCCCACCTCGGCGTAGGGGATCCGGCTGGGGGCATTCCGCATGGTCAGCACCAGGCCGTTCTGGTCCGCCAGCGTGCGCTCGAAGCTCCACGCGCTGCCCACCCAGCGATCGAGCCAGAACTCGAACGCGCCCCCGGGTCCGGCCGTCTGCTCCCAGAACATCCGGAACGCCTGGTACTCCGGGCTCTCCAGCAGGAGATCGACGCGCGCCGTGTAGTCGTAACGCGAGAAGAGGTACTCGCGATGCCCGCTCTGCAGCGCGTTGACGCCCCGGATGGCCGTGATCGCCGGCGCGGCCTCCACCGTGCGCTCCGGGAGATCGAACGTGATGCCGTTCCACCGGGCCCGGCTCGCCGCGAAGGTCGGGATGATCTGGACGACCGGCTGGCGCGGGCGCCCCTGCAGGACGATCGAATCGACGATGGCCTGCTCCTCGGCATCGCGGGGAAAGACGGGCACCACGCCAGCGGACTGGCGTACCAGGGACGCGGAGGCCCAGGGATCCAGGATCGGGAGCTCTGTCGTGGGGTACGGGGTGGCCTTGTTCCCGCGGGAGTCGAGCTCGAAGCTGAGGTTGTCCGCCGAGAAGTTCTCATAGCAGAAGGCAAACCCCTCGCGGCGATCCGTCGCCGTGCCGGTGATGAGGTCGGGGTCCCCGATGGTCAGGGCGTGCACCTGGTCGCTCTTGGGTCGGCTGGGCGCGCTGTAGTAGTTGCCGACGAAGTTGCCGAGCCCCTCGTGGTGCAGCCAGCTGCCCTGCGTCACCCACTCCCAGATCAGGTTGTTCCGGAAGTCGAGGCAGGTATCGTCCGGCGGAGGTCCCATGACGACCTGGGGGTCCTCGAGAAACTCCGAGTCCGTGGGGTTCCACTTGTACTGGGGGTTCCGCTGGTTGCCGCGGTAGAGGTTGCGCCAGACCGAGATCCGCTTGGACCGGTAGCCGATGAGCTGGGTCTTGTTGCTGGTCGACCCGGTGTGCAGGAAGCAGTTGCTCAGGGTGACGTTGTAGGTGGTCCTGGACGGGTCGTTGCTCTGAGCGTCCCCGGAGATGTCGCACGCGCCGTCGTCCGCGCGCCGGAGCGAGAGATGGTCCAGGACGATGTTGTACGCCCCCCGGAAGAGCTGCATGCAGTCGAACAGGACGTTCCGGATCCGCAGGTAGCGACAGATCACGTCGTGGGCTCCGAGGTCACCGCGCATGATGATGCCGCGCCCGGTGATAGTGATGCCAGGCTGGGGCGCGGTCTCGCCCGCGATGGTGATGTGGTCGCCCAGGACCCGGATCTCGTTCTCCCCGGGACCCGAGAGCACCGGGATCTCGCCCGCGACGTCGAAGACGATGAAGCGGTTGCTCGCCGACACCGCATCGCGCAGCGAGCCCGGACCGCTCGAATTGAGGTTCGTGACGTGGAACTCCGACTGGCCGGTGCCCCCCGGCGTGACCGCGCCGAACCCGAAGTACTCGACGTCGGCGACCGGCATCAGCCGAGGCCGGTCATCATGAAATCATCTGACCCGAGGTCCATCACCATGCCCCGGCGGCCTGCCACTTCGCGGATGTGCTTGATCAGATCCGACACCTGATCGTCCGTGAGTCCGAGCGAGCCGAGCTGCTGGCCGCTGACGAGGAACTGCTGGCCCCGGGGCGCTTCATACACGTCGTCGGCCGGTCCGCCCGGCCGCGCCTGGAACGGCAAGTACGTCCGCCTGGTCACGCCCCCCACGGTCGAGCGTTCATCATAGGCGATGGGGGCCTTTTCACCGATTTCCTGGAACTGGGCGCGCAGGTCCGCGTCTGCCTCGTCCAGCTGTTCGCGCCCGCGGCGGGCGCCCTCCACGATCGACCGGAGGCGCCCCAGATTGTCCGCCGCGATGAACGAGTCCGGCACATCCACCGCGGGACCCAGGCGCTCGTCGTCCGCGAGGCCCTGCAGCTCGGCATCGACCGGCCAGTCCTGCCCGAAGCGACCGGCCAGGTTGAGCTGGGCGAGCTTCCGGATCACGCCGCCGAGGGGCAGTCCGGCCACCTGGCCGCCCCGGAGCGACTCGAAGAAGATCGCCGCCGCGCGCGGCTGACCATAGGCGAGCTTGGCCATGGCCGCCACGTGTTCGTCCGCCGCTTCCGCCGCTGCCGTCAGGCGGTCGCCCGCCGCTTCCAGGTCGAGTCGGTCCTGCATCTCCTGAAACCTCTCCCGCACCCGGACGTATTCAGCCAGCACCGTGACCACGTCGCCGGCGTCCGCGTAGCCCCAGAACTCTGTGGGGGGCGTGCCGGCCCCGAGGTCGGCCTCGTGCAGGATGACATCGAACCTCGGGTCCGGGTCGATCACGCGGCCGCCCGGGCGGATGCCCCACCCCTTCGGCAGCGGGTCCTTGAAAGCGATCGCCTGGCCGTACTGGATCTCGCCCGTGATGCCCTTCATCGTGCCGCCGAAGGTCTTCCACCCGTTGGTCATGGTGTAGCCGGGGTCGCCCAGATCGCCGACGACGTGCGTCCGTAGATACTCGTCGAGCACCGCGACCGGCTTCGCCAGGGTGGCGTTCTTCGCGGCGTTCTGGACCTCCTCGTTCGCCCGGTCGACCGCCTCGTCCAGCCCCTGCGCCAGACGGCGGACGAGGCGCGCGGCTCCCGTGGCATAGGCCCCCATGCGCCGCGTCCGGTTGATAGCTGTTCGCTTTTCCTGCTTCGTCTTGGCCCGACCGGCGAGCGCCAGCGCGAGCCCCGCCGCGGCGCCCACGCCCGCCCCGATCGCGCCGGCCGTCGAGCTGGCCACCGGGACGAGGCCCGTGGCCGCCAGCTGGCCGCCCAGGGCCGCGCCAGAGAGCCCGCCCGTGATCGTGCCCGCCAGGGGCGATCCCGACTGGTAGGCCGAGTAGAGGCCGACACCGAAGGTCACCGAGGAGAGCGCGAGGCCGAGCCCCTGGCCCACGGTCAGCGACTGCAGCGCCGCGGTCAGGTCGAAGCCACTCCCAGCGCCGGCGGCCGACACCGAAGGCGTGATCTCGCCGAACTCGCCGAACCGCGTCATGGACTGGAACCCAGGTGTCTGGGAGGGCATCGCCGTGCCCATCTCGTCGAACGTGGCGAACGCGTCCATGCTCTGGAGCTGCCGCGCCTGGGCGGCCGCGGACGTCCCGCCGCCGAAGAACTGCGAGATCGGCGTGCCGAGGAACCCGCGCACCGACGTTCCCAGCCCCTCGACGAATCCCGAGAACCCAGTGGCCGGTGCACGAGGGACGACGGGGGTCCCCACCTGTGGCGCCGTGACGCGGCCCAGTCCGAAGCTGTACTGGCTGACGTCTGGGAAGGCGAAGCCTTGCCCCATCGGCTCCATGGGGCCGGAGACGGCCTGCGCGCCTGGCACGGCCGCTCCGGGCAGGACCAAGGCGCTGATCAGGTCAGGCGGGACGGCGATCGGCTGGCGCTGACCTCCCACGAGGCCGCCCGTGAGGATGCGGGCGAGCTGGCCAATCTGACCCGCCAACCCAAGCGGCGTCTGGGTCGGCGCGGGCGACAAGGCCACGAACTCTGGCAGCAGCGGCGGCGCCACCGTGGCCACGGATGGCATCGCGGTCAGATCGACCGGCTCCGCCGGGAGCGCAATCGGCTCCGGGACCTCGACCTGGAGGAGCGGGCCCGCCGGGAGCGCGATGGGCGCGGGGATCTCGATCGGCACGAGCGGATCCGACGGAATCGCGATGGGTTCCGGGATCTCGATCGGCAGCAGGGGGCCGGAGGGCAGGGCGATGGGCTCCGGGATGTCGATGGGCGCCAGAGGATCGGCTGGAATCGCGAGAAGATGCGGAAGCTGGACAACGCCGATGGGCGGCGCGGGCAGCGCGACGGGCTCCGGAATCTCGACGGGCTCCGCGGGTTCGGCGGGGATCGCGACGGGCTCCGGAATCTCGACGGGCTCCGCCGGGACGGCCGGGACCGCAGCGGGTACGCTGACACCCGTCGGCCTCGAGGGCTCGGCCGGATGCGCGATCGGACCACTCGACACGAAGGGCGCGATCGCCGCCGCCGCCGGGAGGATGCCGCCTGTGGTGGGAGCCCCGCCGTCGGCGGCACCCGACGGGGCGATGCTCGTCAGCGTCGGGAAGCCGCGGGCGGCTCCCTGGCCCAGGAACATCTTGGCGAGATCCGAGAGCTGGGCCTCTGCGAATGCCGAGAGGAAGCGCGTGACGATGGCGCGCCCCGCCTGCTCGGCCAGCGGCCCGAGCCCCTTGAATCCCTCGTCCACCACGGTGAAGAAGCTGTTCGACATGAAGCCGCCCAGGTCGGACGCCGTGCCCTGCACGATCGAGCGCATCCGGGTGCCCCACTGTTCGGCGCCGGAGGCCACGTCCTGGAGGCCCTTGATGACGCCGGCGAAGGGGTCCTCCTGGTCCCCCACTTCCTTGATCGACACGATCATGTCCCGGTAGAGCCGCTCGATCTCGGCGGTGGTCTTGCGCGTCTCCTCCACGAGCGCTTCCCGCTGGGCCTGGTTCTGGCTGGTGTCGGCAAGCGCGTCGCGCTGGCGGTTCAGCTCGCGGATGCGGTCGGTGAGGACGTCGACCTGCTCCGCCATGCCGGCGATCTCGGCGCGGGACATCTCGGGCTGTGTGATCTGGCCCATCTGGTAGAGCGCCTGGAACTGCTCCTGACGGGCCTGGATCTCGCGGTCGCGTCCCGCCAGGCGGTACTGCTCCTGCTGGGCGCGAAAGTCCATCTCGCGCTGGATCTGGGAGATCTCCATCGGGGCGATCGCCGGCGCGGCGCGCCCCAGGCGCTCGCGCAAGGCCTCCGGGATGCGCCCCTGCAGCTGCTCCATGATGGCCGGCAGGTTGTAGGTGCGCTGCAGCTCCTGGCCGGCCATGATCCGCTGGCCGTATTCCTCCGCTTGCTGCTGGGCCAGGGGGCTCACCGCACCGTAGAGCGCGGAGTCGAGCAGCAGCTCGCCTTGCTGTTCCCGGACCCGGATGGCCTCGATCATGGCCTGGCGCTCGGCCTGGAGGCGGTCGTCGAACTGCTGCAGGACGTTCAGCCGGCGGCGGGCCAGGGCGTCGAGCTGGGTTTCGAGCGCCTCGCGGCGACCGTAGGGTTCGCTGCCGCGGAGTTTTCGCTCCTCGTCGAGCTGGGTGAGCTGATTCCTGAGCGTCCACGATTCGAGGTCCAGCGTCTGGACGATCTCCGCGCGTTCGATGGCCCCGGCGCGCTCGATGTCCTGGGGGATGATGGCGCGGCCGCGCTCGTAGCGGGCTCCCTCGATGGTGCCTTGCGACAGGAGCGTGCGCGCCGAGATGATGCTTTGCAGACCCTCCTGGATGCGCTGGAGATTGCCCAGCTGCAGCTCGATGTCGAGCCCGCGCCGCGCCGTCGCCCCGCGCTCTTCGACGGCGGCGCGCTGCATGATGAGCTGCTGGCGCCGGCCCTCGAACTCTTCCTCCGCCGATGTGCGCAGCTGTTCGAGCCCGCCCGCTCTGGCGGCCCGCGCCATGGTCTGCTGCTCTTCCCTCAATCGCGGGAGCGCGGGGTCCCGGAAGCCGGTGCGCATCTCCCACCTGAGGCGCGCCTCGATGTCGCGGCTCATCTGGCCGGCGCGCTCGCCCATGTCGCCGCCCGGGATGTTCTCGAAGCGACGGATGAGATCCTCGATGGGCTTCAGGCGGCTGCGCCGCTGCGCTTCGAGCTCCCGCAGCTGTTCGTTGAGGCTCTGCACCTCCAGCTCGGTCTGGCGCTGCATGAGGCCGCGCTCCACCCCGACGGCTCCCGCGATCGCCCCCGGGGACACCGCCAGGCCACGACGGAAGCGGGCCTCCTCGAGCTGGGCCCCGACGCCGGCCTGCTGGCCGCCGATGATCGCCTGGTTGGCCCGCGCCGTCGCGGCCGCTCCTTCGGTCTCGGCGAAAATCGCCGACAGCGCGGCTGCGCGCTGGACGAACAGCTCGCGCTCCGTGGGCATGCCGGTCAGGAACTTGTAGAACGCCGCGCTCATGTTGACGAAGTGCCCGGTGATCGACTCCGCACGGACGTCGATCAGCTCCAGGTCCCCGTGGAGCGAGCGCAGCTGGGAATGGAGCCCGCTCACATCGAAGGAGCGGACCGCGAGGTTCAGCGCGGCCTGCGCCTGCGCCGCCTCGTTCGCGGCGTTCATGTACGCGGCGAGCGCCGTCACGCCGACGCCGATCGCACCGAGGGCGATGCCGGCGCCCATCGCTCCCGAGGCCGCGACGAAGCCGCCGAGGCGCAGGGCCTGGGCGCCCTGGAAGACCGGGCCGGCAAACTCGGGCGCCAGCGCGGCGACCGCCGGCGCGATCAGCTGGCGGCCTTCCCGGAAGCTGACCGTGCCCGTGCCCGTCACGGTGCCGCGTCGCGGCTGGCGTTCGAGATCCTCGATCTGCTGGGCGGCGACCCCCGCTTGGTCCACCCGAGCCAGGCGCCCCTGGTAGTACTCTGCTCGGGCCGTCTGCCCCATGGCCTGGGAGGCGGCGATCTGGCGGCGCAGCTCGATCCGCTCCAGCTCGAGCTGCAGCTCGCGCTGCTGGCGCATGATGAGCACGCGCTCCCGCTCGTGCTGGGCGGCTTCCTGCTCGGTCCGGGATGCGTCCCGCTTGGCCTCGGCCATGCGTCGCTGGATGGCGAGCATCTCCAGCTGGTCGCGGATCTGCAGCTGCGGTAGCTCGCGTAGGGTAAACGCTTCGTTGAACTGTTGCTGGGCGGCCTGGAACTGTTCGCGGGTCGTCTGGCCTTCCTGGAACTTTTTCTTGGCATCGGTCCAGGCGTTGACCAGGCGCCCGAGGAAGCTCTCGCTGCGGACCGTGAACTCTTCGAGTGAGCGGTTGGCCGAGGCCAGCTCCGCCTCGAACGCGTCCATCGTCATGCTGCGAATCGAGATGTTCCACTGAGCCTGGCTCTCCGCGGCCTTGTTGGTCGCGGTGATCCGGTCTGTGATCAGCCGGGCCCCCAGCTGGATGACGCCGTGCAGCGACGTCAGGTTGGTCATGGTCTGGGCGATCGACGGCGCCACGTTGCGCATCGCCAGCGCGACCTCGTTCCATCGCTGCTGGAGCTGCCCGGCGATCGGGATGGCATCTCGCGTCGTCGCCATCCAGTCGACGGTGTTCTTCGTCGTGGTGGCGAGCTGCTGCTGGAACTCGCGGATGCCCTGGGTGGCGTTGTCCCGCCAGGTGGCCTGCACCTCGTACATCAGCCGTTCGTCAGGCACCGCGCATCACCTCCTCGTCGGGAGACCCGAAGTCGCCGAACAGGATCAGGTAGTTTCGCCAGAACTTGCTGGCCGGCATGGCGAGCACGTCCGTCGGGAGCATGCGCATCCGGAGCGAGAACCGCTGCACCATGCCGAGGAAGTGGCGGCGCTTCATCGTCGTATCGAGCCGCCCGGGCGTGTCCGAGAGGATCCCCCAGCGGCGCAGCATCGCGTAGCCGACCCGATCCCGGTCCGGGCCCATCAGGTTGATCTTCCGCTCGTCGCGCAGGAAAGCGGGTTCCTCGATGGCGGTGGCCAGGAGCCGGTTCATCCAGTGCTCCCAGGACAGGCGCAGCGCCACCTGCTCGTCGGCATCCATGGCCCGGTAGGTCACCCCGTAGGGATCGCACACCTGGTCCGGCATCCCCGCCTCGAGCAGCTCGTCGACGGAGACCTCGCGGAGACGGACCATGACGGGCTGCCCGAACCGGCGCGACCGGAAGGGCAGCTCGTACCAGCCGTCAGGCGTCCGGGGCGTCTCGTCCAGGGTCGGGGGCCGGCGCGGCGGGCTCGGCCGCGGGAGCCCCGAACCCCACCCCCGACAGGTCGGCGATCCGCGCTGCGAGGTAGAACGCGTCGTCCTTGTAGCGCACCACCTGGTCGGGCCGGAGTTGCGGCGTCAGGAGTCCCGCCGACACCATCCGGTACTGCGCCTGCAGGAGTGCCTCCAGATGGGCCTCCTGGACCTCGGGCGGCTGGGCCTGAAACCACTGGCCGGCCAGCTGCTGGCGATGCTCTGGCGGCCACGCCTCGGAGCCCGGGATCACGGGCTGGAAGGACACGACCTCGGCAAAGCCCACCATGCCGATCTCGACGTGCACGCCGTCCCGGCGGAGCTCCTGGGCGCGAGCCTCCAGCAGCTCGTTCTCCTCCACCGGTTCGGTCTCGGCGCCCTCCTCGATCGGCGGTCGGGCGGCCAGGGCGAGCACCTTCACGCGCTCGACCTCGACCGGGTCCCACTCGCGCGGCGGTCGCAGGAACCCGCGCAGCAGCAGCTGGGTGGTGGTCATCCTGGACACGCGCGCGCTCAGGCCTGGCAGGCGGACCCACTCGTGCCAGGTCTTGTCGAACATCTCCTCGGTGAGGACGACCGCGCCGGGCGGCAGTCCGTTCGTCGTATCACTCACAGATGGCCTCCAGATGCCCTTCGGTCGCGCCTATGGTACTGGCAGTTTCAGCTGTGCAGACCGGCGGCGACGATGAGCCCCCTGATCGTCACGGCTCGTCGCGCTGCTGCTCGATGATGACCGAGCACGACTGCGTGATCCGCACGACGGTCCCCTTCTCGATCAGGAGCCGATGCGCCATGTGAATGTTGCCGCACGCCGAGACGACCGACGACTCGGCGTCGCTCGCCAAGTGTACGCCACACCCCGTCAGCAGCAGCGCCGCGAGGATCGAGGCCACCACCATGGCCCGGCCATTTCAGCCGTCCTTCGGCTTCTCGCCCGACCGACCCGCGATCCACCGCAGGAGGGCAGCCGTCCCGCGGATGCAGGCGGAGAACAGCCGGCGGAACGGGCCCTCGCGCTCTTTGTCGCTCATCGCTTAGTCAAGCGAAAAGTACTCAGTAGTCAATCAAAGGTGATCTTATAATCGTCATCGCCGAGATTCGGCGTGCAGTCGAAGCCGAGCTGCCAGGCCGCCTTCGTGCCTCGCGCGATCCAGGGCCGCGACCGGATGACGGCCCGCGGGGCTTCCACCTTGCAGCGCTGGTACTGCACACCGTTGGTGCCCCAGGCCACCAGGCGCGGCGTGGCCGCTTCCCAGTCCGCGATGAAGTCGAAGCCGCTGGCGCCCCGCACGGTCACCGCTGGGTCGATGGAGCCCGATGGGCGACGCGTGCCGAAGATGACGCCGGCGATGCCCGCCGCGTTGTTGGCCGACTCGATGACGTCGAGCGAGTTGCCGAAGTTGAGGCTCGCGTTCGCCAGGACGGGGCTGTAAGCCCCCCACACCGCGGCCGCGTTCAGGAACGTCGGCCAGGCCGGCGACGTGCTCACCGCCTTGGTCACGATGGTCGGGGTGTCCGTTTCCGTCGTGTAGATCCCCTGCAGGGTGACCCGCATGATGACCGGCCGCCCCATCGAGAACATGATCTGGCCGCTCCCGAAGGCACCGGTCAGCTTCACGGTCGGGCCGTACTCGTTCATCACGTAACAGGTGACCGCCTCGAAGCCCGTGGACTTCGGGGTGTAGACCCAGTTCGGGGTCGGCGTGGCCGAGAACGTCCCCAGCATGCCGCACGCCCGGAGGGCGACATCCACCGCGGGCTTGACGGTCGTGCTGTAGGCCGACCCGCCGCCGCGCAGCATCATGGCGAAGCTGACCTGACCGATCCGCGTTCCGGGCACCGACCCGAGGTTCGTCAGAAGACCGCCCATCGTCGGGATGTCGACGTTCTGCGGTCCGCTCTCGGGCATGATCTCGTAGGCTTCCATCACGTCCGCCAGGGTCACGGTCCCCGCGAAGACGTCCGTGCCGTACACCGTCTCGATCTTGAGCGCGATGGTCCTTCGTTCGACTAGCGGAACGGCAGGCGCCGCCATAGGTTCTTCCTCCTCGGTCGCGTCTCGTTAGGGGCTGGGGGTGACGTCGCCTTCCGCGTAGAGCGCATGCGGCCCGGTGTCCGGGCCTTCGTAGGGCGGTGACGCCGGATCGGCCGCGCGCACGTCCACCCGGACGTATCCCGCGGGATCACCAGGCTTCGAGGGAACGACCGTCAGCACCTCGGGTCCGCTCGGGACCGTCACCTGATCGCCAGGGTTGAACGGGGGCATGGTCTCCTCCTAGTCAGCGCGGTGGATTTCCACCTGCAACTGGACGTCTTGTCGCCAGAGCGACTGGCGCACCCACCCGGCCGTGCTCAGCGAGATGTCCATGCCGAGCGCGAAGTACCACCCGGTCTGGTGGTACATGTGCTCCCGGACGATCAGGGCCAAGGCTTCGGCGTAGCGGTAGAGGCGCAGCCGCAGGTTGTCCGGGTTGTCGGGATCCGTGACCGCGATGGCGACGCTCGCCATGTAGACCCAGTCCCCCACACCCTCCAGCCCGAGCTGGCGCATGTCCGGCCGATCGGACGGCACCCGGGAGCGATCGACGTGCACCCAGAGCGCCGGCCAGTTGAGGGCCAGGCGCTCCCCGATGATCACGTCCTTGATGTGGTCGAGCACGATGTCGTCGGCCCGGTCCGCGTTGAGCGCGTCGATCTGGGCCGGTAGCTCGGCCACCAGCAGGTCCCGGAGGCTCGTGGCGATCGCCTCGAACATGCGGGGCGGCATCAGGCACCTCGGGCCCCGTGGATGGCGTCCAGCACGTGACGCCGGAAGATCTCCCGGTACATGCGCTCCTGGCGCTCATTGATCGGCAGGAAGGGACGCTCCGCGTTGAAGAAGGGCGCGTAGGCCACCGCCTGGGGGCCCATGAGGATCCGGTTAGACCCCGCCATCACCGCGCGCCCGGCGTCGCGGCGCAGATCGCCCGTGCGCGTGCCGATCGGCATCCCCGGGTAGGCCCGCTCCTTCCACCTCGAGTAGCTCGGAGTTAGTTCCCGCCACTGGCCGAGGCCGGTCCGCCCCTCGGTCGTGAACACCTCGTCCATGTAGAGCCCGTGGGCCCGGGCGATCTCCATGAAGGCCGGGCGAAAGTTGACCACGCGCTCCGTCGTCCGCTCGAAGCGGAGCACGAACGCCGCCGGATCCTCGCCCTTGGTGGTGAACGCGATCTCCAGCATCAGTATTGCTTCCCGATCTGGAAGCGGTTGACCGCGGTCCCCGAGAGGCGGCCGAACTGGCCCGAGTCCGGGTTGGCGTCCGGGTAGCGCGTGAAGAAGCTCTCTGGCAGCGGCCGCCCGTTGGCGCCGGCGCTCGATTCGCCCTGGCCGCGCGGCGCGTCCGACAGCACCCCGTCGACGCTGACCGACTCCTCGAGCATGACCTCGAAGGTGTTCCAGTAGCGATTCTCGACGTTGACGCCATGCAGCTCCGGCGCGATCCCGGCGGCTTGGGAGTCCTGGATGATCCCGGCGGCGCCGAACGCCACCATCGAGCGCAGGTACTCCAGCGACGCGGGTCCGGTGATCGGCACGATGTATCCCGCCGACGAGAGCCGCCCGTTCACCCGGGAGGTGAGGTTCTCGATGATCGTCTGGACGTCGTTGGTCGAGGGCTTGGACGAAGGGGTGATGGGGTGGTTCGTCCGCAGCGCCTGGACGTCCTGGATCTCGCAGTAGCGCATCAGTGGCGCCCTCGTCGCCCCCTGGAACGACCGGCCGGGGCCGGCGGCGGCGGCTGAGTCACCGTGCCCCCGTCGTCCTCGTCCTCGTCGTCGTCGTCCTCGTCGTCGTCCTCGTCGTCGTCGGGCTCACCCGGCTGCGTTTCCGCGTCGATGCGCCCGGAGGCCACGAGGGGCGGGCCCGCGTCGTCTTCGTCGTCGTCCTCGCCGGTCGCGTCGAATCCGGCATCCCGTGCCCCCGTGTCCTCTGGGAGCGCTCCTGTGGCCTGGATCCGACGGTACCACGCGACCACTTCGTCGCCCGTCGCGGGGCGCACGCTCGACTGGCCGTCCTCGGTCTTGGGCAGGCGCCGCAGCATCGAGCGCTCCTCGACGCGCATCAGATCGCCCGCCGCGTAGTCGTGGCGCGCCCATCGGAACGGGGCGACCACCGTGTACCAGTTCTGGCCGAGCCGGGCGGCCTTGATGAGATCCGGGTCCGTGATGGGCATCAGGCTGTCGCCGAAGAACTGGCGATGCTGCACCCCCAGCACGTTGAACAGGTCGCCGGCCTTGTACCGCACCCCGGCGGCCGTCATGTCCTTCGTCACCAGCATCTGCATCGTGTCTCTCCTGCGCGAGGCGGGAACGGACGGTCCCCTGTCCGCAGATCCTGCGCCCGCCTGAAGCGCGGTGCTGCTAGTCGATCGCGGTGGCGATCAGATAGCCCAGCAGCTGGCTGATCACCTTCTCGTCCACCTTCTCGTAGGCCTCGACCACGTCCTGGTGCTCGGGCTCTTCCCGCCAGGTGCGCGTGGCCCGCTGGCCGCTCACGAACTGGTACATCGCCGTCGGTTCCTGGATGCCCGGATTGCCCGTGATGTAGCCGAGCCAGACGTCCTTGCCCCACACGTACTGGTAGGTCTCGGCGCCGGCCGCCAGCCCTTCGTTGCTCTGGGTGTACACGGGCTTGGCCACCATGATCCGCTCGACCTCGAACAGCTCCTGCAGCAGCTCCACGTTCACGAAGCCGCGCTGGCTGTACTTGATGCGGTCGATGATGTCCGGGTGATGCTTGAGCTTCTTCCACACCGGATGGGGCAGGACCATCGTGTTGACGTCGTACCCCGTGCGGCCGTGGATCAGGTCGATCCCCGCCTCGACGTCAGAGATGGGATCGCTGTTCGCGTAGTCGTTCCAGCGGTTGGTGCCGGTCAGGGCCACCGAGCCGGGCCAGTTGGCCGCCGTCCGCATCTTGGTGGCGACCCGCACCTCCTTCGCCAGCATGACCTTGTCCGTGGCGTAGTTGGTGGCGTCGGTGTCGGGACGGATCGGCTGCATCGCGTTCTGCCGGATCTCGTCCGGGATTTCCCGCGAGAACGCCACTTCCTCGCAGAAGTAGGTCGAGAAGGTGATCCCGTACTCGCCGCGTCGCGAGCGCGTGCCGGCCGCGCGCTTGGACGCTTCGTTCCGGAACCAGTCCGCCTGGTTGTACTCCGTGTACCGACCGCCGTCGAGGTCGCTCGGGATGACCGGCGCGATCCCCGGGGCGATGTAGGCCCGGTTCACATACGCCACCGAGATCGACGACAGCAGCGGGTCGATACGCACATCACGTGGGTCGAGCCGTGCCGGAGGCATTCGTGCGCCTCAACTTTCTCCCCTGGGTGCGTGCCGGCGTCGGGGGCCGCCGGCACGAGGGCGTTACAGCGTGCCGCCCTTGAGCTGAGCCGTGATGACGTGACCGACCGCGGTGGCGCCGTTGGCGTCCTCGAGCACGGCCACCACCTTGTCGGTGGCCGTCACCGTGGGCGTCACCGCGCCCGGCGAGGCCGCCGAGAGCTTCAACGCGACGCCCGGGACCAGGGGCGTGCCCGCCACCCCGTCCCAGATCATCTTGACGATGCCCCCGTCGACCGTGAAGCAGTTGACCGCCTCACCCGCCTTGGGCTTGTTGAACAGCACGCCGACCGGGAGATCGGCCGCGGCCGTCGTCAGGTCGATGAGCCCCGTGCTGAGCCGCTTGACGAAGCGGTACACCGACCCGCTGAGGTCGACGTTGGCGTTCCCCACCGAAGGGTTCGCCAGAGTGCCCATTCCTGCCGTCATGGTGGTTCCTCCTTCCCCGGCTGAGCCGGATGATTACCGGCGGACGCCCGCCGGGCCGTACATGCCCCGCACCGATTCGGCCAGCTCGTGGTCCTGGGCCGTCACGCGGTGCACGGCCTGGTCGAGCGGAATCTTCTCGGCGAGGGCGAGCTTCTGCGCCTCGGCCAGCACCCGCTCGCGCGGATCCCCGGCCGCGGGCTCCTCGACCGGGCGATTGACCGACGGCCACTGGCCGAGCTTGATCTCCGGCTTGCGCTCGCCGAAGAACTTGACCACCGCGTCCTCGTTGAGGTCGTACTGGGCCTCATAGAACGACCGCTCCGCCGGCTTCAGCTTGCCCTCGTGGAGCTGGCGATCGAAGAAGGTGGCCTTCTTGGTGGCCTTCGCCTCGGCCGCCAGGCGCGTCGCTTCCGCGGCCGCGGGGCGCAGCTCCTCGACCTGATCTGACAGCTCCTTGTGGGACAGGCGCAGCTCGGCAAGCTCGCGGCCCAGCGCGGTCTCCGAGAGCACGTGGTCGGAGGCCGACGTCGTGAGAGTCCGCACCGCCGTCAGGATCGCGCCCGGCTTCGGCTTGGCGATCTTGAGCAGCGCGCGCACCTCCGACATCTCCTTGTCCTCTTCCTTCTTGGCCTCCTCCTCGGCGCTCTTCGCCGCATTGGCGGCGGCGGCCTCTTCCTCGGCCTTCTTCTTCTCCTCCTCGGTCATGTCGTCCGCGAGCATGCGGCCCATGTGGTCCATGACCTCGACGACCGTCGCGTCCTCGGCGAGGGCGAGATCCTTGCGCAGCTGAACGAGCAACTTGCCCATCGTTGGCCTCCTCTCCTCAGTGGGCGATCGCGGCGAGCAGGCTTCTCCGGGCCTGCTGGCCCAGGACCTCGCCGATGGAAGGTTCTGACAGTGCGGGTTCCGTCTGGTCCGCGGCCGCGTCCACGCGCGCCTGGATCGCCGCGAGATCCCGCCGGAGACGGTCGGCGTCCTCGTGCTTCGCGTAGTCCTGGAGGGCCGACACCATGGCCTTCAGGAGCGGTTCGGGCAGATCGTCCGGCGCGTCCGGCTCGGCCAGCTTGAAGCCGGGGCGCTTCAGCAGGTCTTCGAGCGTGTCCACGCGCGGCGGACCCAGGAGGCCACCCAACCGCGCCTTGGGCGGCTCGAGCGTCGGGATCGGCTTCGACTTGGATGTGAACTTCTGGCCTCCATACACCGTGCTCCGGAATGCCTGCGTGCGCGCCGCGGCTTCCTCCCTGGTCTTCGGGTAGCCGACGATGCCGAGGCCGGGGGCGAGTGGCTTCCCGGAGGTTCCGCGGAAGATGGTCGACGTGTCTCCGACGAATGCGCCCTGCTCGGGGAGCTGGGCTCGCCTGAGCTTGTTCATGGCGTCGTCCTCGGTCTTCCCATAGAACGTCTTGCCCCGGTACTCGACCGCCGCCGTGTCGCCCGGTCGGCGAATGGTCGGATCGGGTGGATCGGGGGGACGACCTCCTCCCGTATAGGTGGGCTCTTTCACCACGTTCCCACCGTAGGGGGAGAACGGGGCCGGGCCGCCCCGGGGCCCTCCCGGCTTGGCCAGCTCGTCGCGGAAGGTTCCGAGGAGATCCCCTCCGCCACCCATCGCCTTGTAGAGCGCGTGCATGGCCACGGCGCTGCCCCCGAGAGTGGCCGCCACGCTAACGCCTTTCAGGATGCGGCCCACGGCCTTGGGGCCGATCTTGATGGCACCGTTGCTCAGCGTGCGCACGGTCTTGGCGACGGCGGCGCGGCCTTTCGGGCTCTTCCCGATATTCCAGGCCGCCGCCCCGACCCCCGAGAGGCCGCCGGCCCCAACCGCATGCAACGGCGGCATGGCGAACGCGCTGCCGACGGCCATCGTCGCGCCAGTGGCGGCACCGACCTTCAGGCTTTCGGATACCGATTCACCGCCCAGGCCGCGCTTGCGCGCGCGCGGCCTCTCGGTCTTTGCACCGCGCCCGCCGCCGCCCGTGTCGCCGGCCTCGGTGGTGAACTTGCCCTCTCGATCTCGGTACGGGTTCGCCAGCGCGTACTCCTGCAGGGTCTCCGATAGCTCGGACTGGGCCGGCGCGATGGCGGCCAGGTCCCGCTGCAGGCGATCGCCATCGCCATGCTTGGTGTAGTCCTTGAGGGCCGACAGGAGGGCCTTCCAGATCACCTCCGGCACAGCCTCGAACGACTCCCGATCGGCCACATCGGGTTCGGCCAGCTGACGACTCGGCCCGGGGGGCCGCAGCGACTGCAGCCCCTTGTAGATCTGGTAGGCCGAGTACGCGAGGCTTCCCGTGAGGACCAGGCCATTGATCAGCTGGCCGACACCCTTGGGCCCCAGGTTGATGGCGCCCCGACTGACTGTGCGGAGGGCGCGGTCGACGGTGCGCCGGAGCTTCGGCGCTTTGGAGAGCTGCGTCACGGCCTCCGCAGCTCCAGTTACGAGCCCGGCGCGCCGACCGAGCACCAGGCCGGTCACCACACCGTGCCCGATGCCTCTCTTGATCGCCTTCCCCACCGCCGCTCTATCGGCGCTGATCGTCCGGGTTTCGGCCTCCGGGAGATCCAGTGCTGCCCCCGCCGCCTTCGCGACGCGCTTGGCGGTCTTGGCGAGGCGCCCCTCGCCTTTCGCCGCGCCCCCAGTGCGTCCACCCGTGTCTTGTGACTCTGTCGTGAACCGACCGCCCTCGTCCCGGTAGGGGTTGGCCAGGGTGTGCTCGGCGAGGGTCGTCCGGAGGCTCATGCGGTCGCTCCCGCAGGCAGCCACACCTGGTGGACCGGGATGCGGGCCGCCATGTCGAAGACGATCTGTGGGCCGACCTCTCGCCACGGAATCTGCCACCACGTGTTCGGCCGCTCGCCGTCCTCCGCGATCACGTGCTCCTCGAAGATCTTGGTGAGGTAGGGATGGCGCGCGCCGTTCATGGAGATGCCCATCGGGTACATCGCGTTCCAGGCTGCGCGCACCCGGTTCGGCAGGGACTCGAGATCCTCGTCCTCGTCCTCGTCCTCGTCCTCTTCCTCGTCCTCGTCCTCCGGGTCGCCATCGGCGAGCGCCTGGCCGGTCAGCGTGCGATGCAGCCGCTCGGAGAGCGCCTTCTCTTCGCGCTCCACGTAGGCCTGCAGCATCTTCAGGATCGCCTCGGCGAGATCGTCCGGGATGGCATCGACGTCGATGGCCTCCAGGGCGTCGTCCTCCTCATCCGCCAGGCGGAACTCCCGGAACGTGGCGAGCACGTCGTCGAGGCGCACGTTGCGGCCGCCCTGGTAGCCGACGCCGCCGCCCTTGCGCAGCCGCCGCGTGCCTCGCGAGCCCTTCTCGCCCGACGCGATCTGCCGCTCGACCCAGGACGTGTAGGGCGGTTCGGCGGGCGCCGCTGGAGCGGCGGGCGCCTCCGGCTTGAGGGGCATCGAGCGATAGCGCGAGAGCACCTCGCGCAGCACGGCCTTGGCGTTCTGGATTTTCCCGGTCGCCAGAGCTCCCAGCGCTGGCTTCGCGGGAGCGCCACCGGGAGCCGCGGGCGGGAGCAAGCCCTGCCGCGCCATGGCCGCGCCGACTTCAAGCTCGGCCGGTGACTGTCGCCCTGGCGCGGGGGGCCGGCCGACGCGCGACAGCCCGAGCATGCCCGCGCCGGCCAGGACGGTTCCAGCGATCGCCGGCCCGTGACGCATGACACGCGAGCCGAGGGCCTTCGCCAGGCCCGCCACTTTCATGGCCGCATCCGGATTCGCCGCGGCCAGCGACCCGAGACCGGCCGCGATCCCGATGCCGGTCGCCGCTGCCCCGGAGAGCTTCGTGGAGCCGAAGAGGCGCCCGAGGTCCCAGCCGATCTGGGCGCCCCGGGCCGCGCTGCGCGAGACCTTGACCGCAGCGGGCCCGGCGCCGCCGCCCTTGCCGCCACCACCACCGACACCGCCACCGCCGACGTCGTGGGCCGCGTCGGTGAACGTCCCATCGGCCGCCCGGTACGGGTTGCCCGCGAGCAGGAACTCGCTGAGCATCAGCTCGACCAGCGGCTCGCTCTCCTCAAGGACCGCGTCCTGGGCCACCGGCGGAAGCTGCTTCAGATAGGGGACGTTCGTGAGCCCGGCCCCGCGCAGCACGCGATCGTAGGTCTCGCCGTTCGCCGCGTCGGACACGGAGCCCCACCAGGGCGACACGTAGCGGTACTCGCCCGAGCGCACCGCCGTCTCGCCGGCGGGCGTCCAGTCGACGCGCGAGGCCCACAGGCCATCGGGATCGACCGACAGCTCGCGGATCCACGCGGCCGCGCGGCCCTTCTGGTGGTCGAAGTCGATGTAGGGCTCGGTCCGGCCGAGCACCTTGTTCTTGTAGTTGGCGACGACCTCGTCGAAGAACTCGTCGTCGAAGGTCATCTTGCCGTACTTCGGATGATCGAACTGGCCGCGCGGGAAGAGCAGGAGCTTCGACTTCGGCTCCCCGAAGAGCGACGTTGAGAGCTCGTACCCCTCGATCACGCGACCGATCCGGTCGCTCAGCATGCGGTCTCAGGTGTGCCCGGAATGCGGGTCATCCAGCGAGGCGTTGGCCGCCGCGAAGGCCTTCGCCTCGCCGTCCTTCGCGAACACGCTGTTGAAGATCGCCCGCCAGCGCTTGCTGGCCGTCTTGCCGCGCTTGCGCACGTGGTCCGGCAGGCCGCTCAGCTTGTCATATGGCATGCGCTTGCCCTTGCCCTCCGCGCCCCCCTGGCGAATGCCCACCGAGATCCTCGGGTTGAGCGGCGCCAGCTCGCGGGCCAGCTCTGCGGCATCCAGACCTCCGACGCTCACGCCCTCGGCTACTCCATGGCCAGGACGTGGACCGTGTCGGTGGCGGCCCAGTCCACGGATCCGGCGTTGTTGAGGGTGAGCAGGCCGGCCGCCAGGACGCGGCCGCCGTCCCAGGCCTTGATGACCCCCGTCGAGGTGACCACGACGTTGATCCCCACCGCGCGCGGCGTGAAGTCCAGGACGAAGTGCATCGTGCCCGCCGTCACCTCGCCGGCCGTCGGGACCCGGGCGTCCATGAACATCCGGCGCTCCGAGGTGGCCAGGCCGCCGCGCAGGGCCGCCGAGTCCCAGGCGCCGTTCGTCATGCTCTCGGCGAGCGCCATGGTCGACACCCGCGGCGTCGCCGTGAAGACGGCGACCTCCGTGGCGCTGATCTTGAGCGCGCGCACCGCCTCGACACCGGCGCCGGCGATCCCCTGGCCGCTCTGGTTGACCTTGGCCGCGAACGCCGTGAGGAAGTTGTCCGCCGAGTTCGTGGCCGGAACCACCTGAATGCGTCCGGCCGTCACGCCGTCGGCCGCCAGGTCGATCTCGTACACATCGGCGCCGATGGTGATCGTCTCCGGATCCGCCACGACGCCCGTGACCCGAAGAATGTTGAAGGCGCGCGCGCCCGGGAACGTTGCGACCTCGCCGCGGCGAGTCCGGATGCGACCGAAGAGCGCCAGTCCCTTGAACGGCTTGATCATGCCTGCTCTCCCTCTGACCCCGGCCCCAGAACACAGAAGGGCGGTTCCTGGCTGGTGCACCAGAAACCGCCCCTCGGTGTCCCGGCATTTCGCCGGCGCCCGGGTCATGACTCCGGGCGCTGGGTCGAGCCGTGCGAATCGTTGTCAGGACCAGACAAGAGAAAGGCCCGACGACGACGCGTCGGGCCTCCCTTTGCGGGTCAGCCATGCCGCCCCCGGTCACAGCCGGGAGCGCGTTGATTGACCTTATCGCATGCGGGCTAGCGTGACGTCAACTTCCCTCCTGCGAGACCGTACCGCACGCGCTCGCCGCTCATGACCACACCACCAGCGCCGTCCTCGGGGCGCCGCGGTCCTGCGCGTGAATCGCCGGGGTGGGCGCGTCCCGGCCCGCGTCCGCAGGTGTCTCGCTCAGCGGCCTTACCCGCCCATCGCTTAGTGAGCCCGGAACCGTGACGGGCGCGTGACGCGCTACTTGAACGGCCGCTCCAGGTCGCGCCGCAGGCCGATCCACGTCTGGCCTGGCTTGAGGGCGAGGCCGAGCCGCTGCCGCGTCGTCTTGATGGTGGCCGACGAAAGACCCCGCAGGAGCGTCGGGAGCTGGCTCTCGATCTTCTTCCAGGGCTCCTTCACGGCCTCCGGGATCTCGCGGTTCATTTCGCCGCCTGCCCGGAGACCTTCCCGGAGGTCCCCCGGGTGCTTCACGACCTGGGTGCGCGGGAAGGCGTGGCCATGGTCGATCAGGATCAGCTTGCCGGTGGGGGCCACCAGCCAGTTGCCGAAGTGGCGGTCGAAGTTCCCGATGACCGCGTCGTACAGCACCGCGCGCTCGACGTCCTCGAGCCGCTTGCCGTAGAGATCGCGCCCGAGGGTCATGGGGCTCACCCCGCGCTGGAACGTCTGAAGCGCCCCGTGCTCGGTGCCGAACGAGGCCGGGTCGGTGGACGGCACCAGGTCCTCCATGCCCACCGCCCGGGCGATCCGGGAGGCCGCCACCTCGCGCTTCCAGTAGGTGCCTGGCTGGCCGAACGCCCGGAGGTCCTGCGTGAATCCTTTCAGCTTGGCGGGATCGGCGCCGGAGAACGCGCTGTGCTCGCCGGCGGCCGGTTTCCACACCGCGTCGTTGCCGTTCTCCAGCGTCACGCGGAACACCGAGTTCAGGTGGCCCTCCGGGTCGCCGGACGGCTTTTCCCCGTAGCGATGGCCCAGCGGCACCGCCCGGGCAACCGGGCTGAAGAGCCGAGGGCTCGCCACCCGGGTGGTCAAGGGCTCCGGGTTGATGCCCTTCGCCGGGGGCTTCGGGGCGCGTGGGGTGGTCTCGGAGCGGAACCGCCGGGTCTCCCGGGGGGCCCCACGGTCCGGTCGCTCGCCGCGGCCGTGCTCCGCGTGGCTCGCGCGGATGCAGACCGGGTGGCCCCCGATCATGCGCCAGATGCACTCGTCGTCGTCCTCCTCGGCGAGCGACCGGCTGTCCTCCTTCGCGATCGCCTTCTCGACGTCGCGGCTCCAGCGCGACAGCGCACCCTCGACCTCGGCGCGCACGCCCAGCGGCACCCAGGACGGCCAGTCCGCGTCGTCGTCGGCCTCGTCATCGACCGTCTCCGGATCAGCGGGCTCCGCCTCGGGCTCGGCGAGTTCGTAGACGTCCGGCCGCAGCGGCGGGGCCGGTACGTCCCACAGGTCCTCGCTCAGCTTGTAGTCGTAGGTGGTCACGTAGCCCTGCTGGGCCGTGGGCGAGCGCCATCCCACGCGCCTGGGGAAGCCCTCGAAGCGGTACACGTCGGCCTTGCGCCGGCCCGGGTCGAGGATGAGCGCGACGGTCTCCGTCTTGATCGGACGGCCCAGCTCGCGCGAGAGCGCCTTCACGACCGCCTGCTTGCGGAGATGGATCTGGCGCATCTTCTCGGCGTTCCACCGGAGCTTCTTGTCCCGGTCCAGCTCGCGCAGCCAGCGCCGCTCCGCCTTGCCGGGCTCGCCGATCGTGGTCCGCCAGTGCTGGCTCTTCTGCGTGTTGCTGGCGAGCCCCGTCTTGACCTCGACCAGGGTGTCCCCGTGCACCAGGTCGACGGGAAAGTTCGAGATCTTCGTGGCCGGCCGCGCGTCCCGGAACCCAAGGCGCTTGAGATGCGCGATCGCCAGGCGCTCCCCCATCTTCCCCTGCTGGGACCAGCTGATGCGCTTGCCCTCGATCGGCTCACGTCGCCAGTGCGGCGCGCGGCTGACTTTCACGCGCGGCGTCCGGTCATGCCAGGCGTGCTTGGGCTGGATGCAGATGTGGCGGCCGTCGATCGTGATCCAGGTGCAGTCGTCGTCCTCGTCCGCCAGCTGGTGGTCGACCGTCTGCCACCACGGGCGGAAGTTCATGACCCGGACGGCCAGGGTGTCGAGCGTCTCGGGCTCGTACTCGAGGGCCCGGTCGTCGATGTACACCGTGATCCGCGGGTGCTTCTTGTTCGTCACCTCCAGGGCCGGCCACTCGTGCTTCGTGAGCCAGGCCCGGATCTGGTCGGCATCCCGCGTCGAGAAGATCAGGACCTCGGCGCCGGCGGCCTGCAGCTGGTCGATGACCTCGCGCATGCCCGGGATCGGATCGCCCGGTGTCCCGTCGCCCCACCCCTGGTACTGGGCCAGCGTGCCGTCGAAGTCGAAGGCGGCCACCACGCGCCGCCGCTCCGGATCCGCCAGGACGCGATCCTCGGGCCATGCCATCTCGCAGAGGTACTGCATCTCCTCGACGTTCACCCGGTAGCCCGTGATCTTGCCGCCCGCGTCCGTGACCGGCTTGGCCTTGAGGCGATCGAGGATGCGATGGGGCGGAACCGGGCGCGCCGTCGCATCGCCGAGGCCTGGACCCGCCACGACTCCTGGCCTGGGCTCGGCGCGGCCGAACTGCACGCTCATTCCGGGCCAGCTCCGCGGGTACGGCTTGTCCCCGCGCGTGGACTGGTACGCCATCCACGGCTCGGCGCCCGCCCCGACCACCCTGGGGGGCAGGATGGCCTCCCGCACCCCCTTGTCGCGCAGGCTGACCATCAGCTCGCGGAGCAGGGTGCGGGATTCGCCGGCGCGCGACGGGTAGGATCCGGTCGGCTGGTTTCGCCGCTCCTGCGACGTCAGGAGGCTCGGCGTGTCGTTGACCACCTCGTGGATGACGGCCCGCTTGCGTTGGTTCTCGTCCTCCTCGATGTGGCCGGAAGCGGACATCGACGTCGTGTTGAAGCGGAAGCGGTCGAGCACTCTTCCGGGCTCGACGCCCTTGGGCCACTTCGGTGTCACGGCACCGGAGCCCCGCCAGGTGTTCTCGGCGGTCGGGTTCCAGATCCGGGACACCGCGCGCACGCGGCCCCCCTTCCCCGTGGGTACATCGGAGTAGGCCGCCTGGGACTTCGCGATGGACTCGCCCTTCCGGTGGCCACCATGACCCGGCGTCAGGCAGACGGGGTTACCGCGGATGGTGACCCACTTGCAGTCTCCGTCGTCCTCGTCACCACCGCCGCCACCCTGTTCGCCGCCGCCGCGCTTTCGCCCGGTGCCGCGCATGAACGCCTCGATGCCCGAGCGCTCTTTGTCCGCCAGCAGGCGCTCGGCCAGAACCACGTCCCACTTCGCGCTCACGGCGTCGCCGGCACCTTCTGGAGATTGTCGATCCGGTCCTGGAGCACCCAGTGGCCGGTTCGCCCCCCGCCCGCATAGGTGAACTCGAACATGGCGACGTGGTCCTCCCAGTCCTGCGTGTCGTCCAGGATCGGCCGGTCGGCGGCCTGGACGCGCCAGAGCAGAGAGCCGTCCCCATTGAACGTCACGTCGTTCTGGTTGAGCACGTCCTGCCGGTCGCGCCCGTTGATGATCGCGCCCGATTTGAGATCCCACACCGAGAGGGTCAGGGTATCGAGGCTCGTCAGGACGATCCCGTCCTCGTCCTTCAGGGCCTTCACCGTGTACGCCCCCGTCGTCCGCTCGGTACTGTGCCAGTAGGAGTTGGGCCTCATACCAATCGTTCCCCTTTCGGCGACGCGCCGCCCATCGACTCGCCCGTCATGGTGGCCGCCCGCATCTGCTCGCCCGTGAAGCGGATGCGGTGGCCGATCGCCGAGAACAGCGCCCCGTTCTGGGCCAGCACGAGCGACGCCGCCAGGCTCATCACCGCCTGGTGGACCATCCCGCCGAGCTGCACCTGGCTGGCCGTCAGCCCGTACTGGATCAGCGCCGACTGCGCCGTCTGCGTGTGCAGGGCCAGCTCCTGCTGGATCGTCAGGGCCAGCGCGCGCCCGAGCTGGTGCTGAGCATCCGGAGACAGCGCCGGGATCGACGTCAGGCTGAGGAGCGCCGCCGACACGCGGGAGGCCGCGAGCGCCAGGTCCGTCGTGAGCGACAGCGTCAGCGGCGCCTGCTGGGTCCCGCCCGCCGGCTCGGGCAGGAACGCCGTCGTGATCCCCAGGGCCTGCAGCGCCTGCAGCATCGCGCCGCCCGCCAGCGCCATCCCATGCTGCACCCCCATGGACAGGATCGCCGCCATGATCGCGTTCGGCGCCGGCAGGGTCAGGGCGAGCTGCGTACCCAGCTCGAGGACGCTCACACCGCTCGGCGCGGCGGCCGGGGTGAACCCCATCACCGCGGCCAGCGTCTGGGCTGCCATGAGGCTCCCGCCCGCCACCAGGCCAAGCTGCTCCAGCACGGGGTAGGTGATCAGGGCCGAGGCGACCGTGCCGGCCTGCTGGCTCTGGAGCGACGTCAGCCCGAGCCCGAGCGCCGCCTGGAGGACCGCGGCGCCAACCTGGACCAACCCGATCTCGACCGACAGGGCGAGGGTCCCCTCGCGTGTGGTCTGCGGGGCCGGGGCCATCGCGCCCGTGACCCCGAACGGCATCGAGGCCACCGCCAGGAGGCCCGCGCTCTGGGCCAGCCCGGTCGTGATCCCGAGGTCCAGACTCGCCCCCGGCGGAAGCCCGTTCAGGATCAGGGCCGTCTGGGTGCCGAGGGTCAGCGACGCCACCGCCAGGAGGCCCGCGGTCGGCGTCAGCGCTTCCGTGACGCCCAGCGCCAGCGCGGCGGCCGCGGTGCGGCTCGCCGCGAGCACGAGCCCCTCCACGGTCGTCAGCGAGAGCGATGCGCCGGCCGACAGGACGCGGCCCAGGCCGAGCGCCTCGATCACCCCGAGCGGCAGGGCCGCGGCGCGCACGGCACTGGCCGAAGCCGGGGCGTTGACGACCACCCCGTACGCGATCGACTTCCCTGCGATCGCCGTGGTCGCTGCCGGCACCGCCGCGGTCAGGCCGTAGTCGATCGACGCCGAGACCACGCCGCCCGCCGGCGCGCCGGCAATCCAGGCCCGCGGGTACCGCCGCGGATAGCGCCGGAAGACCCCGGTCGACACGCGACGGGGCTACCGCCGGGTCGAGCGTCCAGGCGGCGTATGCGATGGACGGCTGGAGGCTGGCGCCGGCTGGCGGGATGGGGGCGGCGGCGGTGGTGCCTGTGGCGGGGCGCTCTCAGCCGCAGCGGCCGGCACGGGCTCCAGGACCGAGCGCAGCGCGCCCGAGGCCTCGAAGGCCCCGAGCGCTTCCGCCCGCACGTCGGGCGTGCTCAGGAGCAGGGCCGTGGCGATCCGCCGCGCCTTCGGCGAGAGGCGCTTGAGCGTTCGCGCCTCCAGTTCCTCGGCGATCACCGGCACCTCGCCGTCATACGCCACGACACGGAAGCGCTCGTTGTGCGCCTGGGCATACTCGGCCACGAGCACCTCGTGGGCGGCCATCGCGGCCGCGGGATCGCGCGGGTGGCGGCGGTTGGCCTTGCGCATCAGGTCCGCCCGGATGGCCGGGGGCACCGTCTCGGGCGTCAGGACCGTCCCCTTCCAGCTCATCCGCCCACCTCCTCGATCTCGACCGTGCCCTTGACCGTGATGGGATCCGCCGGCGTCGTGGCCAGCTCGAACGTCAGCCGACTGCCGGGCGAGATGACCTCGCGCCCTTCCGGGGTATACACGAAGTCCCGCTCCATGCGCACGTTCCAGGAGTACTCGCCGAGGTTGACGAGCGTGCCCGTTCCGACGGCCATCTTCGTCGTGTTGTTGATCTCCACGACGCCCCCGTAGCCGACGTCGCCCGCCTCGATGGGCTGCGGGGTCAGGGTCGTTCCGCCGCTGCCGCTCGTGACGGTGCCCGTCCCGCGGTTCACGCGGATCGACAGCTGCTCTTCCTGGGCGTCGCCGACCTCCGTCAGCTGGCTCAGGATGATCCGGTGCACCTTGGTCACGGCATCGGTCGGCGACTGGATCTCATAGAAATCCTGCTGGGCGGTGATCGCGATCGCCGGCATCGGCAGTCGATACATGCGTCCCATAGCCCTCGTCCTTTCCTACCGCATCAGCATCATCGGGACCTGTCGACGCCACACCTGGGCCGGCGCCACCTGGGCCTTGATTTCGAGGGCGATCATAGCCCACCGCGTGACCGAGCCCCATGAGGCGCTGGCGTCCCCATCGTCACCCAGGAAGTACTGCGAGAGAAACCCCGTCGCCGGCGCGGTGCCCGGCAGATCGCTGATGCGGTTCCAGTTCGGGCGCTCGGTCTGGGCCTGCTGGTTGTTCAGGACCGAGAACGCCAGCGCCAGGTTGCCGGCATCCGCGAACGGGTTCATGGGGACCAGCGCGGAGGTCTGGGTCACGTCGCTACCGGCCTTCTGGGCCTGGACAATCCCGCCCACGAGCGCGGCCAGGTCGAGCTCGACGATCGACCACGTGCAGGACGTGAGCGTCCCGCTGCTGCTGGCGATCTCGCACGCCCCGGACGACGGTGAGATCACCGGGGCCTGGAAGACGCTCAGGAGCTTGGTGGGCGCCGCCAGCGTGCTGTAGCCGATCTCGTCGATGAGCGACCACGTGAGCCCGTTCCCAGTGAGCGTGGGCGTACCCGGCGCGCTGCTGGCCGTGATCAGCGTCCCGGCCACGATGAGCCGGCCCGCGGTCGGCGTATAGCTGGACGTGGGATAGGCGGTGAGCTGCGAGGTGTTGGTGTTCTCCGCGAGGATGAGGACATCGCCGAAGGCCATTCAGGCCTGGCTCGTCCCATAGCTGATGTTGTCCAGCGAGAGCAGTCCCGCCGAGATGTCGAGCGTCTCCGTGGCCCCGGGTGCGGCCGTCACCTCGTAGCTCCCCCCGGGCCCACTCACCGTGGCTTTCCGGCTCACCGTGTGCCCGTTGATGAGCCGCATGGTGAGGACCTTGCCGGTCAGCTGGTGCAGGAACAGGGTCAACCGGATCCGCCCGTCGATGCTCGAGGCCGCGGTGAACTCGCAGGCCGTCGTATTGGCCCTGAGCGCCATCGTGACCGCCGTGCACTCAAGCAGCAGGCCGGAGGAGGATGACAGGAGCGCCGACGGAGTCCAGGTGGCGAGTGGTTGATCGAGCCGGCACAGATCCAGCTGCTCGTGACGATCCGTGGGGTCGATCAGGATGGCGCGGATGCGGAGCGCATCCTCCAGCGCGTGATGGAAGGGCAGGTCGTTGTCGGCGTCCACGGTCCCGGTGAACGCGAGCCAGGTCGTCCGCTCCCCCTCCACCCCCCACGACGGCGTGAGGCTCGGGTACGGGGGAGCCGCCACGAACTCGTCCCAGCCGACCTGGAACTCGGGCGTCGAGCCCGGGTAGAGGCCGGTCATGGCGATCGCGATTGCCATGCAGCGCGCCGAGGCCGACGTCGTGTAGGTCACGAACTTGGACTCGGCCCCGCTCGCCGTCCGCATCGCCATCGCCAGTCGCGAGGCCACGCCATGCGCGTCGCCGGTCAGCAGCGAGGTCCAGGGGCCGTTCGGCGCCGCGGGCCACGTGATCGACACGCGCGGCTGGGTCAGCACCGCCAGGAGCCAGGTGATCCCCGGGGTCATGTCCGGCAGCCGGGCCTGGTGCGTCGTGCCGAGCGGGGAGGCGGTGGAACACCAGAGCAGCGTGGGGTACGGGCAGCCCCACGATCGGACCCGGTACCCGCCGTCCGGGTGCCCCACCGTGGAGTTGATGCCGCGCAGCGTGAACGGCTGGATGGGCAGCCACATCAGGCCCAGCCCTGGCCCCGCGCAATCGCGTAGCTCGACCCGCGCAGAATCGCCGCGCCGGCCCCGGTCGTGGCCCACTGAAACTTCAGGACGCCGTCGCGCGTGGCGTCCCCGCCGATCGCCGCGTCGATCAGAAGCCAGGCGTCGCCCGTCCCCGACGCATTCACGCTTATGCCCGACGGGAGCGACGATGAAAACACCGGCGCCACGAGGGTCACCACGGTCGGCCGGGTGTACTGGTAGTTCACCAGCACGGTGGGCGGCGCGAATGACACCCCGTTCCCGTCCCGCAGCACGAGGGACCAGATGAAGTCCGCGGTCGCGTTGGTGTTGTACCAGACCTTGATCGTGACATGGGTCACGTGACCCTTCGGGATCGGCAGGGCCAGGTAGTCATCGTCGGTCGCCGTCAGAGTCGACCGGCTCTCGTCGACCTTTTTGGATCGCCGGACCGTGCCGGGCAGAAAGACGCGCTTGTCGAGCACGAACTCGGGCCCGAGCGGCGGGAAGTAGTCATTCACCTTGCCCGGCACATAGACCACCGCCACACCGGCGCACCCCGGGTCCGGCAGGGGCGCGCGCGGCGTCTCGGAGTAGGCCCCGCTCTTGATCTGGACCGACGCGACGCTTTCCGCGACGGGAATGACCTGGATGAGATCAATCCGGCTGAGCACGTCGCTGGTGCAATCCACGGGGGTGGTCGGCGTCATGGCAAAGGCCCCGTCCAGCAGGACGGTGCCCGGGTCCACGTGGATCGTCGATGACCCATCCCAGTAGGCGCGGCAGCCCCACAGCACGCCCGTGGGCCGGGGGCCGCACGCCGCGGCCAGGATCGCGAAATCGACTGCCTGGGGCAGGGAGAAGGCTTCGCTGAGCCAGGTCGTCTCGTCGTTCGGGATGGTCAGCGACATCTCAGCCCACCGGAATCAGCTGCAGATAGCTCGCCCCGCGCACCGTGGTGGCCGTGGCGTTCGAGGTGTTCTGCGCCCACTGGAACTCGAGGAATCCCGCGTTGAGACCGTTCTCGATGTACCCCTCGACGAGCAGCCAGCCTTCGCCCGTCGCGCCGGACAGGATGGTCTCGTCCGACGTGGAGTAGGCCGTCATGCGAAACGGGGCGACCAGCTGGGTGGCGTTGGGGATCACGTACTGGCCGTTGAGATTGATCGCCGCCGGCGAGGCCGGGCCAATCAGACGCCACTTGAAGTCCGGATTCGCTGCCGTGTTGTACCAGATCTTGAGGATCAGCAGGTACTTCCCTTGCGCGGCCATGGGCGCCGAGAACGCGGAATCGGTCGCAATCGTGTTGTCCGACGTCTTGGCGAGATCGGCGAGGCGCGGGTTGACGACCACCCCCGGCACCCCGGCGCGCTTGTCGACGATCTTGTCCTGGGCGATCGACGAGATCGCGGCCGGCACGAACACCGAGGCCAGCACCACCCGGTCGGTGTCCGGGAACGGGAACCGTGGCGAGACTGCCGGCGTCCCCTCCCGGGCGAAGCCGGCGTCCGACGCGTTGACCTCGATCAGATCGAAGCGGGGCAGGGTCGCGTGCGCGGTGGTGATGGTGACGGTCTTGGCCGTGATCGGCTTCAGGATATTCCCGAACTGGACGAGGCCCGCGGTCACCTGCACGGTCATGTTCGGGGAGCCCTGGGCATTGACCGCGCACCCCGTCACCACGCCGGCGCGCGCGGACCCGCCCAGCGCGCGGACCAGGATCTCCAGGTCCACGCTGTCGAGCTGGGACTGGTACTGGGCCTGCGCGCTCCCGTCGTCGTTCGGGATCGTCCACACGGATCTAGGGCCTCACAGGGTGAGCATGGCAAGACCCGTTCGGATCCCGAGGGCGCGCGTGACGATGACGATGATGGCCAGCACCGCCAGCCCCCAGAGGATCCCTGCCACCCAGGAAGGCATCGGGATGAAGTGCGTGAGCAGGAACGCCGCCACCAGGATCAGGGCGCAGATGACGGCGATCGAGATGTCCATCTCAGGCCCCCTTGGGCGGCAGCTTCCACCCCTGCCCGTTTGGCGGCAGCAGAACCACCCCGTGCGAGAGCCGGATCAGCTCGTAGCCCGGGGGCAGATCGGTCTGGGCCAGGAGCTTCTCCGCGGCCGCACCCGTCTCCACGGGGGCCAGGATCGCCACGGTCGGCACCGGCACCGTGCGCTCCCAGCCCTCCGCGTTCTTCTCGCGCTTCGAGCCCTGCGGCATCTTCACCGTCGCCGCCTGGCCCGCGGGAACGTTCAGCCGGCTGACCTCTTGGCCCTCCGCATCGACGAAGAGCCACACGCGGTCCTCCTCGCCGGCCTCCACCACGCACACGGTCGACGTCTTGCCATCCTTCTCGACGGTCTCCTGTCGCATCCCTGCCTCCTATGCCGACGTGGCGCTCGTAGTCACTGTGACGTTGAGGGTATCGCCCCCCGTCAGCGACCTATCGCCGCCCGTGTAGGCCCCGACACCGTAGAGCAGTCCGGCGGTGCCGCCCTTGGTCTGGATGTCGGTCAGGAACGAGCCCGAAATCGTGGCGCTGCCGTTGATGTTGAACGCCGCCAGGTTCCCGGAGTTGTTGCACGAGCCCGCCGACACCGCACCCGGAATGTAGGCCACCCGGGTCGTGTTCGAGTAGGTCACGTTCTCCGTCCACCCGGCGTGCGAGGCCATCGTGTCGGCCGGGTTGTAGTCGGTTTCCGTCGGCCCGTTCACGAGACCGATGTACCACTGGCTTCCCTCTGCCCACGTGACGGTGTTGTCGGTGACCGTGCCGCCCGCGGTGTTCGGCCAGGTCGGCTGCGAGCCCGCCGAGGTGCCCGCCACCTGGCAGACGAAGAAGCGGTTGTTCGGATCCTGGGCCGAGGCCCCAGTCGGCCGCACGACGTCGCCCACCGAGTACGCGGTCGAGGCGATCCAGGCGGTCGGCAGCCGGCGGCCGTCGTTGTAGCCCAGGGTGGCCCCGCCCACGGCCGAGGACCGCATGAGCCGAGACATGACGTGGTTCAGGCCCGCCGTCACCACGATGTTGTGGTAGACCTCCGACCACTTCAGGTGCCACCGCACCGCCGCCCGGGCCTTCACGAGCGGACAGTCGCCGCCTGGCGTCGAGCAGCGGTACTCGCCCAGGCGGAGCGGGTGGAAGTGCTCCCAGCAATCGGCCTGGTAGATCGTCCGGGGCATCACGATCTGGGGCTGCGCCTGCACCAGCATTTCCGTCACCATGGGCTTGACCTCCTGTTGTGATATATCTCTACGCATGCCACGGCCCCGCCGCCCAGACCTTGAAGCACTCGCGGCTGAGCTCTATCAGGGCGGCCTGAGCTATACCCAGGTGGCCACCCAACTGAGGGTGAGCGTTGCGTCGATCCAGCGATACCTTGGTCTGGCCGGGGTGACGGCGCGCCCGCGTCGTGAGGCCCTCCTCATGGCACATGCCGATCGCCACGCCGACATCCGCGACGCGGTTCTGGCTCGGTACCGGGCTGGCGAGTCGGAGAAAGCCTTGGCAGAAGCCTTTGGCGTCGGCCGGCTTGTGGTCGCTCGGCTGCTCCGCATCGCGGGCGTGGCGCGCCGAGGCCGCTCGGCGAGCCTGCGTCTCCGGCTGAGCCGGATGGACACCGCGGCTAGAGCCGCCTTGACCGCAGGGGCACACACCGAGACGGCGCGGGCGAACGGCGCCCGAACCGCAGCGCGGAGTCTGCGGAAGCGGGGCCGCTGGGAGACCGAGCTGGAGATCATGCTCGGGCACCTCGGCTTGCGCGTTCAGCCGCAGCGCGCGGTGGGGCCCTACAACCTTGACCTGGCAATCGGTGCCCTGGACATCGAGGTGCACGCTGCCAACTCGAACCCGCGTCGAATACCGAAGATCCAGCGGCGGGTCGCGGCGCTCAATGCCATGGGCTGGCGATGCTGCTACGTCTGGATCGGCTCCACTGGCCTGACGGAGGAGGCTGCCGCAGCGATCGCCCGGATCGTGCGCCGCCCAAGAGCGTGGGTCGTTATGCGCGGGGATGGCCAGCTGGTTCATGACCCACTGCCCCCGGATGGTCCACGATATCTAAAAACGAGAACGCACCTACAGCTCGAGCCGTAGCGCTCGCCGGCGCAGTTCGGGTTCGGCACCTGCATCGCCGGCTCGTCCAGCTGCCCCGTGCGTCCGTCGAGCTGACGGCACGGGTCACAGGTGTTCTCGTCGAGGATCGCGGAGTACTCGGCCTCGCCGATGTAGTCGCGCTGCCGGTGGGCCTCCACCTGGCGCCCGAGGCCGAAGGCGTCCCCGAGCGTGTTCATCACGAGCTGGCGCGACGAGCGATCGGTGATCTCGTCCGCGGCCTCCTGGATGCGCTGCGCGGCCTCGCCCGGGGGCATCCCGCTGCGCGCGGCCGCCAGCATCACGTTCATGGCGGATTCCTTGAGGCGCTCCGCCCAGCGCCGCGAGAGCAGGTCGGCCTTCAGGTTGATGACGTCCCGGGCGCGCTTCTCGTTGTCGATGGGCCGCGGCGGCTCCGCCAGCAGGAGATCGCTCTCCGGGTTCTGCGCTTGGCGGTGCTGCCGGGCCAGCTCTTCGCGCACCTGGGCCTGCCCGAAGTCGAACATGTCCGCGAGGTAGGTCTTGCACGCCGAGGCCATCTTGCCCTGCAGCGGCACCCGGTAGTCCATGAGGGACTGGATGTTGTCCTCGCCGCACTCCCGGCAGGCCTTCACCATCGCCTCGGCCATCTGGCGGCCGATCGGGCGCACCGTCTGGAGCATGCGGGTCGCCGTCAGCTTGCAGCGCCGGTCGATCTCGTGGAGATTGACCGCGCGCTCGAGTGGGCGGAGCGGGCGCGAGATCATCAGCGGCTTGGCCCAGGCCTCCTCGATCCCGGCGAGCTGCATGTCCTCGACGCCCAGCGGGAGCGCCTGGTCCGGGAGCTTCGAGGTCGTCGAGGGGCGGAACCACAGCTCCGTGGCGATCGCCGCCCGACCCGCGAGCGCCGGATCTCCTGCGTAGCGAACGCCGGCGCCTGGCTTGAGATACGCCAGGGTCACGTGCGGCAGGTACGGCTGCTCGTCCTCCTGGCAGGGCGTGTACCGCTGGATCTGCTCATGCGCCTCCTCCAGGCCCTCGCCGAACACCCGCATCACCAGGATGTCCGCCTCGGGCTTGGGGAAGACCATCGTGGCCCCCAGGCGCAGCGTCATGGTCGGCAGGGATGCCGCGAGCCGACGCAGGTCCTCCGCGTTCGACGTGGCCAGCCCGTACTTCAGGGTGACGTGGTGCTTTCCGACCACACCGTCCTGGGCGAGATCCGCGGCGGGGATTGCGGCCGCGTAGCGCGCCAGCTCGGTCTCCCACTCCGGGATGCGCAGCTCCGTCGAGCTGACGAACTCGCCCAGCTCGCCCAGCGCGAAGTCCTCATCGGAGATCTCAGCGAGGGCCTTCATGGACTCGGTCTTGACGAGCGAGCCCCGGTCGGCGTCTGTCGGGGCCGGGATTCCCAGGTCCCGGCGCATGGCTTTCTCCTTGGGCGAAGGGGTGCGGAATGGGATGTCGACCTTCGTGGCCCCGAGGCGATCAAGGATCTTGCGCGGGACGCGCCAGGACTTATCCGGCTGCGGCAAGATCGCCTGGGAGACGCCGCGCTTGACCAGCTCGGCCTGCACCTCGCGCAGGAGCGCCCTCATGCTCCCAGGATCGACGGTGCTCGCCGCCACTGGCGGCATGGATTGATCTGGCAGCTCGGCGCCGGACGGGAACGGCGCGACCTTTTCCATGTTTGACACCCTGATGTCCGCCGTCCGCGTGCCGCCCCGGTCACCAATGACGCCATCCACGCGCAACGGACCGTGCTCGACGGTAAAGCGGTCCGACGTGCGACCGATGTCATAGTCGCTGGGCCTGGTCAGCCAGCGCAGGTTCTCCCGTTCGTCCTGTCCTGCGCGGCCCTTTGGCTGGTCGCTCGCGAAGCTCGACACGGGAGTTTGCCCGGAGGAGTGGCGATAGGGTCGCTGGCCCTCACGGTGTCCGCCATGCCCAGCCTTGATGCAGACCGGGTTGCCGCCGATCGTGCGCCAGATGCACTCGTCGTCCTCCGCACGCTCCGCGAGCAGCGCCTCCTTCTGCTGCCATTTCGGGTTGTCGGAGGGCAGCAGTGGATTCTCGCCCGGGATCGGCGACACGGGATCAGCCTTGGCGGCCTGGGTCGGCACACCCGTCTCCGGCCCTGGCTTGCCCAGCTTCGACTGCGTGGGGGCACCCGGCGTCGGGGGCCCACCCGGACCGCCTGGCTTCTTTGGACCGCCACCCAGCCCCAGGAGAGCCCCGAGGCCCCCGAGGTCCCCTCCCTGGCCACCGGCGGCCATCATCTGGGCCATCGGGTCGCGCCGGGTATCGAGATCGGCTCGCGGCAAGCCCATCGCCTCGCGCAGGAACTCTTCGAGGGGCTCGTCCGGGGTGATCAGGCGGCCATCGACCATGGTGCGCAGCACGATGCCCATGCGCCGCACGTTGAACCCGCGGACGTTCTGCGCCTTGAGCTTCGGGTAGTGCCCGGGCTCGACCCGGAAGTTGTAGTCCACCAGCTGGCGGACGAGGCCGGAGTTGAACACCTCTTCGATGTTCGCGATGACCACCTCCTCGGCCATCAGGAACATGTCCATGTACTCGGCCGTCGACCCGCGGCCCGCCAGCTCGCCGCCGGTCGCCGCCAGGAACTGCGCGAGCACGTTCACCGAGATCATCCGGTCGTGGTGCTCGACCTGGGCCATGACGTCGCCGATGCGCGAGGTCGTCCCCTCCAGCCGGAAGCGCCACCCGTGGGGCTCCAGCACGTAGGCCCGCTCGTGCACGTGGATCGATTCGCCCACGTCCCGGGCGGCCTGGAGGTCCTGGTCGTTCATCCCCTCCGGGAGCGAGAGCACCGGGAACCCTCCGCCGCGCTCGACGTTGATCACGCCGATCCGGTAGAGCCAGTCCTTCATCTCGAAGTGCTTGTAGGCCGAGCGCAGCACCGACTGGCCCTGCCAGTCCGCCCCTTCCTGGTTGTTGACGAAGATCAGAATGTCCTCGGCCGGGAGCGTCTGCTCGATCGTCCCGCCCGTCGAGGGATCGACGCCGCGCTGGACGGCGAACTCCAGCTCGCCGTTGCGCCGCACGCCCCACCGGAAGATCGTCTGGGGCAGGCGCGTGCCGAGCTTGTGCAGATGCACCAGGCCGTCCTCCCGGACCTCGTAGATCTTTTCGAGGATCCAGAAGCCGGCCCAGATCATCCCGAGCACCTCGCGGAGCACGTGCTTGAAGGGCTGGAAGCCTTCCAGGAGATCCTTCCGGATGAAGTCCGCCGCCTGGCGATCGAGGGGCGTGACCTCCTTTGGCGTGCTGGTCGATTCGTCGATTTCCGCGTAGGGCTCGATGGCCCAGTCGAGCGAGAGGATCGGCAGCATGATGATCAGGAGCGCCGCGTGCACCTGGCCATCGGTCCGACGCATCTTGTCGAACGTGGCCAGGCTCTTCGGGAACGCCATGTCCGGGTTCGGCTCGGTCAGGATCTGACCGCCATAGACCGGCGTGCCCGTCACCCCGAGCTCGTAGCGCCCGAACCGCTTCAGCTCTTCGCGACGCTCGGCGAAGAGACGAACCTGCTCCTTCTCGACCGCGAGTGGACCACCTTCCGACGGGACCGCGGTCCGAGGGATGTAGCCCGTCGCGGCGCCCGGGAGCGGAGTGGGCGGCTGACCGCTCGGAACGATCTGGATCACCGGCCGTCCGGTCGGCTCGTGCCGGCCCGTGATGCGCTTGATCCAGTCCCCGATCATGCGTGGCCCCCAGACATGAAAATGGCCCGGGACCTCGGGTCCCGAGCCTCGCTCTGCGCGTCAGCTCTGTGGTGCGGGCAGGCCGCGTCGGCTGCTCTCACCGGCCCGCCAGCCGGCATATCCGCGGCCCGCGCCGCTGCCGCTGATCCTACCCCATCCCCCGCGCCGCGATCAAAACTGCTGGGGGCGCCGCGTGCCGCCCAGAATGAGCGACGGGGCCCCGTTCATCCCGCGGTTCGAGAACGCCAGCCGGTTGGCGACGATGTGGCCATCCTGGAAGGCCAGCTCGAAGGTCGAGTGCGCGTGCTCCTTGGCCTCGTTGGCGCGGGACAGGATCATGACCGCTTCCTGGCGCGTGAGCTTCATCGTGTTCGGCACGATCAGGCGCCAGCCCTCCTCGGTGGTGTCCACCTGGATCCACGTTTCCCCGCGGCGCTTGCGCTCGTCCGCCGTGGCGATGAGGTCCGAGATCTCCTGGTCCGTCAGCACGCTGCCGCCCGCGATCGTCATCGTCCGCTCCGGGAACGACGGCAAAGGATCAATCCGCTTGGCCATCGGCCCTCTCCCGCTTCTCGTCGTGAAAGCCGTCCTCCTCGTCCGGGATCGCACCCGCCGGGGCCGGGTACCGTCGCTCGATCAGCTGGAGGATCTCGCCGATCGTGTCCGCCTCGTAGAGCTCCCAGACGTCCTCGTGCCCGATGCTGTCCTGCTCGATCAGGGCCTGGGTGAGCTTGAGCACGCTGCCTGCGTCCCAGCCGGCGGCGCGCGCCAGGGGCAGGATGCGGGTCTCTGGCGGCAGCTGGGTCGGATCCAGGTTCAACGGGTCGACGATGTGGTCGCCCGGGATCTCATCGCCCGCCGGCGGGGCTCGCAGGGGGAGGCCGGCGCTCGTCAGCGCCGCTGCGAAGCGCTCGGCGGCTGTCATCCGGGCGTGCCGAGCAGGAGCTTGGCGGCGGAGGAACCTTCGGGCAGCAGGACCGTGTAGCGCTCACGGCCGTTCTCGTCCGTCTCGACGTGGACCGCCGCCACGATGTCGGGTGCCCGATCGCCATCCCGGACCGGCGCGAGCTTCGGCGATTCGATGTAGAGGCGCGTCTGACGAGCAGCCCAGTCCCACTCTGCCCCGATGATCTGGGTGCCCTCCGGGAAGCCCAGGGCCGCTACGAGCAGGCGCGAGTCCACGGTCAGCGCAGCGATCCGACGTCCCTCCTCTTCCTCAGCCATCGTCTCCTCCGTATAGGGATCGGCGCCCGGGCGCCGCAGCCTTCTTGTCGACCGCCAACGCTTCGCGCTTGTCCAGTCGGTCCAGCTTCGCGCGCTCAGTGGGCGTTGGCGGACGCCCGAAGACCTTGGCGCCGCCCTGCCAGTACTGGAAGATGCCGCGGTCGCGCACCTCGGCGTCGGGATGGACCCACGTCAACCCGTCCCGCAGCTTGTTCCAGGCGACCATGCCCTGGAACGTGCCGTCGCCCATGGCGCGCACGACGAGACGGCCCTCGTGGAAGCCGAAGTGCCGGCGCAGGTTGTGATGCCGGCACGACAGATAGCAGTTCTCCCAGCTGTCCGCCCCGCCCTGGGATCGGAACACGACGTGGTCGAGGTCCACTCCGGGCGACCCGCAGAATTCGCACAAGCCTCCCGCGCGCGCCCGGATCATGCGCTTGAGCGTGGCGTAGCCGCTCTTCGAGAGCGACGGCCGGCCCAGCGCCAGGGGCCCGCCGGCTGCTATCCGCTGCTTCGACGCCTCGGCCATGGGCACCCGGCGTTTCAGGGGATGGGCCGATCGTTTCATCGGGAGGGCCGATCGTTTCAGGGGCGAGCGCTTCATGCTCTCACCGTCGCCTTCAGCTCGGCGAGGGCCACCTGGGCATTCCGAAGCGCGCGCAGCATTCTGAGATCCTCGCCGAGGCTTCGGCCCTTCTCCTGGTAGAGCGTCGGATCGACGAAGGGACCGACCGTGTCCGCCTTGTCGGCCAGGTAGATCATCGCGGCGAGGGGGAGATCTTCCAGCTCACGCGTGAGTGTCCAGGCCCTGACGAGATAGCCCGTGTAGTCTTCGGCGTTCATGGGCGCCCCGGTCGGTCGAGCAGGCCCGCGGCCGCCCCGAAGTAGTAGCGATCGCACACCCGGCACACCGCCGCCCCGATCCCGGGCCCGAGCCGCGTGATGGGCGTGACGTCGGAGGTGTCGAGCGGTCCCGCCGGCCAGGGGTAGAACCAGAGCGGCATCTCGGGATGCCACCGGCAGTAGGCCCGGAGCTGGAGGTGCCAGACCGATGATGGATCGGCCCCGGGCACGTCGCGCCAGAGCATCCCGGCATGGAGGGTTGCTGTCGGCGGGACAGCCGGCGGTCTCCTGCGCCAGAGGTCCATCAGCCACCCGCGGCGATAGAACGGGCGCAGGATCGGGGTCACCACCGCCTTCGCGCCGATCGCCGGCAGATACCCTTCTTCGGGGCCCCGGACGTTCTGCCGGAGGACGTCCTCGTTGACCCGCATCAGGAGCCCGGTCGAGGCATCCCAGCTCTCCTCGATGATCCCGCTGTCGCAGCGCATCACCAGGTAGCGGTCGAGCCCGCGCAGCTCCCACCCGAGCTCCAGGATCACCGGCAGCTTGCGCGCATGCCGGCGCGCGCAGAGTTCGAGGGCGAGGATCGACGGCGGGGTTACTTGAGTCGTTTCCATCGCGTCACCGTGAGCCTTCTCTCCCGGGAGGGAGGGTCGCCCGGGCGCGGCTGCGCCCGCTCCCGGCCGAGCGTCATGAGCATCCCCTTGCCCACCGCTTCGAGGATGGCCCCGAGCCAGCTGGTCGCATCGGGAGGCGGGCCCAGCTCCTGGACCGTGAAGGTCTCCCCGACATGCACGCGATCGCAGAGGGCCCGGAAGAGCCGTAGGTGCTCAAGGTCAACGGGGGCCGGCATCATCGAAGTCCAGCTCGAGCTGGCGGCCGGTCCGCAGGAACTCCCGGATCGGCGCGAGCCAGGGGCCGTACTTGGCGAGCACCGCGGTGAACTCGTTGACGTCGTGGCCCTTCCTGACCCCCCAGACACCATTCTCGATGTCGAGCCCGTCCAGGTGGCAGAGCTTGTGGAAGATGAAGGCCTCGCGGTCCTTCTGGGCCAGCGCATCCCACAGCCCCAGCGGGATCTCCAGGACATACGAGAACGGCTGGTGGCTGCAGGCCAGCGCCACGAGCCCCTCAGCCTCGGTCGACGGCCGGTTGGCGCCCTCCTGGACGTCGCCGCCGATGTACTCCTTGCTCGGCTTGCCCAGGTACAGGATGCGGGCCCGCTCCAGGTGGTTGAACGGATTCAGGCGGTCCTTGATCAGCGCCGCACCGATCTCGGCGGCGCTCTCCAGGATGATCCAGGCCGGCTTCGGCTTCTTGTCCTTCATGGCGCTCTCCTTGCTAGACCTTCACTCAATGCTCTTGATAAGCGACTCAAGCACAGCGGCGAGTGCCGATCGGTCCCTGCACCCCCAGCGCGTCATCTCCAGATCAACCGCCTTCCGGAGCCGTCCGGCCGCTTCCCGGGCAACCCAGCGTGGGGTAGCCGCGGGTGTGTCGCTGGGCTTGGTGCCTCGCCTGGCCAGCTCGGTCACCGTTGGCGGGTTCTCGGACTCCACGGCCGCCTCGAACTCGGCCTTGGGAATGCTGGCCACCTGGAGAGCGGTCTTCTGCTGGCGGGGCGACATGCCAGCGGCTCGGGCGGCCTGCGCCCTGCCAAACTTCGTGCCAACAGCTTTCCTTTGTTTCTGTGGCTTTAACCTCGGTCCGGCGCCGGACCGAGGTTGATTCAGATCTGTCCGGGCCCCACTGGCGCTCTCGATCTCCTTCAGCAGCTCCCCGCATCGCCGGACTGCCCTGGCCTGGATCTGGTCGGCGGCCTTGCGCAGCTCGTCGTCCTTGGCCTGCCTCGCGTAACTCGCTAACGCTTGAGCCTTGTTCGCCCAGTCGGCACACTCGTCGATCCGGACGCACTTCTCCAGGGACGCCGTGGCCTGCTGGTAGACCGCCGGCAGCTTGGCCGTCGCGAAATCCGGGAGCCGTGAGAGATCCAGTTGTTCAGGTCGAGGTGTCTTGGCCACCTCCTGCGGGGACGGCTTTCCAGCCAAGGCGACGGGTCCGTTCGTCGACGTCGATACCCGCTGCGCTCTCCCCGATCGACAGGACAGACACGCGCAATACGCGCCGTGGTTGCTCATGGCCGCCTCAGATCAGCGTCCGCACCATCTGGGACAGGAAGGCCAGGTCCTCGCGCTGGACCCGGATCGTGGCTTCGAGCATCTCGACCCGGGACTGCAGGACGACGAGATCCTCACTGGGACCGAGGTTCGGCATCTCCGGGCGGGAGACCACCAGGCCCAGGCGCCGGAGGCGCTCCTGCTTGGACATCTCGAACACGTTCATGGGACCTCCGCTGGGGCGCCATCGCTCCACAGGTGACGAGTGAGCTGCACGATGCTGCCCGACGTGCGGCGGAGGAGATCCAGGAGCGCCGGGTCCTTCGAGTCGACCGACAGCAGCGCCCGGGCGAGCGCCTCCAGCTTCCGCCCGAGCCCCGGGAGCACCAGAGGGTCCGGCAGCTGCGCGCGCACCTCGTCCACGCTGGAAGCGAAGAACGCGATCCCGTTCCGCTCCCGGATGGCCCGCAGGAAGCCCTCCTGGAGCGCCAGCCGCCGCGGGTTCGTGGTGCCGGTCGGCGTCTTGACCTCGATGGCGAGCATGCGCCCCCAGGGCGCCATCACCGCGATGATGTCGGGCGTCCCTGGTTCATTGAACCGGGTGAACCGGAATGTGCCGTCCTTGCCGACGTCCGTCCGGGCCCCCGTGTTCATCCTGAGCGGGAACGTGTCGCCCCGCAGGCGCAGGTAGCCCAGGATCGCCCGCACGATCGCGGCCTCCGGGCGCTTGGCGAGGCGCTCCAGGTCGGTCGGTACGACCTTCAGCGGCCCGGGTGGGGTGGCCATCGTCCCGGTATCTCGGGGCGGACGATCAGGGAGGCCCGGGCGACTGACGTGTCCACCGCGGCGTTGACCAGGTTCAGGTAGCGCTGGTCCTCCAGCATCTGGAGCGCCCGGCGGAGCACCATGATCCCGAGGTTGAGATCCGCCACCCCGTCGATCTGCAGGAACTGGTCGACGTCGAGCCGCAGCACCATCGCCGCAAGGACCGGCATCCCGCGGGGCCCCGGGATCGCCTCGGTCATCGCCCTGAACCAGTCCGCGCGCCGCTGTTCCGGGGTGATCTCCTGGTTCGGCTGTCCGTTCTCCTGCATGAGACTCCTCTACCACCGCGCCGTCATGGGCCGCATCGGCGGGCCACTGGCCGGGGTGCGCTGGGTCGGATGAATCTCGGCGATGGAGGCCATGACGCCCGCCCGGTAGCGGGTCGCCCACACATAGCGGGCAATCGAGTCCATGGCGTGGTTGTCCTGGTCAACCGGGGTGTCGTCGTAGATCATCCGCCCCTCGAGATCTTCCCCGCGCTCGCCGAGGTGGTACGTCTTGAACTCGGCGATCGTCCACCGGCAGCGGGAGTGGATGTGAAAGCAGGGACGGTGCTGGCCGTCCCGCAGCTCCAGGCGCACCGCCTTGATGCGCTCCTTGACGAGCCCGGCCGCCCGCTGGTGGGGTTCGAGGCTGGGATAGCTGGAGAGGAAGCGGCCGCCGCAGAGCTGGCGCAGCTGGGCCCGGAAGAACAGGTTCTCCTGGGCGCCTTCCGGATCGCCCCAGCCCTGCATGATGGGAAAGCCCCCGTAGCGCTGGCGCACCTCCAGGACCTTGCCCCACAGGGTCGGCAGGCTCATCCGCGAGCCGTAGATCTCGTCGAACTGCCAGCGACGCCCCCGATCGCGCTGGAAGAACAGCACCGCCGCCGGATCCCCGTAGCCCCAGTCGCAGCTGATCTCCACCGGGTAGAGCGGACGGTACTCGGCGAGCTGGTCGTTGATGTGCACCGACTCGTCGAAGGTGTCGTACACCAGCCCGTGGCGCGCGGGTCGTTTGCAATTCGAGATGAGGACTCCGCCGGCGAAGAAGGTGTGCGTGTCCGCTACTTCGATGTCGTAGCGTCCCACGTCGCGACGGCGGCGGCGGTCCGCCCGCGGCGGGACAAATCGCTCGATCTTGGCGACTCGTACCGTCACCGCCCCTTCATATCCCTCCCCCAGCTCGGGCTTGGCCACCCACAGCTTGCGACCGAGCCCCAGTTCGAGGTAAGGCGCCACGAGCGATGTGAGGATCTCCCAGGAGGCACGGCGCAAGGCAATTCCGCTTTCTCGGGCTCTGACGCGACGCGCGACAGCATCAAGGCCCCAGCGCTGGCGGAGGCATTCGGCGATCACAGCGGCCTCGTCGAGCGTCGCTCGCACACCGAGTGAGAGAAATAGATCGCCGGGACGCTGGGCGGTATCGCCGTCGCTGAGGTACCAGATTGCCAGCGCCAACTCGTCCGCCTGAGCAACTTCCTTTAACGGCGTGCACTTGTGTCCGCGAAGCGGGTGACGGTAGAACACCTGACGCCAGCGAGCAAAGACCGGCCACGTCGCCGTTTCGATGAACCTCGTGTTCTTGTATCGGCGATCCTGCGAGAACAGGAGCGGCGCCAGAGCCTCCTTGAGCCAGTCCGTGAGGGGAGAATCGACATGCTGAGCAAAGGACAGCGCGTTCGGCTGGCGACCTCCCCGGATATGGCCGTCGCCCAGGAGCATTCCACGGACAATCTGCTCCTGCCGGGGCGTCAGGACGGGGGATTCGAGCAAAACCTGATCACCCTCGCGCAGTTCGTCGGCCCGGCACTTCGAGCCGTCCGCGAGGATCCAGAGATGGTCAGGAGTTGTCACGGTCTGGCGCGAGCGAGGGTGCGTCGTCCGGGGAGACGTGTGAACCCGCAACCACTCGCCCTCGTGCGGCCCGTTATAGAACCATCCCGTGACCGGCTTCCAAACCGCCCTGCCAGTCATGAGGTCCAGCGACTTGACCTTCACCGGCAGGCGAGCGTCGACGATGCGACCGATCTCGATGTCGCCCTCATTTGTCGTCACCCGCTGTTCCCATGGACAACACCGGTACTGCGTGTCCCAGATCTCGTCGTCTGCCAGGGCGGCCTTCTGGATCACGTCCGAGACCGGGACGAACCCCAGCTCGTTCTGGCAGAGGGCCCCGTGCTCGCAGCGCTCCCAGAGCGGACACGCCTTCGAGCGCGTCCGGCAGGGCTGCATCACCTCGAAAATGCACCAGATCCACGGGTGGACCACGATGTCCTCGCCGCCCGCCGGGCGCAGCGACTTGTCGACCAGGCGCTGCATCGCCCCGTAGGGCCGCTCCCGAGTCGACCCGAAGATCAGCATCGACTCCATGTCCGGCTCGGAGTGCAGCATGCCCAGCGCCTGCTGGATGTTCCGCCACTCCATCGCGTCCGCCTCGTCGATCACCACCGTCTGCCCCTTCGGTCCCGAGAAACTCTTGAGCGTGCCGGGCAGGAAGCGGATGGTCGAGCGCGTCTTGTAGCGGCGCGTGCGCCCCGTGAGCCGCTTGCGCCCCATGACGTCGAAGAGCGGCGTGCCCTCGTCGAGGTACTCGTCCAGGTACTCCTTGCAGAGATCGGCCTGGCGCTCGATCGTCGCCCCGTGCACCGTCCGGTGCGAGCGATGAAAGACGCTGTTGAGGTGGTGCAGGATCGAGAACATCCGCGTCTTGGCCCCCGAGCGGTTGGCGATCCAGACCGCCGTTCGGTGCCCACGAAAGAAGGCGTCACTCAGTGCGGCGAATGGTGATACGTGGTCCGGGCAGATCGGGGCCAGGGGGATTCTGAACCCCATTACGTTTCGACACCAGAGCCAGAGCGCTAGCGAGTTCGCGGGCATCGTGGTCGCCAAACGCCTGCGCATGCTGCTCAACGATGGCCGGGAGACTGCCGCTGCTTCCGTCGTCGACACTGGCCTCGATCACCTCCCCCAGCGCCGGTGGCGCCGGCCATGATACATCATCCTCCGGGCTCACCGGCTGCACCCGGAGCGCGTCTTTCCGGCCGAAATGCTGGGCATCAATGCGCGCCAGCATCTCCAGCGCGAGTTTACCGCCGCCCTCCGCGAGCGCCTCGCGCGTGGCCGCAGCCAGGAGCGAGCGCTTCCACTTGGCGAAGGCGCCGCGCATGGCGAGCTGGAACGAGTAGAGCGGCTCCTCTTGCGTGCGCCGGCCCTTCGTCATCCAGCCCATCAGCGTCCGACGCGAGATGCCGACGATCCTCGCGCAGTCGCCGAACGGCAAGCCAACCGAGCGCGATGCTATGAGTTCCTGAGCGACAAACTCATCGAACTGGCTGCGCCGTCCTCTCTTGGGTTCTTTCTTCGGCGGTTTGGGCCAGCGAACGTAAGGGTACTTCCAGCCAAACTTGCGCTGATTCTGCTCGCGCGTTTCGATCTGTATTTGCAGGCGTTTAGCGTGCGCATCCTCGCCTTTTCCTCGGGGGCCGGTCAGCACATCGGCCGGCAGCGCCGTGGGCCCGGACTCCTCCATGGCGTATTCGGGCTGGCTCTCAGCCATCACCTGTCACTCCATCAGGCGGACGCGGCTTCCGCGGGCGACCCATCGGGCGCCCGGTCGGCGTGTATTTCCATTTGGGGCGTCCCGAGGGCGGGCGACCGGGAATCGGCTTGGTACGCGGTCCGCGCTTGGTCGAGGGGGCCGGCACGCCGAGGGTCTCGCGGGCGTCGAACAAGACCCGGAGCGCGTAGGACCAGATCAGCGTGGTGGTCACGAACCCCTCGCGCTCGCCGAGGGCGCGGGCGTCCTCCAGCGTCTTCGTGCGGCGCAGGCAGTCCAGGCAGCGTTTGATCCGGTTGCCGTACTCCGACCTCCGGTAGCCCGGGCGCGTCCGGTAGGCGGGGACCGGCTTGTAGCCGCGGCGCCGCTTCTTCACTCCACCACCAGGTGGACGAGGGCCCAGATGGCCAGGGCCACCGATCCCAGGAGGAGGCACTTCAGGGCCCGGCGGTGGGCCTCCAGGCGATCACGGTCATCCAGCGTGCGGCCGGCGCGCCACTCCAGGAGGGCCAGGCCTCCGAAGAACACCACCGCGCCGATCAGGACCGTGGTGATCAGGGTCATGGCGTGGCAGGTGGTGGGGCGGGCGGGGGCACGAGCGTCGGCCCAGGCCTCGGGTGTCCAGCCGGGCAGGCGTCGTTGAACTTCGAGACCCGGCGCTGGCAGGGGGCGCACCACCAGACCGTGGCGCGGCGCTTCACAGTCGGCCGCAGCTCGCGTTTCTGCATCAGGGACCACCCGTCGTCGCCCGGCAACAGAAGCAGACGCCGACCGGTACCAGCACGAAGCTCCTCGACTGCCGGCGCTTCCGGCGGCTCATGCCGGGTGTTCCCAGGCGGCGCATCCCGATGCCTGATCCTCGCGGCGCTTGCGGAGGATCTCGCCGTCCCCTTCCGTGTGCCCGGACCCCGGGCACGTGCGCCCATCGAGGCGATGGACCCACATCCCGCCGGTATAATTCTTCTTGATCGAGCGACGACACCAGCCGCAGCGACCGAGCCTGAACGTGGCCGGAGATCGCGGCATCAGTCCCTCCCCAGGACCAGGACCGTGATGCGGTCCGTGGCCACCACCATGGCCTTGCTGTTCCAGGCCCGCACCTCCAGGACCGGTTCCGTGCCCACCAGGGACCCCGCAGGCTTCCAGGAGAAGCCATAGGGCGAGCTGAGGTCGGTCGCCTTCTGGGCTCCGTTGACGTGCAGGGTGATCTTGGCCACCCCCGTGAGTCCGCCCGAGAGGTTGACCGCGACGGGCGTGACCAGAGCCGCCCGGACGGTCGAGCCCGAGAGGGGTGCCGTGATCAGGACGTCAGGCTCCATCCCGGGCGGCCAGCAGGTCGGCAGGTTCCCGGGATCGGGCGGAGCAGGCGTGGAGGCTTCGGAGTGGGTCGCCCTGGCCGGCGGAGCGGAGCATGGCACCGTCAGAGCCAGGACGACACCCAGGACCATGGCGAGTCGCGTCATGGAGCCCAGGCACCTCAAGAATCGCACGTGTCGACCAGCATGACTTCCCGCAGCCACTCCACCCGGTCCAGGCCGTCCCAGAGCACCGCGTGGCGGCCATCATCGGCGATGGCGAGCACCGTGCCCGAGGGCGAGCGTGGGTCGCTCATGTAGACCTGCCCGTCCCGCCCGAGTCGCGGGGCGATCCGCACGCGGCCCCCGAGGTGGGGGATCGGGTCGGTACAGCGCGTCCGTCGCGTTACGGTATCAGCCATCCCGGTCCTCCTCGTAGTGCACGCAGGGGCACAGCTCCTCCTTGCCGTCGTAGGTCACCAGCCCGCGGCACGCCGGTTCGATCAGCCGGTCAGCGCCGGCGGCATGCTCCTCCGGAGCGTGGCCGCAGAGGCAGGGGCCCATCATCGCGTCCCTCGCTCTGTGGCTTTCTCCTCGTGGTAGAGCCCCTCCAGGTAGCGCGTGAGCCAGTCCCGGAGCCGGGTCGCCGCGTCCGGGCCGAAGGGCCCCAGGTTGTCGATGCGGACCCCCTCTGGCTCCTGCCACACCGGGATCTGGGGCGCCGCACCCACTTGGGGCAGGTGGATCCCGCGGAGACGCTTCATGTCGGTTCCTGCACCGTGCAGGTGAAGAGCGACCCGCAGAGCCCGCACCGGCCGATCTGGGCGTCCGGATCCTCCCGCGGCGGGTACTTGTAGAGCGGGCTCGACCCGTCCAGGAGGCCGGCGTACCGCTGGGCGTCCTCGAGGCTCGGGGCGTCGTAGTGGATCTCTTGGCGGTGCTCCGGGATGTTGTCGCACTGGATCAGCACGCGGTACATCAGGCCTCCTTGAGGACCTCGTCGGCCCGCTTGCGCATCGCCCTCGTGAAGGTCTCGGCGGCACCCAGGTAGACCAGGGACGCCTGCTCGCCCTTCAGCCCTGCATCCGCCACCAGGTTGTCGAGCCCGAGCTTGAACAGGTTGTGGAGCGCCAGCCAGGCATCCACGTAGCGCACCCCGCCGCGTTCCGTCTGGAGGTTTCCGGCGCTGGTCCGGCCCGCCGCGTAGTCGTTCAGGATCTTCTCCCAGGCCGCGCGAAGGTCCTCCAGCAGATCCAGCACCACGCGCTTGTCAGCCACCAGGTCGGGCGGGATCTCGGGCACGAGCGCGCTCATGCGTGACCCCGGCAGGGGGGCTCGTTGGTGAAATGCCACCGGCCGCACCGGCGGCGCTCCTGGCGGATGCCCGCCCGGGACTGGACGGAGGCCCACTCGAACCAGTCCAGGTAGCCCGTGGGCGGGGGATCCCCGACCTTGAACTGGTCGATCGTGCAGACGATGGTCAGCGGCTTGCGGCGCGCGCTCATGGGGTGTCCTTCCTGGCCGCCCGCAGCGCGTTCGCCATGGCCCGGCAGGCAGCACCATCCGCCTCGTCCTGGCCGTAGTCGTCACCGGAGGCGGCTCTGCCTCTGGCCATCGCGATCATCGTCTCCACCAGCGTGGTCCGCAGCTGGCGCAGCTCCTCCAGGTTCGGGACAGCGTCGGGTCCATACGGAAGCCAGAACGTGTCGTCCTCCACGATCAGCGCGTCGCCCTCGAACGTCGGCCAGCGGTGCCAGGCCGCGGCCAGGCCGCACGCGCAGTCGTAGAGCGTGTAGGGCATGGTCCCGCCGGCGAGGTGGAGCCCCCACCGGATGCCCGCCGGGATCATGAGCGTCGTGGTCACCAGCTGGTGGAACCGGTAGGTGCCGCACATGCACCCCGCCGAGGGCAGGATCGTCCGGCACATCTCGGACATGGCGTGCTCACCGCCGATCAGGGCCATCCGCTGGAACAGCGTGGCATCGTTCGGAATGATGTGCGTCCACATGCGGGTCGCCGGGCCGAACCAGACCGCCTTCATGGCGTGGCGACCTGGCGCGGCCGGCGCCGGCGCAGGGTGATGACGGTGTCGGCCTGAGCAAAGCGGCGGTACGCCGAGATCACCAGGTTCCGATCAGACCGGCGGCGGAGCAGGTCGAAGGGGATCCGCAGCCTCCCTCCGCACGCGCGCACGATGGACAGCGCCACAGGGCAGGACAGGAGACGGGGCTCGTCCTGCACCGTCAGCTCCACCTCGGTCTCCGACCCAATGTCGGTCGCCAGCAGCTGACCGCCAGCCATCCACGCCTCGTCGGTCACGACGACGCGACCCTCGTTCACCATGAGCAGCACCCCCAGGATGGAGCACGGCCCGGGTATGTGGGCGGCCTCGTCCGGCCCGACGCGGCGAAAGCCCGTCAGGCACGGGAGGCGCGCACATTCACCGCCGCTCGGGCGTGGCATCAGGCCGGCCTCTCGGCGAAGGCGCCGCCGCCCACATGCGCGAGTCGGGCCCATGGCAGCTCGACGTGGTTCTCCTCGCCGGGGATCGTCACCAGGACGAGCTCCTCGGTCCAGCTCGTGATGAGCCCCATGCGGCCGTCGATCAGCTGGATCGGCGGCTCCCCCTCGGTGACCTCGAGGAACTCCTGCATGGTCATGACTCCCTCCTCGCGGCCGGGCACACCGTCCAGTGCGCCTCGTAGCCCGAGACGGCGATCGCCCGGCGTCCCGGATCCAGCGTGGACGGCAGCTCGATCCCGATCTCGAGCTCGGACTTGCGGGTGTCGAGCACGATGGTGCGCCGGCGACCCGCGGCAATCTCGTCCGGCGTCGCCTGCTCGATCGGCACCAGCCGCAACGAGAGCTTGTCGGGGTCCACGCCGATGAAGCGACCCGCCGGCGTCCGCTTCCACGACACCGGCGCCTTGCAGGCCTGGCACTTCGAGGGAACCGTCATGGGGTCGGGAGCGGTCGCGGCACATCGAGCCGTTCGTGATAGCGCTTGCGCCACCGTGCCGCGGCGCCCTGCCACTCCGGGCTCTCCCGGGACCAGTCGCCCCAGCCCGCGTTGGCGATGATGCCCCAGGCCTCTTCCAGCAACGGGTCTACAGGCACCTCCGGCGGCGTCCCAGCCCGCTCGGTCCACTCCTGGAACGTCGCGCGATGGTCCTCGATGCAGCGGGACAGCGGCAGCCGGTGCGCGGGGCAGCCCACGTCGCCCTCGCGCAGCACCGTGTTCACCAGCTCCCAGGAGAGCACCAGCGCCGTCTCCACAGGATCCGGATCGCCCGGGAACACCAGGTCCACCGGCTTTCCGAAGAGGACGTCCCGGAGCCAGTTCTGGAAGACCCGCAGCCTCGTCATTCCGTCTCCTTGTGGCCGCAGCGCGCACAGCGCGGCGAGGCGTCCTTCGTCACGATCTCGAGCCCGCACCGTGGACAGCACCATGGCTCCGGCTGGAGCCAGCCGAATGGGTCCGGGACATGAGTTACGACCGGAGGCTCGACAGGTCCGGGCATTTCCGGTGCACCCGCAGAAACGTGGTCATCACCGCAGAGAATTGCTCTGCTTCGATGCCGGCCTGCACGGTCGTCCGCGTCTGGCAACGGTCACAGCGCATCTCGGCCAGGCCGTCGATCCCGTCCTGGCGGTCGCGCAGGGCGATCCATGGTGCGCGATCGTCCGTCATCGGCTCGCGACCACGGGGCTCAACGTGCGCGAACTGCACGCGGCTCTTCCTCATCGCTTCGCCCGCTTCTTCTTCGCCGGCTCCTCGGCAGGCGGCGCCGGCGGGAGGCCCTCCAGGTGCGCCTTGGTCAGTTCGATCATCCGGTAGATCAGGGCACTCACCGAGCGGATCTCCTCCGCCTTCGACAGCGCCTGCATCGTTCGTCGGAAGTCATCGTACTGGTCAATGGGGAGCGCCCCAAGGAACGACGACTCCGGGATCAGGGCCGACAGCTGCTCCAGGTCGCGCACCTGGGTCGGCAGGAACGAGAAGGTGACGATCTTCCAATCCATCGACACCTTGATGTCCTGGACCGCCACCGCCCGGCGCGCGGCATCCTCCACCTCCTGGCGCGTGATGGCCGCCTCGATGCGGGCATCCACGTCGATGATCTGATCGATCAGCTGGAGCAGGACCTCGGTGTCGTCGCTCCCCTGGATCGCGTTGTGAGCCACCTGCTTGGCCACGATCTCCGAGCGCGTCCGCGCCATCGGGTCGGCCAGGACGATGATGGTCGGCAGCTCCGCCTGGATCGCCGCGCGCACCCGATGGTGCCCCGAGATGATTGAGAAGGTCGTGTGCTCCCGATGCACCAGGGGCAGCGACTCCAGCGCCCCGCGGGCCTGGACGTTGCGCACCAGGCTCTTGAACATCGGCGACGACAGCACCCGCGCGTTCTTGTCCTGCTCCCGCAACAGCGCCGGGGCGATCCGCCAGATCTCGAACCCCTCGGGCAGCGCCAGCAGCATCTCGGGCTTGGGTAGGCTGCTCATGGTTTCACGTGGAACGCTGCGTCATGAGTCTCATGTCTCTTGCGGTTCGAGGCTCATCGCGCCGTGCTTGGCGACCCAGCGCACCAGCTGGTCGTGGAGCGAGCCCGGGTGCCACTTGGTCGCGTAGTGCAGGTGGTAGCGGCCGTCCTCCATCTGCTCGCGCGTCTTGAGCTGGAGGATCCCCCGGTTCACCTTGACCTCGGGGTACTTGGCCAGGCACACCGTGGTGATCCCCGCCGGGTCCCACAAGGACCACGTCTGCCGGCGCGCCAGCCAGAAGTCCCGGAACCCCTCGCTCGTGATGAACATCATGAGCAGCCGGTTCAGCCGCGAGTAGTGCGGGCTGGAGGCGTTGAAGCCGAAGTTCTCGAAGAGGTAGAGATCGGGGTCGCCCTCGGCCTGCCACTTATAGGGCTCGCCACGGAAGAAACTTTCCGGGTGGAGCGCGAACGCGCCGAACACCTTGTTGTCGAGGAGCACGAGATAGAACTGCCGGGCATCCGTCGCCCCGAGGCCATGGGCGAAGAGATCCCGGTAGTAGAGCGCCGTCTCCCGATCGGTCTGGACGATCGCCACCGACGTCGCCGCCGTGATCCGGTCATCGGCGGTGCCCCACACCGGATGGTTGGGGGAGGACAGGGCGAGCTTCGGCATCGACACCACCGTGCCGCCCGACAGCGCGCGCGCCTCCTCCGGTCGGTTGCAGAGCAGGTACTCGGTGAAGTTTGGCTTGGTCAAGGCCCACACGGCCCGGGAGACGTCGTTCGCGATCATCTGGCTGATCCGCCAGTAGAGCACGAGCCCCTTCGAGCGCTCCGCCATGTACTGAATGCGCTCGTGCGCCACGCCCGAAGAATCGAACTGCTCGACCGCGGGCTCGGCCCACTCCAGGAGCCCGTGGGTATCGAACTGCTTGGAGTAGCCGGAATTGTGGTGAGCGTAGCCCTCGCCGAAGTAGGTGCCGCTCGACGTCGTGATCGACTGGATGTCCTGCTCGCCGATGTGCTCTACCTGGACCACCTGCACGAGGGGGTGAGAACGGCGGATGCGCAGCGTCTGGCGGCCGATGTCCTTCGCGCGGAGATTGGCGAGGAGGCGACCCGGGCGCAAGGTGCCGAGCAAGCGCAGCGTCTCGTTCAGGGAATGGATCCCTGCGACGTGGGCCTTCTCCGCCAGTTGCACGCCCGGGGAAAAGCCTCTGGCGCGTAGCAGCTCGAGAGCCCGGTCCAGCAGCTGGCCCGGCTTCTGGGAGAGCATCACCTGAGCGTGGTCGGTGCCCAGCGACACGTGCCCCTCGCCGTCGTACATCCCAGCCAGCCAGCCGTCGTCATAACCATGAAGCTCGCCCCAGACGTCGAGGGGCTTGACGACATAGGTGCCGTACTTACTCGTGCCCGCGAAGAGCTGGTCCGAGGCGAGAACCTGCGCCTCGATCCACCGCGGTGACGTGAAGGGGTGCCCTGGCACGAGCCAGCTGCCGAGCCAGGGATGGTCCGCTGTGCAGGTGATCGTGTCGCCGTTGGCCAGGTGGACGCGAACGCATTGTGCTCGGCCAGGCTCCGAGCGCGTCACCACCGACCACTGGAAGTGGCGGGCCCGGTGGCCCGAGGACCGCCGCTCATCGCACGCGAGCAGCTGATCCCCCACGCGGAGATCGCCGGCGGGCACCCAGCGCAGGTCGGCAGTCAGGATGCGATGCGATGGCGCCAAGCATTTATACGCGGGCGGGTTACAGAAGACGATGGTGCTCGCGTCCTCGCGCGCCTGGTCGATCTCGTCGAAGAGATCGGCCATCCGGTAGGTGATGCCCTTCAGCTCGGCCACCAGCGTCTGGAGGTTCTTCCTGGCCTTGGCGTAGTGGCGCTCCCAGTCGCGCCGGAGATCGTCGTGCACCATCGCCTGGTAGGCATTGTTGGACTTGAAGGTCGCGATCTTGAGGCACACCATGGCCGCGGCCGCGTAGTCGAGGCCGTCCGAGGTCTCGAGGATCGCCGTCAGGCCGGGCACGGGCACCGTCGAGCGCACGTAGAGCTGGCGCACGTCCTGGTCCGAGGCCAGGTAGCCGATCAGGCTGGAGAAGAGCGAGATGTCCGAGGCCTCGACTTGGTCGGGTCGGTAGCCGGCGCGAATGGCCATCAGCGGGCCGGCGAAGCGGCCGACGCAGGGGACGATGACCCGGGTGTAGCGGTCTCGAGCCCGCTCGAAGAGTCTCAGCAGGTACTCCCGTGCCGGGCCCGGGGTGATGCCGAGGAAGATCGAGCCGCGATCCTGGGTGGTCATGGAAACAACGAGTCCTTCACCGAGCGTCCACATACGCGTTGACGATCGAGCCGCTCGTCGACCGCATCCGCAGTCGATGGTAGCGGTACGAGACCTCCGAGCCCGATCCGGTCCCCCACGCACCGACCGCGATGTTGCTCAGGTTCGCGGCCTGCTGCGGATGATCGAACCACTCCTCGTCCGGGGCGTCCATGGCCACCGGGCTCACTTCGAGCTTCGAGTCGGTGATGACGGTCGCTCCCACGTTCCGGGCGCTCCAGGAGGCGTGACTATGGGCCGAGAGATCGACCGTCAGGACCGTGACCCACTGCCCGGCCGGCAGACTCACGCCAAGCGCCGTCTCGTGGATCGCCGCGGGCCGCATCGCGCTGCGCATAGAGATCTCCTCAGGGGTGAAGGGTCTTGGCGTGGACGGCACGGCGATGATGGGCCAGCTGCGCCTTGCCGTCACGCACGCGCCCGAGCGCGTCCCGATAGACGGCGAACGTCCTCCAGCCACAGCGGCGGCAGCGGATGGTGGTGCGTCGAACGGGTGTCATGGCTTCGATGGGCCCGTCCAGCGCACCAGGGCTTGCGCGTCGGCCAGCTCCTGCAGCAGTCGATCTCGCTCAGCCTTGAGCGCGGACATGGGGTGCGACGGGCACTGTTCGATGTGCTCCTTGAGCGCCTCGGCCATGGTGGCGGGCACGCGGTCATCCGGGCCGTAGCGATGGCCGCAGTACACGCAATTGATGTACATGCCCGCCTGGAGGTCGTCGACCCAGGCGCGGAGCCGGTTGACTTCCTGGGCCAGCGGGCGGATGTGCGACATGATCTCGTCGGCCTGCAGCCCGGCCCATTGATCGAGCACCCCGCCGGCAACATGGAAGGTCGTGCCGACCAGAATCTTGACGATCTCATCGCGGAGCTCCCAGCACCCGTCGTTGTTGACATGCTCGCTGAGCACGTCGGCCGCCTCGCGCAGCAGGGCGGCGACCCGGATGCGCGGGCCCCAGAAGGTGATGGCCGAGCGGTCGTCGTCCCCGGCTCGATCGTGCAGCGCCGCCGCGCTCTGCAGATAGATCCGGGCCCCGAAGAACGTCCGCCCGGTCTCCGCGATGGTGGACACGGCCTCGACGCGCCGCTCCACCGGCAGCTCCTCGGCATACACGTTGACCCTCATCGCTTCCTCCTGGCCCCGTTGGCGCGGGCGCCACAGACGGCGCGGAACTCCTGGACCCTCCCGGGTGACCAGACGCGGCGGCCCAGCTCCAGGTCGCACAGATACGTGGCCGTGATGCCGAGCCGCTCGGACATGGCGCGCAGGGTCATCTGCGACGCCACGCGCAGCGCGCGTAGCTCTCGACCCAGCTCGCGCTGGTCCAGAATCTGTCCCGTGCCCTGACAGCGCGGGCACTCGATGGTCGGCGTCATGGTTCCGTCGCCAGCGCGTGGAGCACCGCCTGGTAGGTCTGGTCGATCTCCGCCGGCATCGCCTTGTAGAAGGCCAGGTCCTCGGTGATCCGCGCGTGCAGGTTCTTCCGGACCCCCGTGCGGTCCTTCAGCTCCAGGTAGCGGCGCTCGGCCAGGCCCTTCACCGCCTTGCCGAGATCCACCCACGAGCCGCCCCCTGTCGCCCGCCCGAGCCGCAGCGCCACGGTCTGCTGCCCGACGTACTCGTCGGTCGACTCCAGGAGCCGCAGGACCGACTTCTCCAGCTTGGTCATGGCGCCGATCTCGGCCAGCAGCCGGGCCACCTCCGCCGTCTGGAAGTCCCGGCGCAGCTTTTCGGGTGGCGTCACCTGGACGACCGTCCCGCCGGCGGGGATCCTCGCAAGCACCCGACGCACGATGGCCTCCTCGTCGATCGCGATCCCGCCACCCATCGTCCCGCCGAGAAACTTGGTGATCGCCTCCGCGAGCTGGTCCGCGGCGTAGGCGCGCTGGGCCCCTTCCTCGGCGCGGGCGTGCGTTTCGGCATGGCGGGTTTTCTCGGTGTTGAGCGCGCGACTCACCAACTCCAACTCCTTCGCGAGCCGCTCGTGTTCCTGGCACATGCGCGGGTCCTCCTGTGGCATCACGGCATCGGCGACCTCTGGACGCCCCGGAATGGCAACCAGCGACCCGATGGCGTGCGTGCGGGCCCGCTGGGGCGGCATCCAGGCCGGCTGGGCGTACACCCGGACAACCGTCGTGCCCCAGCACGCGAAGAACTCGCCGAGACCCAGGGCAGCGATCTCCCCCGGCTTTGGCTTGGCGACACCCTCGGGGATCTCCGCCACCGTCCGCTTGATTTCGTTCCACTCGCGCTGGACGCCGAGGATCCAGACCGGGACCGACTTCAGGATCAGCTTCCACACGCCGGCGATGTCCTGCGTGTCGATCCACAGGTAGTTGCCGAGCCCCGCCCCCTGGCGGATGTAGAACTCCGCGGCGCGGCGGACCGGCGTCTTGCGACCCTCGGGGATGAACTTCCACGCCTCGGGCATCAGGACGATGGTGTCGTGCTCCCGCTCGTGGACCCAGCCAAGCGTCGATTCGATCACGAGGTGCTGCAGCTCGACCGGCATTCCGGTCAGGTCCATCACGCTCAGGCCGGGCTGGAGATCCACGGTGCGCGCCCAGTCCACCTTGGCGATCTGCGGCACCACCACGTCCAGGTAGGCATCGAGCGTCAGGTACACGTCGGCGCTCATGCCCTTGCTGCCGGCCATCAGCTTCTTCACGTTGGCCTGGACGGCCTGCAGCGTGGTGGCCCCGGCGGAGGCCCGGATGATCCACGCGCGCTCGAAGCGCATCTTCTCGCCCCGGCTTGCTTCGAGGATCGACGCGACGTACTCCCAGCCGCCCTGGTCCCGGAAGTACGGACCGATCCTCCGGGCCTGGGTGAACGCGCCCTCGCCGCGCTTGGTGACGAACGCGAGGGCGCGCGCGCGGTGGTCCTTGACCGCCGCCCGGGAGACGAGCCCCTCGAGCGCGGTCGTCTTTCCGGCGGCTTGAGTTTGCCCGGTGATGACCAGGTGGTGCAGCGGAATGGACACCGGCTCACCGGTGCCCAGCTGGAAGCCGAGGTGGATGTTAGCCACGGGGCCCCAGCTGCACCGAGCGACCCGGGAGAACCTCGGGCACCACCGGCTCACCCATCACTTCACCGTGGACTTCTTGACGTCGAGACCCATCCCTCGGGCCTCCTCCTCCAGCGAGGACTTGATGTCACCGCGGCGGGTCGCCGGCGGGCGCGGCTCCTGATCCTCCAGGATCATGGTGACTTCCCAGCGCTTGTTCGGCTTGGCCTTCTTCGCTGCCTTCATCGGTTGTCTCCTGTGGATGGTTTGGCGAGTGGGTGGGGTTGGTCCGGGATCGACGGATCGAACGTCAGTTTCCGGGCTGAGGGGCCCGGCGTCCTACCGCCCAGCCTTGCGGCTGGGACTCTAGACGAATCCCGGATGCGCCGCAGCCTATCACCTTCGGTGAGCTGCATCACGCCCATGGCCTTGCGGATCATGGTCGAGGGCGTGGTCAGGATCGCGTTGCCGAGCCGATCCAGGTCTCGGTAGTGAACACGAAGCACGGCGAACGCGGCCTCCATCGCGGCCAGCTCGTGCACGGCCTGGTAGTTCATACGAGCCCCAGACTCTTCGCGATCGCCTTGGCGTCCGCGGGGCGTGGGTCGATCCTGACCCCATCCAGGGGCCGCGCCAGGGCCTCCAGCGAGGCCAGGCCGATCGTCAGGGCGCCGATGACGACCGCCTCGTAGGACGTCCCCGTCGGGGTCATGGCCAGGAGCACCCGGAGTCGCGTGACCAGCGCCCGGGGGGCGTTGCGGATGTGCAGCTCCTGGACCTCGGGCTTCTCGCCGGCCTTGAAGGTGAGACGCTTCATGGCTTCGCATGTCCAGCCAGATACGCTGACGTGCGCCGGTTCATGGCGCTGACGATACGTCGTTACCGTTCCGCGTGTCAAGCCTCCGCATCTTGTCGCCGGGCAATGGCTTGGCGAGCCCGGCGATCAGCTCCCGGAGGCGCGCCTGGTTCTCCTCGGGCGTCAGGGGCGCCTCCGGCTCCGGGTCGAGCGCCGGCGGCAGCGCGGCCATGGCTGGCACCGGCGGGAGGGCCAGGGAGCCGCCGGGGCCGATCTGGAGCACCTCGTCCACGTGATCGAGCGCGTGGTCCCAGGACGGGCGGGTCAGCCGGTTCTCGATGGCCTGGATTCCCAGGAGCGGATGGCCGTTGTCGCCCGTCCCAAGGCGCAGGAAGCGGTCGTAGTGCCTGAGGAAGTCACGCTTCACGAACCCCAGCTGGTCCTCGTCCACGTCGAGGATGGCGCGGCTGTAGGCCCAGCCTCCCATCTCGCGGATGGTGGCGTGCAGGGCCGGGTCCTCGAAGTCCACGGACTGGTAGGCCCCCACAGCGGACGCCGCGGCCGTCGTGAAGCGCGTCCAGGCCTGCTCCGCGCGGTCCGCGCGGGTGCCCTCAATGGCCTCGACCACGTCCACGATCTTCGGCATGAAGCGCGCGCCCTCCATCGCCTTGGCGAGCCCGCGGAGCACCGCCTCCAGGGGCAGGAGCTTGAGCCCCTCGAAGTAGATCTGGCCCTTGCTCTCACTCAGGGTCTCGTTGAAATATTCGGCGGCTCGGCTTAGGGCGGCCAGGAAGGGGCGCGTATCCTCGGGGCTCATCGAATCACCTCCGCGTCGATCGTCTTGGCCTCGCGCTCGAGCCGATCTGCCAAGGCCATCATGTTGGCGTGGTTGTTGGCTGTCTTGGACGTGGAGCGCCCGGAGGCGGAGCTCTCGGCCTGGATCCGCATGATCGTGGCGCTCGTGGCGAACGCCGACACCGTGGGCCAGTAGATGTTCTTGCCAGCCATGAAGGCCCACTCCATGCAGCGGATGACCTCCCCCTCCCCGTGGCGGCCGATGAGATGGCGCAGGTTGTGTAGCCCGCGTCGCCGCTCCTCGGCGTCTGGCTTGTAGGGCTGCCGGGTGTGCTCGAACCAGAGCGTGCGCCAGTGGGAAAGTACCCGGACCGCCGTTGCCTGGTCGGCTGGACGGTCCTCCTCCGGGTCCGAGGCTTCCGCCGTAGGCGTCGCCGTGGGCTGGGCTGGGCCCGCCCCGTGGCCCACGGCGTGGCCATTGGTACCGGCCACCCCCTCGTCGGGCAGGAGTACCCCTTGGCTGGGGGTAGTCTCGCGCGCGCGCGCGCGCGGTACTTCTCCTCCAGTCAAAGGCTCTAGGATCCGGCCGGCCGGGGCGCTCGCCGCCAACGGCGGCGGGCCAGCCGTAGGCTGTCCTGCCTCAAGTGGTTTTTCTTCCGCTGTGTTTTCTTCTGTAGCCGCCACGCGCCTAGGTGGTAGTCGCGGCGCGTCTAGGTCGTCACCTGTTGGGTAGCCGCCACGCGTCTGGGTCGCAACGCGGCTAGGTGGTTCATGGGTCACCTGGGGTACAGCCAGGAGCGTGTAAGTGGCCACACGGCCCGGTTCACCCTCGATATGGAGCAGCTTGCGCTCGACCAGCTCGGCCAGAGCGATCTTGACCGTCGTCAGGGAGAGCTGCAGGGCGTTCGCGATGGTCCGCTGTTTCGGCCAGGAGACTCCGTCTCGATCGGCGAGGCGGCGCAGGTAGCAGTAGACCCCGAAGGTATGGATCTTGAGCCTGAGATCGAAGATGGCGTTCGGGGCCCACCACCAGCCCACCCTGGGCTGGGCGTCGCGGATCAGACCGAGCGCTTCAACGTCAGGGCGGCGCCGATTCGTGGACTTCCTGTCTGCCGTGGTGGCCATGAGTGCCCTCCTTTTGGGCTTGACTCCGGTCACCAGGGTTTGCGAAGATGGTTGAGCCAAAGCTGCTCTCAGCCATTCGTGGTGGCTGGTGACCGTCGGCCCGGGTTCCCGCCCGGGCCGTTCCTTTTCAGGGACCGACTATCCGCCCGGAGTGCCTCCGGAGTCAACCAGAAGTCGAGAGGGCAGGACGAGAACTCCCCGATTACAGGCGCGGCGCCTCACGGGACCGGCCGATGCACCCCTGTGCCGCGCTTTCCGGCCCGCCCTCGCCCTCTCCAAGCTGATGCGCTGTCGATTCGAACGACGTGGGGGTAATGACTCCCCGCGGCAACACCATAGCCGCATGCACGCGATCAGCAGCCTCACGGTAGCACTGGGGGAGGCGTCGCGGTCAAGACCCCAGGTTATCGTCGCCACTTCCCGGGGGGCACGCGCAGCTTCGAGACAGAGACGAGCCGGGCCCGTCCGGTGGCGACGCTGCGAGAGAAAATGGCGTGCTGGCGGGATTAGGGCTCTCGATCCCCAGGGCCCGCCGGGCCGGGAAGAAGAGGAGACCCAGCGCGCGGTGTCGGCTCGCAGCACGCCACGTCAGCAGCCGTTACGGTAGCACGGGGTGGATGGGGTGGCTGGCGGGGCTCGAACCCGCGACCGTCGGCTTCACAGACCGATGCTCTTCCCGCTGAGCTACAGCCACCATGGTCCTACTTGCAGTCGCACCGATCGGTGTCGGCGAAGTACATGGCGTGGATGGCTTCGACCCGCGCGCTGAAGGCGTAGAGATTCTCGAGCGTCTGCTCCTGGGCCAGCTCCGGGGCGTAGTAGCCATCGCCGGCGTCGGAGCGTTTGCAGGTGGCCACGATCAGGGCCTTGGCTTCGCGTCGGGATCCGACGCTGGTCACCGGGAGTCGGCCCTCCGGTACGGTCACGCCGTACCCTACCATCACGGCTCAGTAGATCTTGATCCGTTGATCGAGGTTCACAGGCGGACGACCTCCACGTCTCTGGAGACCAGCCGGGCTTCTACGCTCACCACGTGATAGCGCGCGGGCAGGTCCTCGAGCGTCTGCTCCACGCGGCCGAGCACGTCCTCAGTGGTCGCGTGGGACGGCGCCTCCACGCGCATCGTCACCAGATAGGTCTTGGGCATCAGCCACCTCCAGGGGGCCCGAGACCCAGCGCACGTCATAGAATCCGCACGCGCACCGGGTCGCAGGGAAATAGGTCGTGCACCGCGACATCAGCGGCGGCGATGGTCGATCGAGATCGCCGCCCACAGATGTTCGTGGATCCAGATCATCGAGCGCAGCGGGACGACGATGGTCTGGCGCATCAGCGCCGCCAGGTCTTGGCCAGCTCGTCGATGAGCGCGCGGGCCGGTTCGTAGTCCATGTCCGGGTCGTGCCCGGCGCGCGCCAGGACCTTCGCCATCTTGTAGGTGCAGAGGCCAGCCTTGCGGCGCTCGATGATGGCCTCGATGAGCGCGCTCGCCTGGCCGCGGTCGACCTTGTCCAGGTCGATGTCCCGTCCGAGCCCCGCACGTTCCAGGGTGTCGAGCTGCGCGTCGGTCGCCTCGATGCCGCCCCAGCGGCCGGCCGCCGGGCTCACCCGGAGGATGCCGCTGATGGTGGCGAACGGGTCGACCTCGATGAAGTCCAGACGCGCCTTCGCGCGGGCCTGGGCGGCCAGCTCGAGGTGGGCCTGGTCGATGGCCTCCATGACGTCGAGCGCCTGACCGTTGGACTCGGCGCGGGCCACGATCTCGCGGATGCGCTCGTCCTCGGCGCCGCCCAGGATGTCGACCGGGTTCACCAGGCGGTGCTTGCCCGCGTTGCCCGCGAAGTCCAGGATCAGGACGCTGGTCTTGGCCTCGGGATGCCCGCACGCCGCCACGCAGCCCCGCGGGCAGTAGAGCCGGGAGCCGCGGCCGATCATCTGCGAGGCCAGGGCCCGGCTTTCGGTCGGGCGGCCGAGGGCCACGCACTCGATGGCGGGCTCGTCGAACCCTTCGGTCGCGATCATGCAGTTGACCAGGACCTGGGTGAGCCCCTTGCGGAAGAGGCTGATCTTGGTCGCGCGCGCGTCCGCGCTATCGCGCCCCGACACGTGGTTCACGCGACCGGGCTCGGGCATGAACTCGCGGATGGCCTCCGCCAGGGCCTCGGCGTGGTTGATCGTGGTGGCGAAGACCAGGGTCTTGCGGCGCGCCACGTGGTCAGCGATCGCGCGGGCCATCTCCATCCGCACGGTCTCCTTGAGCAGCTGGGCCTCCAGCTCGCCCTCGTTCAGATCGCCGGCGGTCGTGCGCACCTGCGAGAGATCCAGGTCCTTGATGACGGCCTTCTTCAGAACGATCCGGGCCAGCCAGCCGTCCTTGATGGCCTCGCGCAGCTCGTAGGTGAAGGCCACCTCGTCGAACGTGCCGCGCAGCGACTTGCGGTCCAGGCGGTCCGGCGTCGCCGTGACGCCCAGGAGGAAGCGCGGGCCGAAGTACTGGAGCGCCGTCTTGTAGGTGTCCGCGACGGCATGGTGCGCCTCGTCCACGATCATGAGTCCGTAGTGCGCCGGGTCGAAGCGCAGGCGCCGGCGCTCGCTGCGCAGGCTCGCCACGGAGGCGATCAGCACGTCGGCCGTTGGATCCCCGTAGCGGTCACCCTGCTCGATGGTCGTCCGCAGCGCGGTCCACGCGGAGATCTTCTCTTCGGCCTGGTCGAGCAGCTCCTCCCGGTGAGCGAGCACCACGATACGTCCGTACTGCCGCATGGCTTCCGCCAGGCGCGCGAACACGACCGTCTTCCCAGCACCTGTGGGCAGGACCAGGAGCACTCTCGGAATGCCCCGCCCCCAGGCCGCCAGGGTGTTGCGGTACGCGGTGTCCTGGTAGGGTCGCAGCGTCTTCATGGCGTTATGATATATCATCCATCACGGATCGATCCGGGCAAGTCCGGGCTCGACGCCGTCGTATGGATGGTCCTCGTCCGTCACACGAATGACACGGTCGGGACCCCTCCTGTCCAGAAAGACCGCGAGGGGAATGGTCTGCCGCGCTGTACAGGACGGGCAGACCGGCACGCCGCGGTCCGGGCGCTTGAAGATTTCAGAGCACTCCAGGTTCAAGCAGAGATCGGCTTCGTTCAGTTTCATTCCGTCGTTCCTTTCACGGGTTGACCGGAATTGGGACAGCGCAGGCCGGCCCGTCGGAGATCGGCGAAGCGATGGACGCGGTAGCGGTCGGCGCTCGTCACCGGGATCAGTCCACCGCAGCGGGCGCAGCGGACAGGCCGGCGGCAGCGGCGGTGCTCCTTCCAGAACGCCCGCGCGTAGTCGAGCCACTCCGCGGCTGGCAGGGGCACGCTCGGGGCGAGGGTCGCCTGACAGATCAGGCAGGACAGGCTCAGGGGCGGCCGTCCGGCCGTCCCGTCGTGGACCACGATGTGGCGACTCATAGAGTGGCAGCTCGGCCCGGGTAAATCCGCTCGGGCCCGCGCCATTCCCCAGAATCCCGGCGGCCGCCATTCGCCTCGGTGTCGCGGGTCGCCCCACAGCGGCAGGTGTCGCGGTAGAGCACCCCGCCGTGTGACTGGCCGGGGTGCCACCTCCTCAGGATGCACCCTGTCCAGGGCAGGGTTCGCCGCTGGGCCAGGATGGCGCGATGCTGGTGCATGGTCAGCGCCGCCGCGCGGGCGCGCCGCCTACGCTGTCGAGCAGACCCGCTTGCACCGCGACGTTGCCAGCTTTCGCGTGCTGGAGCGCCGTGCGGACGCGCGCCAGCTCGGTCATGATGGCGCTGATCTTCTCGATCCTCGGGCCGAGGCCGTCGAGGCCGATCAGGGATTCCAGAACCCGAGCGTCGTCCCGCCGGAACATGGCGCGCGTGAAATTCAGCATCCGGTCGATGGCCTCGTCGATCCGCTTGAGCGCCTGGCCCGACTGCTCCGGCGGCAACTCGAAGAGGACCTCCTGGTGCTCGGCGGCCCACAGCTTGTCGACCATGAACTCGAACTCGCGCTTGGGACCGATCTTGCCGTCCTTGAGGGCCTTGAACACCTGTTGCTGGTGCTCGATGTTGAGGCGGCTCAGGCGCATGGCCTTCTCAACGTTGATCGCGCCGCAGGACAGCGCGTCCTTCACCACGGCCGCCAGCCCCAGCAGGCCCACCTTATCGAGCACCCACTGGCCCGGGGTGCACTTGCGCCCCAGGCTCTTGCCCAGCTCGTCGGCGTCGTGCCCCTGGTCGAGCAGCTCCTGGAGGGCGGCCGCCTCGTCGAGCGGCTCCATGTCCGCGCGCAGCAGGTTCTCGGTGATCTGGGCCACGCGCAGCATCTCGTCCGGGGTGCGGATGATGCAGGGCATGGTCTCGATCTGCGCCAGCTGGGCGGCGCGCCAGCGGCGCTCGCCCATGACGATCCTGAATCGGGCACCCAGCTCGACCACGCTGATCGGCTGGAGGACGCCATGGCGGCGGATGCTCTCGGCCAGCTCCTCCAGGGGGCCCGTCTTGAAGACCTTGCGGGGCTGGCCCGGATCGCGGTCGATCAGGGACACCGGGATCTCGCGATAGGTGTTCATCTCACGTCGCCTTTCTCTTCAGACTGGGCCCCCGGGTCTTCCGCTTCGGAAGGGCCCGGTCCATCACGGCACGGCGCTCGCGTTCGGTGGACGCGGCGGCCATGGCCGCCGCGACCCGGGCATCCGCCGCGAGAATGCGCGCGCGGATCTCCTCGCGCGTCATCAGTCGATCACCTTCTCCCACTCCACCGGCAACATCCCGGGCTTGAGGGCCTTGGCGATGGCGTCGATCATCGCGCCCGTGTCGGCCTCCGCGGGCCGCTCGATCTTT